TACCGTGACGACGACGAGTCCGAGGTCAAGATCGAGACGGTCGATGAGAAGGATCTGTTTGCCTGCTCGCCTTACGTTCTCGGCTTCTCCTTCCGCGCCAAGACCTGGGGCATGATGCGCGTCTCCGGCCTCAAGCCGATCGATTGGGCGAAGGATGCGTTCGAACGCCTGGTCCTCGATCCGAAGACCAAGAAGCGCGTCCGTGGTCTCGTTCAGAACTCCGGCGACTCCTTCTCCGACATCATCGGTGGCAAGGGCGGCGGTTGCGTCTTCCTGCTGCACGGCGAACCCGGTCAGGGCAAGACGCTGACGGCTGAAACCGTCGCTGAAGACCTGAAGCGGCCGCTCTACTCGATCTCCGTCGGCGAGCTCGGCACCGATCCGGATCAGCTCGAGGAACGCCTGCGCGAGATCCTCGACCTGGCAACGGTCTGGAACGCGGTTCTCCTCCTCGATGAGGCTGACATCTTCCTCGAGGCACGCGACGAAAAGGACGTGCTGCGCAACGCAATGGTCGGCGTGTTCCTGCGCCTGCTCGAATACCATCAGGGCGTTCTCTTCCTGACGACCAACCGCGTCCGCAACATCGACCGCGCTTTCTACAGCCGTATCTCCGTCGCGATCGCCTTCACGAAGGCTGACCTCGGCAAGCGGGTGAAGGTCTGGACCAACCTGCTCAAGGCAGCCGGCCTGACCATCACCACCGAGGACATCGCGTTGCTGGCCGACGCCGATCTCAACGGTCGTCAGATCAAGAACGTGATCCGCACGGCATCGACGATGGCAAAGCTCGACGGTGAAGCCGTGACGTATGAGCGCCTGGTCGAAGAGATCGAGGAAGCTACCCGCTTCGAGCGCGAAATGCTCCAGGCGCCTGACTACCTCAGCAAGCCGAAGCTGAAGGCCGTCGCCTGATACCACGGGCGGATCCCACTGAACCTAGCGGGCGCTTTCGAGCGCCCGTTTTCGTTTGGCTAGATAGCTACCTATCTAGGAAGCTGCCCGAGAATCCACTTGTTGCCCTCACGGTTGCCACAGCCCATGCACCGCAGCCGTGATGTGAGCGAGCTAAGGTAGGTGCCCTTGCCCCACTTCTGCGACAGATCCCAGCGCTGCACCCAGCCGGTGCGCTCACATTTGGAGCAATAACCACCAAGGGCGTGCCACTCGGGTATGTCGTCAAATGTGGTGTGCAATGGATCGAGCAGCGGGCCGAGGTAGACCACCTCCCCGCGCCTTGGGCGAACGCCTTCCATTCCGTGCCGTCGCTTCATGTTCCTATTTTGTTCATGTAATGCTATAGAGTCAATCCACTCATCACCTACCGCATTCCAAGCGAGCGATTGCTAAAAACAAGCATCAGCAACGCAGAAAGCGAGCCAAACAAAATGACCGTCAAAACTCTCAAGGAACTGCTCGATCACTGCCAGGCGCAGGGCTGGATCATGAAATGCTTCTATGATGCGCCCGGCGAGCCCGACTACCTCGGCCTGGAAGCGACTAAGGCGCAGGAAGCCCTTGAGGCGTGCGACGAAATGTATCTCCACGTCTATGATGGCGTGGGTCTTATGGGCTGGGTGTTTGTGGTCAACGACGCCGATGGCGATCCCGAGGAGCAGATCAACGATTATGCCGGCGATCGGATTACCGAAATCCTCCGTTTTGAGGAGACGGCATGACCATCATCACCAACCCCAAAGAAGGCACGATGGGCGCGGCGCGCACGATGGTCGAGATCCTCTACGACCATATAGACCGCGGCGCTGGGCGGATCGACCTTCCCGCCTTTACGTTGATCTGGCGTCTCGGCGAGCACCGCCTGGGCGACAGTTGCAGGGGCCAGGTGCTGACCATCGAGAATTTCGCCATCCACCGTGGCGCTAACCGCTGGTCTATTGCTCGAATGTTCGCAGCAACCATTATCCGCGGACGCTACCCGATGCCGCGGGTTCCTATCGCCTTTCTCCATTACCAGGCGCCGAACCTGGCGCTCGGTGATTGCCTGAAGGCGCTGCACTTTCAACCCTACCGGATCGGCGATCGCCTAGACTTCTGGCACGTCGTCGATGGACAAGGAGAACTCCTCTAATGGGACTCTCGACAAAAGGACCGATCAGCAAATGGGAAGGATCCTGGGCTGACAAGATGGCTCAGGAGCGTGGAGCGCGTGATGCGGCTGCCGGTCTTCCCTACAGCGCCAATCCATACGACGCCAAGAATCAGCGGCTGGCCTGGTCGATCGGACACAATGGCGCTCGTGCAACCATTTACATGCTGGAGAGCAACAATGGCATACGGTGACTACGACGGCCCCAAAAAGCCCGACAAGGGCCACGAGAACGGCTCCTGCAACCGCACCCGCTGTCAGGCGAGCCCGGCACGCTGGTATAACCACGGCTCCTACTCCTGGTATTGCGACAGCTGCCGCAACCAGATCAAGTTCGATAGCATCAACCTGCGCGACTGGCAGCGAAATTATCAGCCGCGGCTGAAGCACCCCATGTTCGAGACCCGCGAGATGATGAACGCTCGCAAGGAGGCGGCATGACCTGGAAGGCACATGCCCTCAAAGATGGATTTTGGTGGATGGGCATCGAGATCCGAGGTATTTGGACGCCCATCTACCGCGCCGGACGGATCGGCGACTGCATCAGGTTCTAGGAGGAGATCATGACCCAATACCGCGTCGTGACGGAGATAACCGTCGAAGCCGATGACCCGAAGCAGGCAGCGATGAAGGTCTTCGCCCTGCACGACACGATGACGCCCGAGGATTATCGCGTGTTCGATCCCGCCTCTGCGGGCGACGTGTTCCTCGAGCCTGACGACAAGGAGGAGGCTCGGCGGGCTTATGCTGCGGGCGAATACTTCGAAGAGATCAGTATCTCCGAGGTAAAGCCGTGAACACTGCATCCCAGCCGCGGCTATGACGCCTACACGGGCACGGCGATCACTCTCGACGCCAACGGTGACCTGGTGCGCGGCGCCGGAGCTCTGACGGCTGGGGGCAGAAGCGGGGCATCGACGTGATCGACACCTCGGCCCCTCTGACGGTCGTGGCATAAAGTGGCGCCTTCGGGCGCCATTTCTCTTTGGGTCATGTCCAAAGGCTCGGTGTGTCCTGCAGATATCGCAGGCCGACCCCTACACCTATGATCCACGGCGCCAGACGAGCCACCAGGAATATTGTGAACAGCAGCCACACCTCGAGGCGACCCGATGCCTCGCCGCGTATGGCCCATTTGGTAAACTCGAATTTCAGGAATTTCTTCAATTTGGTGCTCCGACAGAAAGATTTGTCGGCACCACAATGGCAACCTACTCACCTTTCAGGCGCACGGTCAATTGCAATGGCGGGTTGAAGTCAGGGTAATTGCGAGTATTCCCCTGATGCACCTACACTTTTTGATGGCTTGCCGATATTTAATCATTCGCTGATATACTTCCTGGATGACCAAGCAGCCCAGGAAGCCGCGATCGATCGGCCTGAAGAAGGAATCGGAAGAGCCACCGCTCAAGAGCGGTCGACTCAGGCGCCGTGCCGATTTTAAGAAGCCAGAGCTTCTGCTGGACCCAATGCCGGCGCGAGTTGACCCGTGCCTGGCGCAACTGACCATACGGCCGCCCAAGGGCGATGATTGGCGCTACGAGATCAAATGGGACGGCTACCGCGCCCATATTCATCGTGAACCGAAAGGCGTTCGGATGTTCACCAAGAACGGTCATGACTGGACGCACAAGTTCCCAGCTATAGCGGAAGCGGCCCTTGCCCTCACTCCGACCACCTTCATCATGGATGGAGAGATCGTGATGTTGGACGAGGAAGGTCGCTCCGACTTCAATCTCCTGGTCAGGTCGCTCGGAGGGCGCAATGGCAATCAGGTCGCTGCCAACGCGATCTGCATGGTGTTCGACCTCTTCTATCAGAATGGCCGCGACCTTCGTAAAATGGATTATTCGGAGAGGCGGCAAATCCTCGAAGAAGGTTTAGCCGGCGCCACCGGTGCTATCAGGCTGTCGGAAGAGTTCGACGCCGACCCCGATATCCTGCTCAGGAAGGCTTGCGAGCTCGACCTCGAAGGTATCATCGCCAAGCGCGCGGATGCATGGCATATGCCCGGCAGAACTGGCACCTGGCGCAAAATCAAATGCAAGCAGTCGGACACCTTCCAGATCGTCGGATACGAGCCCTCGAGCTCGCCTGGCCTGCTGGCGAGTCTTCTGTTGGCGCAGGACAATAACGGCAAGCTTCGCTACGTCGGCTCGGTCGGCACCGGGTTTAAGGACCGAGATCTCCGCGAGCTGAAGGCGGCCCTGGATAAGCTGAAGGTCGCCAAGCCTGTCATTCCGATAAGGACCACCCGGAAGAACCTCGTCTTCACCAAGCCCACGCTCTACGCCGAGATCCAGTTCCGCGGTTGGACGACTGACAAGAAGCTGCGCCATCCCTCGTATAAGGGCCTACGCTTGCCAGAAGAGCTCTGATGGCTTTTGGTCTACCGCGGGCGAGCCTTGCAGGTAATGGAGCCCGATGCCGGCCGCTACGACCAACGGCGCCAGGCGAGCGACCAGGAACATAACGAACAGCAGCCACACCTCGAGAGGCCCTGCAGCCTCGCCACGCATGGCCCATTTGGTGAAGTCGAATTTGAGGAATTTCTTCAATGTGATGCTCCGACGGACAAAATTGTCGGCACCACAATGGCAATCTATTCACCTTTCAGGCCGAAGGTCAATCTCGTTTTCCGTTCTTTCTTTGTGCCACGCGATCTGTGGATTACCGTTGATACCAGGCTTCCCGCAGGATCGCTGGCATCTCGACAAGATTCCTCACTTGCGCTAGGTCTATCGCTCCCGGAACGGAAGAGGAACGGGCTATGATCAGAAAGCCCAGACAGATCACACCCTACGCTGACCGCGACCTCGATTGCCAGGCCGCCCTGGAATCCACATTCCAGCATATGGTCGATCTGGCGGTAACCTGCGGCTGGGACAAGATCGAAGCCATGACAGCCTTCCAGGAGCTCGCCTACGCACACCTCTCCACCGAGGACGAGAACCTGCACTCCACACTCGCCATAATCCACGCCGGCCTCACCAAGCACTGAGCTATCTAGCTACCGAGCCATATAGCCATGGCCTTCCTTATTCAGGCGACATCCGGTCGCTAGCAATGCGATGCGAACTGACCTATATTTCGGCTACCGCGGAGCAGACAAATGACGAAGAAGACCATTAATCAAAGAGGCCCAGGCAAGGATTCCGCCTTTCGGGATCGCGATGGGCGTTTTGAGAAAGTCATCCCCAGGGAAGGCCGCACGGTCACGCGAGAGCCCATGCCCGCCAAGGGCGGATCATACAAATCGGCTGGGAGCGCTCCTACGGCCTCGTCGATTACAACCACGTCTCGACCCTCGTCCGCGCGGACGACCGAACCCAAGCTTGCCCGGCCTGTTGAGCAAAGAGTCGATCCGCGTGACTTTGCGGCAGAGCTGCTTATCACCGACAAGATCATCATGGATCACCTTGCCAAGTGAGCGTTGAGCCTCTGTGGGTCACCGTTGACGAGGCAATCGCGCTTAACCAGGTCATCGTGCAGGCGACCGGGGAGAACCATCTCGTCCGAGACCGGGGCGCTCTTGAAAGTGCACTCACCCGCACTTTCAATTACTTCCACTACGATCACGTTGATGAACTTGCTGCCCTTGCCGCCCAACTCGTCCTCGCGATCGGCAAAGCGCACGCCTTCGAGCAAGGGAACAAAAGAACCGCCTGGGCAGCCGGCCGGTTGTTTATCCGAAACAACGGCTACCGCCTGAAGATCGAAAACATGCCTCAGATTGCCATCGCAGAAATCGTGGAGAACATGATGGTCGATGAAACTCAGATCACGCGGCTTATTTTCTCGCTCCGCCATAACATTGAGCAGATTTAGCCTATTGGTTGCGGCCACACCTTTACATACAACCATCCACGACCTTTACATCAGGCAAGGCCAGGCCACCAAATCGGCCAGAAATAGCAATTCCGGCCATCAACCATGTAAAGGTCGCACCTTGTCAAAACCCACCATTTCCGGGACCGACCTTTACAGGAAGTTTACCTTTTCTTTACACGAACCCTCGATTTCGACTTTTTGCTCAATCTGTAAAGATAGCGAAGCGCTCACCTGACGCTGACAATCGAACAGAGAGAGTCACAGACGCGATCCCTGACATAGAGACGATAGACAGAACGTCTCAACAAACCGACGCACTGTATGACGCTCTATGAGAACGACACCAAAAGCACTGGCCTGCAAAGGGCGAAAACATATTCGCTGACAGCACCGATAAGAGAGCACACCAATAGACCGACACAGAGACACGCCCATAGAGAGGACGCACCTAAGAGAGGTCATACGAGACCCAGGTGTCAAGTGCGTGTGTGTGCCAGGTGTAGAAAGGTCGAGGTGTGCGAAACGGGTGAAAACGTCGAGAGGAGGTATTGCGCCGCGCCGCGGTTCTCCACGGCAATCTCAGGCAGCCCATCACCTCCCACCCCAGACCACGGCAACCGAACCCGTCGGCACCCTGATTGCGTTCCATGCTGCCCTGTGAGACACATCAGATCTCGATTTCGAGCGCTGTCACCCGGAGCGCTCAAGAGGAGAGCCTAGACATCTCTCCCCTCTTTCGTAGTTGCTGATGCCGGCGATCGGGTGTGAACCGGACAACTCTATAGGGCGGCTTGGTCTTGAATGACCGGTCGCCCTTTCTTTTTCTCCCGGAATTTAGGAACGGCCAGCTTTTGGTCTACCGGTAAGCAGGAATACTGGCCGGAGGAGATCCATCACCTAGGGTCGCCCAAGGGAAGGGAGAGGAGGTTACACCGTCTATTAGGTGTATCTAACTAGGTTCATATAATAATAACTTTACGATAGATGGACGGGAATGAAGACGGGAAAGGAAGCTTCCGGCACGCTCCTAGGCTCGCCGCGGTTCACCTAGGTTCGCTCCCCAAGGTTAGCCCAAGGGCCGCGCATGTATAGACACCCCGGCGCTGGCTCCCGACCGTGTATTGCCCGCTCCGTCCCCGTCCCTCACCTCGATACTTCCAAGACGCATTGCTTTAAAACTAAATCATCGAAAGCGAACGACTTTCGAACAACAAAGCAACGCTGAAAGGTTACTGAAATGTCGAAGAAGAACACCGCAAAGAACGCACCCGCATCTGCCGCCGAACTCGTTTCGATGGAAGAATTCTTCAACCAGGCTGCCGGCGCTGTCGCCGACATGGGCAAAGAGGCTGAAGAGATTGCTGCAGCCGAAGCCGCGGCCGAGCTCGCTGCCCAGGAAGCTGCACGCCTCGCCGCTGAAGACGCCGCTGCCCAGGCCGTGCTCGATGGTATGCAGCCTCTCGAGGACGGAACCGGCCAGGAACCGGCCACCAATGAAGATCCGGCCACCGACGGCGAACCGACTGCTCCGGTCAAGCGCGTCGAAGGCGTGCTCAAGGAAATGAAGGCTGAGTTCGAGCCGGAAGCGAAGGAAGCCAAGAAGGTCGAAATCGTCATGTCCTTCGACGACCGCATCGCCTTCGAGAAGGCCCAGCCGGGTCTGTCCTCGAAGATGATCCCGAACCTCGAGGCCGAGCAGAAGAAGATGGCGACCATCGGTGCTGCCGGCCTGTTCCTGGCGATGGACATCGACCCTGGCTTCATCAACCGCGAGGTCTCGACCGGCTCGAGGTTCAACGTCTACGCCCTGCAGAAGGTCAACGACCTGATCGTGGCGCTCGACGGCGGGTTCATGCAGAACGCCATCAACAAGGCGATCGTGCAGAGCCTGTTCAACTTCCGCGACGCCGGCATCCCCTTCACGGGCAACGCAGCACTTGCTGCCGCATCCGACAAGGTCAAGGCCGACCGGGCGATCACCAAGCACCTCGTTCGCCATACGGTGAGCGCCAACACCGCCTCGACCCAGAAGAGCAGCACCATGACGGCGCTGAAGACGCTGGGCATCGTCGAGAACAGCGGCACCCGCGGCAACGAGGTCTGGACCTTGACCGACACGCCGGCGACGCGCCGCCTCGAGGAAATCGTCCGGCCGAAGGCTGCTGCCTGACACCAACAACCAGAGGGAAGATTAGGGCGCTCATCGTAGCGCCCTTTTCATTGGGTTGGATTTAGGGTTCGGGGATGGGGAACGGCAGCTGCCCTAGGGGTCCGCCGACAGGATTTTCTGTCGGTTACGGAACTGCCCGAGCCCGAGGCCACCCGCGGCGACCCTAGGGCGAGGCTTAGGCCCCTCCCCTGCCCCAGGCATACCCTGCCATCACCTGCCGCAACCCTGCGGTCGATTTGCGAAGCTCTTCGTGTCAGCAACACAAAGGAGCAAAGCTCAAATGACCTCTCGCACCGAACTCAATGCCATGATCGCCGGCTTCCTCAACAACCGCGGCACAATCACCATCTGCCCAGACTACGTGAAGGCTTACCCCTGGGCGACCGAGCAGGACTGGAAGGACGCGCTGCAGCGCCATCACGTCGCGCTTGAGCTCGCCGGCCTGGTCGGTCAGGAAGACGACACCATCGACCGCGAGACCAACCTGGTCACGGGTGAGGAACACTCCGCGGTCTACGCCTACTACCTGGGCGACGACGAGGATGTGTCCGACGTGACCGATCTCGACCGGCACGCCTACGAGCAGGACATCATTGCGATGACCGACGCCGGCCTCATCGGCGACTGCTCGGCCCAGGCGATGTATTGGGCAGGAGAAGCCGCATGAAGACCGTCCTCATCACCTTCGCCGAGAAGCCCACGCCCGACTACCCGCTTGCCGTCGTCATCATCGACCCGGCCAGCAACTGGCCCAAGCACCGCAGCCAGGACTACCTGGTCCGCTCAATCCGCGACGGGCGCATCCTCGCCAACGGGATTTGCATGGGTGCGCACCGAGCCGCGGCACATGGCGATCACACCTGGCCGGTCAACCCGAAGCTCGATGAGCGCCTGACTGACGTGTGACCGGCAAGGGTCTGGTTTCGGCCAGGCCCTTTTCGGCCGCTCGGCCACTACCCTAGGCCAGGCCAAGGGCGGCTCCCTTCCCGACCGAGGCCCGCTGCATACCCGGCCATCACCTCGATACAGCCGCGCTCAGCGTTTGCGAAGATCAATCATCGATCAACGCAAAGGAGCAAATCGATGAACAACGACCGCGTCAGCCTCAAAGACATCGCGCGTGATGGCGCCGCCTTCCTCTCCATGAGCCTCTTCATCATCGCGATCAGCATCGCCTGCGTCGCGATGAAGCCCGTCGTATTGCCTGTGTAAGCCTTTAGCTATCCAGCTAGAGAGCTAATAAGCTAGAAACTGCAAACAGCAACGCCAAGAAAGGCACCGAAATGTCCTACGTCACCGAAGTTTTCATGAACCGTCAGATCCGCGAAGCCGCTGTCAGCCTCGACATCGTGCAAGCCGCGCAGAACCACAAGCTGCCTGCAGACAGCAAGAAGCACGTTCTGCTCGCCAAGGTTCTCAAGGACCACGCCGATCGCCTTCAGCGCCTGGTCGCCGAGCAGACGGTCATGAGCCCTGACGAATTCTTCCGGCGCGCTTTCGAACGTGTCCGCGAGATGCGGGCTGAAGCTGCACTCATCGCCACCATGCGCCGCGAGAAGCGCGAGCGTGACGCCCTCGAGCGCGAAACGGTCATGCAGGAGATGGGTCTGATCGCCGCCTGACACGCCTAGAGACGACCGCAGCTCTCACGGGCTGCGGTTTTGTCTGGGCTTGGGACTGCCCTAGGGGCGAGGGCAAGGATTTGGGGAACGGCAGCGCGCCTAGGGATCCGCGGTCAGGAACGGGGTGCCAGGGGAACGGGTATAGGGGTGGTCGCCCCTAGGTGTGCCCTTGGGCGCGGGCGCGCCTCCCCTGCCCGCGCGCCTACGCGCCCTGGCCCTATGCGTGCATGACGCGCATATGAGCGCTCGATATCGCACGCGATAGCGTCTGGTCGACTCACAGCGCGTCACTGGCTGGCTTGGTCGCTTTCTGTGACTCGTTACTCATCTCAGCATGCGAAACGCGCTGTATGAGCTTCTATAGCGCTGCCCGTTTTCAGACATGAGCGCAAACGCAAAAAGCGCGCTATCTCTAGCGCGCTTCATTCTGTTTATGAGTAGACGCTTATGCAGCGTCTTTTTCGTTCTCTTCGCTTTCGTCTTCGATTTCGACTTTCGCAAAGTCGATCTTGAACGCTACGCAAAGCGCTTCTGCGAGTGCTGTTAGATCGACGCTGAAAGCGTTCTTGATATCGTGACGATGCTTGATGATATTCAGCGTCAAAAGCGCGTCTCTGCTCGTCTGTGACTGCGCTGCAATCGTCTCTGTCGTTTGAATGATGTTGCGCACATAAACGAGATGCTTGACGCTATCGTCAACAGTAACGTCTCGCGAAATCGATGCTTCGATCATTGCTTGCGTAAGCACTGCATCGTTGCGATAGCAGTTGATTGCAGTGCGAAAGATTGCGTATGTGTTTTCGTTCAAGTCTTTTGCGTTCAGCGTCACAGCTTGCGAAGCAAACTTGACGACTTTCTCGCATGCATACATTGCTCTTGTGAAGCGTTCAGCGTCGACGTTTGCGTCTGTCAGCATGTCAGCGAGCTTTTCGTTGGAAAGCATCGTAACAAGCTTGCGAAGCTTCTTTTCGTTGCTTGCGCTGCAGTTGTTCAGAAGAGCAGAGTTAAGACGTTCAGACATTGCGACTGCGAAGACGTTAGACATAGTGTTCTCTCTTTCGTGTAGAGCGTTGCGTTAGTCGAAAGCGTTGCTGATTTGTTTGTGTCGCTTTCGATGATTTGACTTTATCGAAGTCTTAGAACGGAGCAAATGTTCTGATGGGGATGCCTTCCGGACTGGCGACGCTCCGGTGATCCTATCCTCCTCAGCCAGCTATCTAGCTGCGTAGCTATCTTCAGCCGAAAGACGGTAGTGTTTAGCACAGGAATTTCCCTTAATAATTGAGGATCATCATGATTAAACGGCCGAAGCATTTGCGGGGAAGGGAATGACGGACAATTCGAAATCCTTGGCAGAACTCGCTGCGATGAGAGCACGCGAGGAACTCACCGATGAGCAGTTTGAGGACGCGCGAAAGTTATTATCGGCGGTGCCAACTGAACCACTGCATTTTCACGCACGCAGAACGCCGAAGAAAAGCGGAGATGTTGGAAGCGGCATCCTCGTATTGATGATCATCATCGGCGGGTTGTGGTGGCTGGGATCGTCCATCGGGAGCAAGAGCCCGGAGGAGCAAAAGCAAGAGGCTGCAGCAGAGAGTGCCAAGAAGGCTGAAGACAGGCGAAAAGGTTTCCACTGTCTTTCTGCCTGGGACGGTTCAGACCGTGAGCTGGTCGATGCTGTGAAAGAGTCGCTACGCGACCCCAGCAGCTTTGAGCATGACGAAACGAGGATCACGCCTGTCAGTCCGCAGGGCCAGCATTTTCTAACGATGACTTTCCGCGCGAAGAACGGATTCGGTGGCACCAACGTTGGGGTGGCAACGGGTATGGTCAGGCAATCGGACTGCGCGCTTGTTAAGTGGAACCTTGTTTCGTCGTAACCTCCACCCGGCCAACGTTCCCCGTGATCCTATCCTCCTCAGCCAGCTGCCCAGCTATCTAGCCAGGTGTTGCCCTCCCCTTTCACGAGCGGGCGCGATGTGATCCTATCGGTGGATCGGCTGCTGGATTCGAATCGACATGGTCAGACCTGTTCTTCTGTGGCTCACCGGACTCCTGTCCTCGTTTATGCTTGGAGGTGGTCTGGGTCTGTTCCTGACCTCGCTTGGCGCATTGCCTGGGAAGGATCTCAACATCATGTTCAGCTTCGGGTTCGCTCTGATGTTCGCCTGCGTCAGGCTGTGGGTTCTCGAAGCCCGATCTCTCCGGAAGCCCGCTCCTTAAACGCCTACCCGGCCGACGTTCTCCGGTGTCCCTCAGCCAGCTTCCTAGCTACCAAGCCAGGTAGCCCCTTCCAGAATCTCTGCCCGTCAGCTACACGCGGATATCAGCCACGGAATCACCTCATGACCATTTTTCGCGAAATCGCCCTCTGGATCTCAGGGATTCTGGGTTTTGCATGCCTAGCGGGGGCGATCGCCGCTGCCGTCGAGAAGATTGCAGATCTCCGACAGTGGGATATCAGCCATCCGCTGATTCTGGCGTTCCCTCTCATCTTTGTCTGCATCCGCTTGTGGATCCTCGAGCGCCGATCTACCCAGCGATAACACCCCGGCAGATATTCCCGGCGCCCTATCCTCCTCTAGCTCTCTCCGCAAAAAGCTGCTTAGCTAGATAGCTGGGTGGGGGAAAAATCTGATGAGCAACATGACTTTGAGGGATTGGCGCGAACGCGCTGTTTGGCTGACAAGGCATGAGCGCGAGGAGAAAGAGCGCAGAACGCGGATTGAGCTCATAATGGCCGCGGCAACTGTTTTGTCTGCTATCTCGACGATAGCGGCTGTTGGGGTCGGAGCATTTCAGTATCGAGCAGCTTCGGACGCCCTCACCGCGGCAGATGTGAATCGTAGCCGCGAAGCCTACATTGTAGGCTGGAATGATGCCTGCCAGGCGTATAGGGCTTTGACAGCGCGACTGCCTGCGTGGGCAATTGTCGAGGATGAACTTCCAAAGTGGGATGACGATCAGAAACTCAGCGCTCTTCTCGAGCTAAACGGGCGTTTGCAAAAGCTGACGGATCTGAGCCTTAAGCTACTAATCTGGGAGGACCGCGATCATCTCGATAAATTGAGCATCGCGATCGGACCGGACCTGGATGCGATGATGCATGGATTGCCAACGCATTCACTTGAAACAGTAAAGTTCTGGACGGCAATTTCTGATGGCTACGCGCACTGCGAGAGCGCGATGCGCAAGGCCATCCTCTGGATGAAGGACAACGACCTGAACGGGAAGAAGGCTGATCGGGTCATGGTGTTTAAAACGCGCGCTGAATTAGAGCGCTACTTAACAGCCCAAAAAGCCAAATAGCTAGATACCTGCCTAGCTATCTAGGCAGGTATCACTACCCGGATCTGAGGTGCCCTATCCTCCTCTCTCGCCCCTATGATAGAATCGCGGTTGTGGATCGGGGGATTGCATGCTGAGGAATATCCTACTGAGCGCGGTCGGTGTCGTCATCGCTGTCGTCGTTTATGGCTATTGGGATTCAACCCATGTCCGGCAGATCTCAAACGCGCGGGTAACCGCCGAGCTCATCGATCCGATGGGAATGAATTTCGACACCATGGATTCCATGCGCCCCTTCAACCGGGGTCAGCTCTTCATCAAGGTTCGCTGGCAGCAACCAGAAAAAGAGCGGGTTGCTGAGATCTACGCGGGCGGTGCGGTGTTTGAGGATGGCAAGATATTTGTCACTTTCGGCGAGATGTGCCAGCGCAGCGGTAGCACCTGGCTAGCCGAGGCTCATTGGGACTGGCAAGGCGATGTGCTGACGGATCTGACCTGCTTCATCAAGCTCGACAAGGAATTGCCGGTCGGCCTCGACAATCTCGGGCGAAACATGACCGCTGATATTGACGCTAATGACCAGCGGATAGCCAAGATGCAGTTCGATGGGCTCATGTCGCGTGTGTATGCCTCCAAGGTGCCCTATCGCTATGTCACCTGGATCAACACCGGTCTTAAACAGGTGAAGGACTGGATAGCCTACCCCTTCCAACGCACCTAGTTGGCTATCCTGCCCCGAGACAGATATAGATAAATAGCCATGTAGCTATATGTAAGTAAGTGTTTACTTATCTGCGCAAGGGTGATACGGATTTTCTCACTGCTGACGCGGGGTAGCTCAGTTGGTGAGAGCGCTGGACTCATAATCCAGAGGTCGTCGGTTCAAGTCCGATCCCCGCAACCAGCATTCCATGACGATCTCGCTATAAAATAGGCATGAGCAGAAAATACTCCGACCGTCCCGAATACGTGAAAACTGCCGTGCAAAAGCGTCGGCTGAAGATCAAAGCTATGGCCATTGAGTATAAGGGCGGAGCTTGCTCGCGTTGCGGATACGATCGCTGCCCTGACGCGCTGGAGTTCCACCATCTTGACCCTGCCGAAAAGGACTTCGGCGTTGGCACCAGCGGTCACTGCCGCTCCTGGGAGCGGGTAAAGGCCGAGCTCGATAAGTGCATCATGGTCTGCTCCAACTGCCATCGCGAGATCCAAGTGCTTGGCTATCGCCCAGCTCCAACCCCAACCGCATGGCCGACCTTATCGAAGGGCGTCGTCTCCAGCTCTCCCTCGCCTTTCCCGAAACCTCGGTAGCTGCATAGCTACCCAGCCCGAAAGCTAATTAATGCTGTCTCGCATTCTTCAGGTCGTCAACGGGGCTGTCGCCCTTATGGTCGTCGCCCTGACTATAGCCTACGCCTCGGTCGCGATCCCGGTTCTTCTCGGGGTGTTCGTCGGCTTCCTTCTCCTCTTGTGGATCCTCTCCCATTTGGCCGACGGCGTTTACATCGTGGGTCGCTGGCTTCTGAAGAAGTTCGGCAAGGATCAATAAACAGAAAGGCCCGGCATAAACCGGACCTTTGGTAGCTCGGTAGCTGGAAAGCTATCGGGCTATTTGCGTTTCTGCTCGCGCTTCCAGGCGTTGAAGCACTCGATCAGGAATTTCGACATCGGCATACGGTGCTGAGCGGCCGTCATCTTGAATTCCAGGTGCCAGTCGTGCGGCATGTTGAAGGTCATGCCGACGGGACGGCTACCTTTCATGTTATTGGCAGCCTCGACCGGCTCCTCGACGGCAGCCTGGGGTAGGAAGGAGGAGGGCGCTTGCTTTCTGGGCGGCGCTGCGATGACCGCGCGGGTGGTTTTCTCGTTCATGCTGCTTCCTCAAGGCTATTCACGACTGCGACGACTTCAGCGGCCACCAGGTCGGCCGTTTCTTCCAGGCGGCCCGTATTGAGGCCCTGGACCTCTGACAGCGCGTAGCCGTGGTTCTGGCTCTTCTGGTAGCTATGTTTGAGCGTGATGTTCTGGGATGCGACCCGGAACTCTTTCAGATATTCGCGCGCCTCGGAGATTGCGAGCTTGGAGTCCGTGATCTTCGACAGGACGAAGATGATCTTCTCCCGCTTCACGCCTTTGGCGACGAGCTCCTTGGCGAACGCGAGCTGCGGCTCGAGGTCATCGAGGGAAAGACCGGTCGGCACAACCACGACATGGGAGCGAAGGGCGATTTCGAGAGAGGATTGAACCGAGTCCGGCCGGCCATCGGCGACGACGAGGTTATATTCCTCGCGCGGCAGGAAGCTTGGTTGGTGATAAGCCTCGGCTGTGATCTCCGGCTTGATGCCGGCATTGGTGCGGATCCTGCACCATTTGACCGAGGTCAGCTGTGTAAGGTTGAAGTCGGCAATCAGCACGGTCCAGCCGGCGACCGCATAAGTTCTGGCGATGAGACGGGCGAGGGTGCTTTTACCAACCCCGCCCTTCTGCGACAGGCACGATATGATCAGGTCAGCCATCTATCTATGTCCCTATCTAGCTATCTAAGGCAGTAGCTATATGGCTGATTCTGGTTAAGGGAGTCTATACGCCGAGGTATCCCTTCGCCCTCATTTCGCGCCGGCGTTCGAAATAATCGACATCGGGCGGGCCATCGGCCGGCTCGAACCAGTCGAAATCGAAGATTTCCTCGAGCTGATCCTTGTCGACCTTCAAGACCCGGTAGCGATAGTCCTTGGCGTCGGTATCGAAGCGATCGTTGACCTCGCACTCCTTCTTCGAGATGCCGTGCTTCTTGAACACCTCTTCCTCGTATTCGGCGCCATACTGAGCGAGGTGCATGTTGCTGATCCGGAAGTAGGCCCATTCGATCGGCAAGCGCAGTTCGCGCACCGGTTCGAAGGTGGGCGAGGTTCCAGGAGCGGCGAACGAGACATCGGGCGCGATCGCGATCCTGATATCGCGCTGGTCGGGGCGAGGGGAGATCTTTGCCTCCCCAACCCGGCGCGTTCCGCAATAGACCTGCATCAGTGAACCCGCCCGATCACGGCGACGAGCTTGTCCAGCAGATCCTGGCGAGCAGCTGCAGGCTCCAGTCCGCGCGCCAGGCCATCGTTGTTGATGCGGGCGTGGCAGAACTCGGGATTGAAGCGGTCGAACTCATACTGTGAGGGGCCGGCAAGCGGATTGACGATCTCGAGGACGAGGGCGCCGTGATTACGCCAGTAGAGACCCTGCTCGCGCCGGACGGAGCCGAAGACGGAGTAGGAGCCCTCGGGCCTGGCGTTGTGGCTCATGATCGGGATGATGTCGCCGCCGAACTTCTCTTCGAAGGCGTTGCCGATCTCACCCAGGATCTCGCGGACTTCCCATTCGCGACCGTTGAGCGTGACCTTCTGCTTCTTGCCCTCCTGGGTGAAAACCTGTTCGGCCGTCAGTCCCAGGTAGTCCATGCCGATCTTGCGCAGCGGCAGACCGTCGTCAGCCAGCTCGTGGCCGTAGACCTCATTGATGATATCGGCAGCGGTCGACTTGCCGGATCCAGGATGCCCGCAAAGGGCGATGTTCTTGGGGATGTGGTGCATAGTTGCTCCTGCTACGTAAGTGCTTACTTACTATTTATAGCGGGCAGGGGCAGCTTGCTGCATACATAGCTCGGTATCTGCCGAGCTATCTAGCTATCTAGGCATAAACGATGGGCTCGTCGTCCTCGCCGGCGAGCTGGGCGATACGCATGGCAAGCGAGCGGCAGCGCCGCTCGAGCTCGGCGTTTTCTTCCTGCAGGCGCTCGAGTTCGGCATGCAGGTGATCCGCGGACATGATGGAGTGCCCGCGTTCGTTGAAGAAGTGGATCGGATCGACCTTCATTATGCAGCCTTGCGTTCGAAGATTCCCCAGGGGAAGTTGTCGTTTGCGGGCAGGATGCCTTCGACAAAGCCAGGCGTTGCCCGGACGATGCCTTCGCGGCGCCGTGCATGATCGCGCAGCGTGCCGTTCAGGTTGATGGAATAGTCAGCGATGAACGTGACATTCGGCCCAAACTTCTTATAGCGAAGACCGCGACCGATCCGCTGACGAAGTTCGACCTCTGCCTTCATTCCACCACCGAGCTGCACCAGGCCGATCGCCGGGCAGTCGACACCGACATCGAGGATCTTGGTGCCGATGACGACATCGATCCGGCCGGCAGCCAGGTCAGCCAGGCGCGCCTTGCGCTCCTTCTGGTCATCGTCGCCGCGCAGGAACACGGCGCGCAGCCCGAAACGCTTGTAGAGTGCCATCAGGTTGTCGCCGGCCTCGGTGCGAGCGACCAGGGTGAGGGTAGGGAGTCCGTAGCGCTTCGCCATCATGGCGTCTTCGAGCATGACCTTGTGAAGAGGGGAGGTGTCCCTGACGTAGGCCAGCGTATAGGCGCGCTCGAAGGGTGAGGACTTGTGCAGGCCCTTCGGCGCCTCGCAATCGCGGAAGAGGAAGTAGGGCTTGGCGAGAATGCCGCGCTCGATCAGCAGCGACTCCGGAATGTCGATCAGAACGGGACCGAAGGCGGCCATCAGGCGCATGTTGTCTGCAGCCGAATCCTTCATGAAGGGCGTGGCCGTCAGAGCAACGCGGATCGTGGCGTTCTTGCAGTGACGCAGGATCTCGTAATAGGACGTGCCGCCCGCTTCATGGGCTTCCTCACCGATCACGACCTCGACCAGCTCCAGAAACTTCAAGATGGCCGCCCGGCGCTTGGTCTTCTTGTCGAAGCGCTCCTGTGCGAGGCGAGCGATCTCGGCTTCACTGATTTCGGAGTTGCCGTTCTTGCGCTGGTGCGCAGACTTGACGACTGCGCGGCGCTCGGCAGCGAGATCCGGAACCTCGAGCGCCTGGACAAGGGTCTGCACCATGCCAAGGTTAACGCCGCGCACAAACTTCATTTCGCCGTCGCCGATCTGGCCGGTGTTGAAGCCGATCTCCTGCAGCTGGTCGTCCATCTGGTAGAGCAGGATCCCGCGCGTGGTCAGAAACAGGGTCATGCGCTTGAAGCGCGCCATGATGAGCTTGGCGATCTTCGACTTGCCACCGCCCGTGGCGACGCGGATGATGCCGGCGCCGTGCTTTTCGACCTGGCGCAGCGACTTCATCTGGTAGTCGTAGCGCGGATCGTCGTTGCCGAGCTCGTCAACGATCGGGTTTTCGGGGCCGAGCGGCGTGGCGTGCGGCTTGAAGACCTCATAGACCGTGTGGCCGATGCGCTCGAGCTCAGCCTTGACGGTATAGGCAAAGCCTGCCGGAAAGGTATTCCTGGTGATCGAGAAGAAGCTTGCCGTGCCGGAGAAGCCAAGTCCGCCCTCTTCCTTATAGGAGAGGAGGGAGGCCACGAAGTTCTTCACTTCCTTCGGAGGATCTCGAAGCTGGGCAACGACGGCGTTGCGGGCGATCGTTACGACTGCCATTGGTTTTCCTTCAACTTGCCTATTGCGTTCTGCGGAGGTTATAGTAAGTAACTACTTACTTATTCGGAACCGTCCATATGCGCAAGATTGAATATCTGAACGTCGCCGTCACCGAGCTGCGGAAGAACCCCTGGAACACCAACAAGGTGAGCCCGGAAAATGAACTCAAGATCCGCGAGAGCCTCAGTCGCAATGGCATGTTCAAGCCCATTGTCGTTCGCGAAGTCGAGGGTGTGCCTGGATTTGAGATCCTGGGCGGCGAGCACCGCTGGGAACAGGCGATCGAACTTGGCGAATCTGAGGTGCCGGTTGCCAACCTCGGCATCATCTCTGAGAAGCAGGCCAAGGAAATCGGTCTCATCGACAACGCTCGATATGGCTCCGACGATACCTTGGGCTTGGCTGATCTGCTGAAGGAGATCGGTGATGTTCCTGAACTGCAAAGCTTTCTTCCTTATGGGCAGGCTGACATTGACGCAATTTTCAATGCGTCAGTTATAGCGCTCGACGACTTGGAGATTGACGAAAGCTTTGAAAAGACGCCGGAAACGGAAGAGGAAGCGCCGCTTCCCAAGGTAGCAAAGACCCACGCTCAGATGCGCTTCAAGGTTCCGATCGCTGATGCCGAGCGCATCACTGCCCTGATTGCCAAGACCCAGAAGGATTTCGGCTACACGACCGAAGACGAGCTCACCAACGCCGGTGATGCGCTGATCCACCTTCTCGGCGATTACCTGCGGCGCCCGGCCAGCACTCTTGCCTATAACGACGACGAAATCGAAGCCACGCTCGATGCGGCGCTGGCAAACCCGGATGATATCTGATGTCTGAACCGAACCACGCCATTGAAATTGTCGATATCGGCTGGCTGAAGGAATACGAGGCCAACGCCAAGAAGCACCCGGACGACGAAGTCGCCAAGCTTGCGACCTCGATCGAGAAGTTCGGCTGGACGGCGCCGATCATCGTCTGGAAGGATGGCGTCATCATCGCCGGTCACGGCCGGCGCAAGGCAGCTCTCAGGCTCGGCCTGAAGAAGGTGCCAGTCATCGTCCGCCGCGACCTGACCAAGGCCCAGGCCGACGCGCTGCGCCTGGCTGACAACCGTGTCGCCGGCACGCAGTATGACCAGGCCGCGATCCAGATCGAACTGCAGCGCCTGGCTGATGAACTGGATGGCTCGTTCGAGCTGTCCGACATGGGCTTCACCGAAAAGGAGCTCGACTTCTCGCTCGGGGATCTGGACGAGATCTCCGACGACCTCTTCGTGGACGACATCTCCAGCGCTGTCGAGACCCAGAAGGAAGAGAACAAGGCCAAGGTTGAAGCGGTCGACGACACGGCCGCTCCCGTTGGCGATGCCCTCGGCTTCAAGCGCGTCACGATCGAGGAGAGCCGCAAGCTCAAGGGCTTGATGTCCCAGATCGAGACCAGGACCGGCCGCAAGGGCGTCGATGCCCTGATCTATGTGTTTTCTGCTGCTTTGGCAGCTAAGTAAGGACTTACATATGTCGAATGTCGTCTCACTCCTCACCCGCAAGCCCTGGCACGAGGAGCAGGCTGAAAAGCGGCGTCAGCGCCGGGCCGAGGGTCGTAAGAAGAGGAAGGAGCTGTCCGAGGCAAAGGCCGATCACAAGGCAACCCAGCTCGCCATGCTCGACGAGATCCGCAAGCTGGTCGAGGAGGATAAGTTCGAAGGGCTGCTGATCGTCGGACGCGATCCGAAGACCAAGAATTTCTACAACGACTTCGTCCTCGATGTCACGACCGTCCCTCTCAACGACTACTACGCCTATTCGGGTGTCCTGGCGACGCTCGCTACCGAACTGAACCAGTGCGCCACGATGGCGCCGGCGCTGATGGCCGACGGGTCGACCCTCGATCCGTATATGGAGCCGCCCGAGGTCGTCTACATGGAAGGCGATTTCGATGACTGACTACATCATCACCCGCAAGTTCAACACCTCTGTCGAGCGCACGCCGCGCGTCCTCGAAATCGCTGAAGCCTTCGGGCTTGGCCTCTCCGACAAGGAGTTCGTGGTCTATGACGGGCTGAAGATCACCATCAACCTCGGCGATGTCGTCTACATCAAGGGCCAGTCCGGCTCCGGCAAGTCGCTGCTGCTCAAGGATCTCACCGCCCAGATGACCGCAGGCGGCCTCAAGGTCGCCGATCTGAACAAGATCGAGCTGGAAGAGCGCCCGGTCATTGAGCTGGTCGGCAAGTCGACCGTCGAGGCGACCGATCTGCTCGCCAAGGCCGGCATCTCTGACGCCTACATCTACCTGCGCAAGCCTTCGGAACTCTCCGACGGCCAGCGCTATCGGCTGAAGCTCGCAATCCTGATGGCGTCCGACGCCGATGTCTGGATCGCTGACGAGTTCGGCGCCGTGCTTGATCGCACGACGGCAAAGCTCGTCGCCTTCTCGATGCAGAAGGTCGCCCGGCGCATGGGCAAGACCTTCATGATCGCAACCACTCATGACGACCTGGTGGACGAACTCGGGCCGTCGCTGACCATCACCAAGCGCTTCCGCGAGAAGGTCGAGGTCGCATGAACTACGGTCAGGCACTTGAATTCGTGAAGCGGGGAGGGGTCGCCAGGCGCCAGGAATGGAAGCCGCAGCAGATCATCTACCTCGAGCAGGGCTCGCGCGACGCATCGAAGCTACGCGGTCACCAGCGCCTGGCTGCCGTCCTCAACGCCGAGCTCTTCCAGGACGGCGACAAGGGCACGGTCACGCGCCTGCCGAACATCAACATGAAGACGCCGACCGGCGAGACGCTGACCGGATTTAACCCCTCCCAGCTCGATCAGCTGGCCGAGGATTGGGAGATTGTGGAATGAGCAAGTTCGTCACCGCCAAGGATATCGTCATTCCGGCCGGCACCGAGGTCGATTTCGCGCCAGTCAGGACCGAATACTTCACCCGTCACGGCGAGGTGATCATCGGCTTCGACAAGGATACGACCGGCAGCCTGCGCTTCGATTGGGAAGAAGCTGAGCAGCTCGGCCTCATTCGGGAGAGCGCCGATGGCTAATCGCGGCTGGTATGGGGTCGACTTCGACGGGACGCTCGCGACCTACGACACCTGGAAGGGCATCGATCACGTCGGCGAACCGATCTGGCCGATGATCAACCGCGTCAAGAACTGGCTGGCTGCCGGCAAGGAAGTCCGCATCTTCACCGCGCGCTGCGCTGGGCCGGAAGATTGCAAGCCGGCGATCGAGAAGTTCTGCCTGGAACACATCGGCCAGGTGCTGCCGATCACCAACATCAAGGACTTCGGCTTGATCGAACTCTGGGACGATCGCGCGGTTCGGGTCGAAGAAAACACTGGTCAGAGGATCCTCTAATGGCCGATGTGATAATCTTCATCATCCTGCTGCTTGTATTCGTCATCTGGTTTATGCGCGAAGACATTGCGCACGCATATGAAGAATGGATCGTCAGGAAGCAGCTTGAGAAGCTCAGGGGACGCGACCGCGATGTCTCCTGATATCGAGACACTGATCGAGCGAAACGCGAGCCCTCGCGCGAATTTCGCGCTCACGGATGAGATGTTCGTGGAGCGCGGAACCAAGGCGGATTGGGATCTGCTGCACGATCTCCACTACAAGGCCGAGGGCCTGCCGATCGGGCCGCAGTTCTGGAAGCTGACGCTGCACGGGCAGACGATCGGCGTGCTCGTCGTCGGCATGCCGAAGGGTATGCTGAAGGAGCGCCACCTGGTCTTTAAGAAGCTGGCGCCTGGCTCCGGCGAGACGACGCTGACCAACACCAACCGCTACCTCTACATCAACGCCAATTTCCGGGTGGTCTCGCGCTTCGTCATCGACACGATGTTCCGCGGGATCGGCGCCGGCTACCGGATGATGAACCTGGTCGCCCGTATGGACGGTCACAAGTTCATGGAGATCCAGTCCTCGATGTCGAAGTTCAACGCCTTCGGCCAGAAGGCAGGCTTCCGCTTCGTCAAGCCGATGAACGCCAACAAGTTCGACGCCGGCATGAAGTTCTTCCGCGGCAATTTCGAATCCACGCCCCAGGACTTTGAGGCCGTGGTCAACGAGCTGGAGAACTCGCCGCGCTTCGAACAGCTGTTTGCAGCCTGCAAGGAGTTTTACCAGAAGAACTCGGCGACCGAGAACACCGGTGCGGCCCGCGATGGTGCTGACGCGCGTGTGGCAGCCATGAGCCCGCGGGATGTCATCAAGGGCATTCAGCAGATGAGCCTGGCCTCGCCGATGTATGGTGTCTTCCAGAACCCGGATCTCGGCCGCACTCTGCCGGAGCGTTTGCCTCTAACTGCATTTGATGGGCAGCAGCCGACGGAAAGGCTGGTGCTCAATGGCTAAGCCGCGCCGCACCGAGAAGCAGAGGGAGCTGATGGGACTGATTCTGAAGGCAGCCGGGGAGGGGAGGTATCTCACGCCTTCCGAGCTGCATGAGAAGATTTCCTACGAGGCGAGCTACGGAGCGATCCGGATCTCTATCAAGTTCCTGGCCCATCAAGGCATGATCGAGAAGCGCCCGGTCGGTAACTATGTGCATCTGGTTCCGACTATGAAAGGCTACGATTGGTTCCGTCCGGCAGCTTCATGAATTCCCGTCCTTTCACTGTCATATTACTAATATCTAGTAAGTAAGTAATTAATTACTTATAATATGACAGTGAAAGGACGGGAATGAAGACCCTCCGGACGGAAAAGCCGCGTCCGCGGAAATAAGGAATTGCTTACTTTTGGAAGAGAGAATGTCTGAGGAAGTCGAAAAGGAAGAGGCAAAGGACGCGGCTGCCGCGGGCGCCAAGCGCATGTCTGATGCTGACTTCGCCGAAGCAAAGGAGCTTTACGAGCTCGGCAAGGCCGGGCTGTCGGAGCTCGCGGACCAGTTCGGTGTTTCGCGCCAGGCACTCTCCCAGCGTTTAAAGAGCGCAGGAGCGGTTAAGGGCTCTCGGGCGCACGAGGTAGCGGCTGCGGCTAAGAAGGCTGTCACCGGCGCTGCTGGGTCGTCTGCTGCTGCAACCGCGGAGCGCTTCGCGGACAAGCGCGGCGAATGGATCGAAGAGACGCGCATCACTGGTTTTCGCCAGCTCAAGCTTGCGCGCCAGCTCGCCCAGAAGGTGGTTCAGGACGCTCTGTCTGCCGGCCGTTCGATCGCGACCACGGATGATGAGCTGAAGGCCGTCATGCGCCTCAACAAGATCCTTTGCGACAACATCGAGTCCACGCTCAACCTGCTCGAAGCCGACAAGCACGTCGATGAGAACGACCTGCCGTCGCTCAACATCGAGGATCTGACCAACGAAGACATCCTGAAGCACCATATCGGCACCGGCGCGCTCCCCGAGGGCTCGACGGTCCAGGACATGCTGGCTGACGAAGCCGATCCGGGACTGACCGATGAGTGAGATCGCCTCTCTCAAGCTTCATCGCCTGCAGAAGGTGGTCATGAACGACCCGCACCGCTTCCGGGTGGTCGTCGCCGGCCGTCGTTGGGGCAAGACGCAGGTCTCGAAGATCTCGCTCATCAAGTTTGCCGCGGTAAGGCAGAAGCAGCTGATCTGGTATGTGGCGCCGACCTACGCGATGGCGCGCGACCTGATGTGGAAGCCGCTCAAGGCGGCCATGCCCAAGGGCTGGATCAAGAAGATCAACGAGAGCCGCATGGAGATGCTGCTCATCAATGGCTCCGAAATCTCGCTGAAGGGCGCCGACAAGCCGGACTCGCTGCGCGGTGTCGGTCTCGATTTCGTGGTCATCGACGAAGCCCAGGACATCAAGGAAGAGACCTGGGAAGAAGTCCTGATGCCGACGCTGGCGACGACCAACGGCCGGGCGCTCTTCATCGGCACGCCGAAGTCATACAACTGGCTCTATCATCGCTTCATGCTCGGTCAGCGCGGCCCGATGGTCAAGGATCATCGCAAGCGCCTGGTCGCCAATGAATGGATGAGCTGGCAGTTCCCGACCATCACCTCGCCGTTCATCCCGCGTAAGGAAATCGAGGCGCGTCGCCGCGACATGGATCCTCGCTCGTTCCGTCAGGAATTCGAGGCGAGCTTCGAAACCATGTCCGGCCGCGTCTACTATCCGTTCAACCGCAATGAACATGTCGGCGACTATCCGTTCAATCCGAAGCTGCCGATCTATATCGGCATGGACTTCAACATCGATCCGATGTCCTCGATCATCATCCAGGAGCAGCCCGACGGCGAGATCTGGGTGGTCGACGAGGCGGTCATGTATGGTTCGAACGTCCAGGAGACGGCCGACGAACTGTCCAGGCGCTACTTCCGCTACTTCAACCAGATCGCGATCTTCCCGGACCCGGCCGGCAACAACCGCAACCACGACCGCGGTGAGTCCTCGCTCGACATCCTGCGCGAAGCCGGTTTCAAGCGGATCTACTTCAAGCGCAAGCACCCGGCCGTGCAGGACCGCATCAACGCGGTCAACCGTCTGCTCTACACTGCAGAGGGCGAGACCAGGCTGCGCGTCAATTCCACCTGCCGCAAGTTCATCGATAGCCTCGAGCAGACGATCTATAAGGAAGGCACCAACGAGGTCGACAAGACCCAGGGCAACGAACACGCGACCGACGCTTTCGGCTATTACGCGGACTTCCGTCATCCGATGAAGAAGAGCCTCATTCTTGGTGTTTCGATTTAAGCTTGCAACTAAGTAAGCACTTACTTACAATAGAGCTTCATTCACCCAGGAATAACCATGCCTTCGACGACCGCACAGAACGACGCCATGAGGGAATTCTTCGATCGCCGGCACCCCGGCTATCAGGAGAACCTTCCGCATTGGCGCTTTCTCGACGCCTGCTATCGGGGCGGCCGCGACTGGTTCTACGAAAACATCTTCCGCTACTTCAAGGAAGGCGAGAAGGAATTCGACAAGCGCGTTGAGCGCGCCTATCGCTTCAATCACACCCGCGAAGTCGTGGAGCTCGTCCAGAAGTATCTCTTCAAGGGCGAAATCACCCGCAACACCGCTGATGCGCCCGATGTCGTCACGCAGTTCTGGCAGAAGGCCATGCGCGGTGGCGCCAGCATCGATCAGCTGATGCGCCTGGTCTCCGTCAACAACTCGACGGGCGGCCGTGTCGCGATCGTGGTCGACAACAACTTCCAGGGCGAGGTCGAGATTGCCGAGGGCGTCACGCGTCCGGTGTCGATCGCCGAAGCCAAGGCACAGAATTTCCGCATCTACGCCTATACGGTGCCGGTCAAGGACATCCTCGATTTCGCATTCGACGAGGATGGCGACGGCGAGCTCCTGTGGGTGAAGCTGCGCGAGGTCGTCCGTGACGACAAGGATCCTTTCTACTCGACCGGCGAACTGGTCGAGCGCGTCCGGCTGTGGACCCGCACGGGCTGGGAACTCTACCAGGAGATGGAGACCGGCGAGACGACGGTCTTCAATGGCATCCGCACCCCGGTCAAGAAGGTCGAGCTGGTCGACTTTGGCTATCACGAGCTCGGCTTCGTGCCGGTCTATTTCGCCGACCATACGATCAACGAGAATCCCTATCGTGTCACCGGCCTGATCGATGACATCGCTTATCTCGATCGCGCCGTCGCCAACTACCTTTCGAACCTGGATGCCATCATCCAGGACCAGACCTTCTCGCAGCTCGCGATCCCTTCCCAGGCGATCCAGTCGGGCGACGACATGTTCAACAAGGTGCTCGAAATGGGCACCAAGCGCATCTTTGTCTACGACGCTGGCGCTGGCTCGGGCTCCAAGCCTGAATATCTGTCGCCGGACCCGAAGCAGGCAGGTGTGATCCTCGCGGTGATCAACAAGATCATCAACGAAATCTACAACACCGTCGGCCTGGCCGGCGAGCGCACGAAGGAAGACAACGCCGTCGGCATCGACAATTCGTCCGGTGTCGCCAAGGCATACGACTTCGAGCGGGTGAACTCCCTTCTCCTGGCAAAGGCTCAGTCCTGCCAGAACGCGGAAAACTGGATGGTCAAGACTGTCCTTGCCTGGGCGGGTGAGAAGCCGCTCAAGGATGACCTCGTCAGCTACCCGACGACCTTCGACATCATGGGTCTCAACGATGAGCTTGTTACCGCCGAGGCACTGGCGAAGCTCCAGGGACCGATCGAAGTTCGCCGCGAGCAGATGAAGTCTGTGGTCGACAAGATCTTCCCGCAGCTCAAGAAGGAACTGCGTTCGAAGCTCCATGCCGACATCGACAAGTGGCTGGAAGGAACTGACCTTCTCATGCTGCCCACGTCCATCGGTGGCACGGCCAAGCCTGCTGCCGCTCCCAATCGCCAGGGCGAAGTCACTTCGAAGACGCCCGCAAAGCCTGCCACGAACAAGGCTGCAGCCAAGTAACCGGCCGCGCCTGATCCTGTTTTGGTCCGAGATACTGGACCACCCGACTACGCCTACCCGCAACGCCCGAGAGAATGGGCAAAGGAGACTGTAAATGAAGACCGCAATCGCAACCGCAGGCGCAATCTACGCATCGTCCATGACGTATCCGGGCGCGCCTCAGATCATGTTTGCCCCTGAGACTGGCGCTGGTTCTGGTGGAGCCGGTGACGCTGACGCTATCGCTGCTGCCGCTGCAGCCGCTGCCGTCGAAAAGCATACCCAGGAAGTCGCAGCTGCTGAAGCTGCCGCTGCCGAGGCTGCTGCTGCCCAGGAACTGCAGGAAGCCGAAGACGCCGCTGCCGCTGCTGCTGAAGCCGGCAAGGATCCGAAGACGCTCGCCGACGAGAAGGTCAAGCTTCTGCGCGAGGTCATGGACAAGAAGAACAAGCTCAAGGCCGCCGAACAGGCTGCCAAGGACGCCGCGGCCCAGCTCAAGGCATTCGAGGGCGTGGATCCGGCCAAGTATCGCGAGCTCATCAAGAAGGAGCAGGAGGCTGAACTTGCCGCTGCCGAAGCCAAGGGCGATTTCGATCGCGTGAAGGCTGTCATGGCCGAGGAGCACGGCAAGGAGAAGAAGACGCTCGAGGAGCGCATCGCCGACCTGGAAGGCAAGCTGTCTGCGAAGGACTCGGTGATCGATACCCTGACGATCGGCAATGACTTCGGTCAGTCGGCCTATATCAAGGATACCCTGACTCTGACGCCGGCCAAGGCTCGTCAGCTCTACGGTGACCACTTCGAGGTGAAGGACGGCAAGACCGTGGCTTACGACAAGCCGAAGTCCGCAGCCAACCGCAATCCGCTGGTCGACTCCTCCGGCAATCCGCTGGTGTTCGATGAAGCCTTCAAGCGCATTATCGAGGCCGACCCGGACAAGGAGTCGCTCCTCAAGGCCAAGGTGACGCCGGGATCTGCCTCGAGCACCACGTCCCAGGTCAGGCCCGCGGCCACGCAGAAGGCGACCAATATCCTCTCCGGCGTCGACCGTATCCGGGCCTCCTTCGAAAAGAAGTAACCCCAACTCCTGACTTATAGCGGAAAAAGTAAGTAACTGCTTACTTTTTCCCTTGCGCGCACGCCTGTTGTTGGACTATTGTAAGTAAGTGCTTACTTACGTAGTCCACGACGGGCTACGTGCATTAAAGGAGAATTCACGTATGCCGCTTCTGATGACCGAAGCCGCAAAGCTGGCTGAAGACGATCGCCAGCGCGGCATTATCGAGGAACTCCTCGACAAGGACGAATTTTTCGCCCTCGTGCCCTTCGTTCGGGCCAAGGACGACACCTTCAGCTACACCCGCGAGCTTGCTCTGCCGGGCGCCGGCTGGATCGATCCCTACGATGATATCGAAGAGTCGACTGGTCAGGTCGAGAACATCAGCACCAAGATCAAGATCCTGGCTGGTCAGTTCGATATCGCCAACTTCATCTCCGAAGTTAAGTCCGACATGTATGATCAGATCGCCGTCCAGGCGAAGTTCAAGATCAAGGCTGTCGGCCGCGACTTCAAGAACGTTCTCATCAACGGTGACTCCGCAGTCAATGCCAAGCAGTTCGACGGCCTGAAGAAGCTCGTCGTTGCCGATCGCACCCTGACCGCCGGCGCAAACGGTGCGGCTCTTGCCTACTCCGCTCTCGACGAGCTGAAGGATGCGGTTCCGCTCGGCTGTGACTTCCTGATGATGCGCTCCGAAACCTGGCGCGTTATCCGCGAGCTCAACCGTCTGCATGGCGGCAACACTGCCGAAATGATGATGGTCGAGAACTTCGGTGCTCCGATGCGCTTCTACGACGGCACGCCGGTCATCATCAACGACTACATCTCGAAGACCGAAACTCAGGGCTCCAGCTCTCTGACGACTTCGATCTACGCAGTCCGTGCAAACGAAGTCGACGGCTTCCACGGCCTCTGGGCCGGCGATGCCGCTGGCGTTCGCCTCGAAGAGATCGGCACCAACTTCAACAAGGACTCCAAGCGCTGGCGCGTCAAGTGGTATACCGGTGCGGCTCTCCGCGCTACCCACGCCGTTGCTCGCCTGAAGGGCGTCCTCATTTAAGCTTGATAGTAAGTAAGAACTTACTTATTATGGGCGGGATCATTCCCGCCCATTTTGCTATTCGGAGAAAGCAATGCCGCGCATCAAGCTCACGAAGCCCAGCTTCGCCAATCTGACCGGGCAGCTTCCCGGCAAGAAGTTCCGGGGTGTGAATTTCACCAGCGGCATTTCCGACGACATTCCCCTTTTCGTGGTCGACAAGATTGCAGCCCAGATCGCCGGCTGCCGCCTGGTCGATGGCTCGGGCGTAGACCTCGGGCCGGCCGGCTCCTCCTATCGCAAGACGACGATCATCCCGACCCCGACCATTCGGCGCACCGAGTCTGTCATCGCTGAAGGCTCCGACGCCACGCGCGTTCGCACTATCAGCACCACCACCTATACGCTGGTCGCTACCGATGCTGGCATGATCCTCGACTTCACGGTCGGCACTGTCGTCACCGTTCCCGCATCACTCCCGGCCGCCTTCAACTGTGCGCTTCGCCAGGGTGGTGCCAATCAGATCCAGGTGGTCGCTGGCGCCGGCGCCGTCGTTGAAGAGATCGATGGCAAGTTCAAGTCCGAGAAGCGCCTGGCTCTGCTGACGCTCGCACGCTACCCGGACGGCAAGTTCCAGCTCATCGGAAGGACTTCGGCTTAATGGCGTCGTTCCTGTCCTCGATCGTTGGTCTCATGGCAGGTGTAGCCGCGGCAGTTGTCGCAGCGCCGCCCGATGTCGATCCCGATCGCTACATGTTCTTTGCGACCCGCAACCGCGTCCCGACTGGCACGCTGGTCACGGCAGCTGCCGGCCACAACTACGTCACCACGAAGATCGTGGTCAACACGCCCGAATACCCGGTCAACCGTCTGCGCATCCACTTCTCGAACTTCCTGCTGACCGAAGGCGGGAACTCGCCGCGCGAGCAGGCGACGGGTGCGATCCAGACCAACGCCAAGGTCATCGATAAGGTATTTGCCTACGCCAATGGCGAAATGGTGCAGGTCAAGTTCGGCGGCGCGCCTGGCCTGACCATCGCTACCGCGGCAAGGGGCGGCTGGTCGGACGAGATCGTTTTCACCAATAAGGTGCCTGCCGAGACCAAGGTCACCTTCTTCACCATCTATCACACGGCCGTTGGCGAGAAGCAGATCCCTGTCTATCGGATCCAGAAGCATCGCGGCGAACGCGTATGGTCGGGTGCCGACCTTGCGACGGTCGAAGCATATGTCAGCAATCCCGACGCCGACTCCGTTGGTCCTCTCGATGTAAGCTATGCCTCGCAGTCGCAGCCGCAGGTCTACGGCCCTGACTTCATGGTCGCCAAGGGCTGGGATGGCCGTCCGGTCGCCTGCTGCTTCGTGGACTCGATCGGTGAAGCTCGCCAGGAATTTAGCGCGGCCGCCGACGATCGCGGCAATCTCGGCTGGCTTCGTCGCTGGCTCGACAAGAAGGCCGGCATCGGTCGCATTCCGCACATGATGATGGCCGGGCCTGGCGCTCACGCTGAATACGAAATGACCGGCACCGGATCCAACATCGCTACGATGCGCTGGGACATTGTCGATGAAGTGAAGGCGATGAATGGTGGCACCAAGCTCCCCTTCACCGTGTTCGTCAACCAGCTGGGTCAGAACGACACCGGCACGACCATCGCTCAGTGGTGGACGCGTATTTTCAATCCGCGCACCCGGTCGAATACCCGCTATCCCGGCATTCGTCATGTCTACGTTCCTCCGCTGGGTCGCACCACGACCAACAACAATTGGAGGGACGCAGCCGGCCAGTCCTTTTCTGCAAACAATGTTTGGCCCGCCAACGAAGCCGATCCGGCGACCGGCAAGTGGGTAATGAGGGCGCGCATCCTGGCGCTTATGAGCAGCATTGCCGATGCTGCAATCGACACCTACGCCGCCTGGGCCTCTCCCAGCGCCGATGGCAAGTGGCCTGGTTACCTCGAGCTGCCGTTCTCCACGCTCACGCAGCCGCTGAACGCGACCGCCTCGATCACTGTCGCTGACGGTTCGATCTATACGCCCGAGCAGGTAATCCTGGTCGGCAACGCCAACAAGATCATTGCCGCTGTCAACGACAACGTCATCACCTTCACCTCGGCTACCGCCGAAGTGCAGCCGGTCGGAACGCCGATCTATCAGATCCCGACGGTCGACGGGGTTCATCCCTATTCAGTCATGGTCAAGCGCATCGTCGCTGGCATCCCGCAGTCCGAAAAGCAGAAGCTTTTCGCTTAATAAGGAAACTCTAATATGGAAATGAAGAAGCTCAAGGTCGCAACCGCACGTATGGCTGGCTATACCGGCGTCCTCGGCCCCGTTCGGTTCACCGATGGCGTATCCGATGAATATCTGCCGCGCCACATCCGCGACCGTATGGCCGCTTCGATGGAATTCCTTGAGGTCGACGCCCAGGGCAACGAACAGCCGGCCGGCGCCCAGCACCGCCTGATCACCGAAAGCGCCGAGCGCGCGCCGCAGCTTGCGCCGCTCACTCGTCAGACGGATGCCGAGAAGGCCGCTGAGATTGCGGCTGCGGCCGTCCTGTCCGCTAAGGTGCCGGTTCTGGAAACTCGTGAAAGTCTCGAAGAGATCGCCGCGAAGAAGGGCATCAAGGGCCTGCGCGAGATCGGCAAGAAGTGGAACGTCAAGCACCGCGCGATCCCGACGCTGATCGAAATGATCCTCGACGCTCAGGAGAAGGTCGTCGCCGCCCGCACCAAGACGGAAGCCCCGGCGCCTGTCGGCGAAGAGCCGGAAGTCGTCGAGACTGACGATGAAAAGCCCGACGACTCGTCGATCGACCCGGCTGTCACTGATGAAACCGAGCGCCTGGCTGCTGAAAACGCGGCCGAGGCTGAGGCATTCCAGGCGGAGCAGGAGGCAATCAAGGCTGCCGCGGCAACCGGCGATCTTGCCGCTGCCATCTCCGCCGAAACCCCGCAGGAGTAAGATCCTTGAAGTTCTATCCCGAGGATTACATCGTCGAGGTGGTCGTCAAGTTCACCGACCTCAATGGAGCAGCCGTCACCCCGACGGCTGTTTCTGCCGTTCTCTATAACGGCGACGATACCGAGGTCGTGGATTTCGGCTCGCTGCCCTTCGATGCATCCGAGGGACAGAAGACGATCTCCATCCCGAAGGAATTCAACCGGCTCGCGGACGGCGAGATCCGGGCAGCGCGCATTCTGCGTGTAGGCATCGAGACGGAGCAGGGCACTATCCCGCGCTCCTTCTCCTACGCGATCGAGTCCGAGCAGCGCCTGGTTCTGCTGACCAATACCTTCGTCACGCTGGAAGCGGCCGAGTTCATGGCGCTCGATACGCCGAACGTCGCCGGCTGGAATGTCGCAAGCGACGACCAGAAGCTCGCAGCGCTCACTGAAGCCTATCGCCGGCTCACTCAGATCCCGATGAAGTTCCCGACCTACGCGCCCGGCACGCGGTTCGACTCCTACAACACGATCGCCCCGCGCGAGCTCCTCGAGGAGACCGTGATCGAGCGCGATATGTGGGACGGTATCACCGGCGAGCAGTTCAACGATTTCCCGATCGCCTTCAAGAAGGCCGTGCGGCGCGCGCAATTTGTCGAGGCAAACGAGCTGCTGCAGGGCGACAACGTCGCCAAGAAGCATCGCCAGGGCATCGTGACCGAAACCATTGGCGAAAGCTCTGTGACGCTGCGCGACGGCCGCATCGATTACGGTATCGGCTCCGAGACGCTGAAGGCGCTGACCGGCTATATCTACTTCAACATGAGGATCCGGCGCGCTTGATCCCTCATCGGCTTACCGAGGCGGCTGACCAGGCCGCTCGTCGCTACGATCTCCTGTCGCAGACCTTTAGCGCGCTCTATCGCAGCGCGCTGCTGTCGGCTGACTTCGGCTCTGCCAATCAATCGCCGGTGCTCTTCAACGACGCCTACGAGAACGCTGGCCTGTATTTCGAACGCGACAAGGACGAGCTCGCGATCCTTTCTCTCGAAATCGCTGAAAACGCTCACCAGAGCGCGTTAGCGAAAATTGCGAGCGTAGACTCGTCTGGCCTGTCGGACGCAGCCCTCGCGCATGTGAGCGAGACCCAGACGTATCTTTCAAACGAGATAGCAGCTCAGGTGCATCGCGATATCGCGCACATGCGATTTTCCCTGCAGCGGGCTGTTCTGGACGTGAGCATGATTGCCCGCACGCGCCGGCTCGATCATCGCCGGGCGCAGATGGCCTATGTGATGAAGAACACCGAGGATCTCGAGCTTCAGTTTGTCGATCGCCGCGGGCGCCGCACGCCGACGCGCACGTTTGTCCGCTCGCTCTATCGCCAGGCGCTGCTGTCGATCCACAATGAGACGACGCTCCACGCGCTTGCCGATCACGGCATCGAGACGGCCGCGGTGATGAAGCTCGAGGATGGTGTCGAAAAGCAGATCGACCGCATTTCGATCCATGACTACGCCGGGCTGCGCGCCAACCTCTTTCACCCGAACTCGAATTCCTTCCTCGACGTGGAGATTGACGATGTTTGAGCCCAATGTGGTTGGCAAGCTCCTGCGGGTGACTGGCCGCGATGTTCATGCCCGGCCGACCTATTCCGAGCCGGTGGACTGCCCGTGCGGCATCGTTAATCTGGACATCGGTTCGGACAAGACCGTTGTGCGCGCCGACTCCTCTGCCTCGCGCGGCTCTGCTGACGAAAAGAGCGCCCAGCGCGGCAAGATCCTGATCGCCAGCTATGTGACCGTGAACATCGGCGATCGCTTCGAGTTCGACGGCATGCCCTTCGAAATCAAGTCGAAGCACGTCCGGCGCTCCGTCATGGGCGCGGTCGATCACTTCGAATGCGATATGGAGCTCCTGCCGGCATGAACGGGCGTATCCGCATGACTGGCCTTGCTGCCGTGCGAACCGAGCTTCGCACGATGGCAACGCGCGTGCCTGAAGGGGCGCGCAAGACCATGCACCGCTCTGCCGAGATCATTGTCGAGCAGGCGAGGAAGTATGCGCCGGAAGACACCGGCAACCTGGTGCGCGGTATCCAGATCATCAAGGACTACGCCGGCGCCAACGGCCGCCTTCAGATCGACGTTGGGATCATGATGCCGCCTGACGCCTTCTCTGCCTCGGGCACGCCGCTGACTGAGGCGCAGTTCGACCGCTACGTGACGCTGGTCCACGAGAACTACGAGTCCATCATCGAGAAGCCCGGCAAGCGCACGCTTCAGAAGATGGGCGAGAACCCCGGCAAGGTCGGCTCAGGCTTTCTCACGCGCGCCGCGGCCGAGGAGAGCCAGAAGCTCGAGGCAAAGACGATCGCTGCCATCACCAGGATTATTGAAGAGGTTCAGAAGGACTAATGATCTACGACATCCTCGAAAAGAAGCTCGCCGATAGCGGCCTCGTGGTGCCCGGTCAGTCCCTGTTCCGCGGCTTCATGCCTGGTGACTGCCAGATCGGCGTCATGATCCGTGCGCCGCTGTCGGGTATCGAGATCGACCCGTTCATCGAAGGCTGGCACAAGACGCATCTGCAGGTCATCACGCGCCACACTGATCCCGTCGAGGGTGACAGGATGGCAAACCAGGTGTCGAGGATCCTGTTTGTCGAGAAGCCGGATTTCTACGAGGCGAGCGCCGAGCGCGGCCCGGCACATATCAACCTGTTCTATCCGATCTCGCTGCCGATCCAGTATCCGCGTCTTGAAGGCAACAGCCTGGAGTTCTCACAGCACTTCCAGGCGGCATTCGGCTTCAAGCCGGCCTGGCGCTCTTAGCCTTGCCGGATGCCGTCGAGCATTGACCTGTAGATCCGATTCAACCTCGAGAGCTGATCGAGGTAGTCGGACGGGCAGGGCGGTTGCGCCGGCCGCGATCGTTCCTCGTTATAGGCTCTGTCGAGATCCTGTTGGACTTTGACGATATCGGTTCCCTGCTGAAGAAGCACGCCGAGATAGTCGGTGTAGAATTTGGGATCGAACTGAAGCTGGCAGCTCTCGGTCATCACCCGCATGCGTGTGATGTGGATCTGCATGGCGCTGATCGCCGAGCCGTCTGCCGCATTTGCGCCTGTCGTTGCGCTCAGCATCGCCAGGGCGGCGATCGCTGCCTTACGTGTCGTCATTTCCTGTCTCCTGGAAGCATGCAGCCTCTCTAACAGTGCCCGTTTAGGGTGTCTACGGCCGAAATCGGCAAGTAAGGACTTACTTACTATTGTCAAGCCCTATCCGTTTGCGGTATTGTAAGTAAGTGCTTACTTACTTCGTCCGTGGTGGACGAAGTCCATAGACAGGAGAACTAAGGAATGTCGTCCACCGAGAACGTAAAGCTCGGCGTCTGCAACGTTCTCTTCGACGGAGTTGACCTTGGCTTCACCAAGGGCGGCGTCGAAGTTGAAGTTGCCACGTCCACGAAGGAAATTACCGTCGACCAGATGGGTGAAACCCCGATCGGCGAAGTCATCATGGGCCGCACGGTTCAGGCAACCGTCCCGCTCGCCGAAACCACGCTCGACAACCTCGTCGCTGTTATGCCGGGTTCCGTTCTGATTTCTGACGGCGCCAAGGCTTCCGGCACGGTCACGTTCTCGACGGCTGCTCCGGTCAACAACGACAAGATCTCGTTCGGTGGCGTCGACTACGTCTTCAAGACCACCCCGCTTCTGCAGAACGAAATGGCGATCCCGGCCACGATCGCTGCTGCCGCGACCGAGCTCGCCGTCAAGATCAACGCCATTTCCGCCAACTTCGTCGCCTCTGCGGCCGCTGGTGTCGTCACGATTACGGCCAAGAGCCGCGGTGTCGATGGCAACGTCGCGATCGCCAAGACTGTTGCCACTCCGGCAAACGTCACGGTCGTCAACCTGACGGGTGGCGTCGATACGACCAAGGCTCAGGTCAAGGTCTCGACCGGCGTCAACATCAACCTGCTCAGGCTCGCAAAGACCCTGGTCCTGCGCCCGAAGGGCACGAACGGCGAAGACGACTTCACGATCCACCGCGCCATGTGCCCCGGTGCTCTGAACTTCGCCTACCAGTTCGACAACGAGCGCGTCTTCAACTCCGTCTTCAAGGGCTACGCCCAGGACAACGGCGACCTCTTCGCAGTCGGTGACGTAACGGCGACCGCCTAATGCGCGGCGACGAAATCGGTTTCTAACAACCCCGACCGGCGCCTCTCTTCAGGGACGCCGGTCTTTTTCCTCAAAGCAACAGAGAGACAGATATGACCAAGGTCATCAACATCGCTTCCCTTCGCAAGCCTGCCGCTGTCGTCATCGAGACGGAAGACGGGAAGAAGCACGAAATGGTCCCGGCCACCGTCGACACCTTCCTCGAGAACCTGAAGGACGTTGAGACGCTCGGTCTCGATGCCTCTCCGATCCAGGAAGCCGAGCTTACGATCCGCGCTATCCAGCGCGCGTTCCCTTCCATCGATCGCAAGGAGATCGGCGGCTGGGATCTCGACGTGATCAAGAGCCTCTACGAAATGATCATCACCGTGAATGGTGAGGTTGTCTCTCAGGATCCCGAAGCGATCAAGGAGATCGAACAGACGGGAAAGTCCGCGCAGGCGGCGTAAGCCAGATCGATCTCGGCTTCCTGATCTGCAGGGTCATGGCCGAGTATGGCTACACCGTCGAAACTGTCCTCAAGCTACCGATCAAGCAGTTCTGGTTCGTCTCGAACATGGTTGACCGTTTGAGGGCAGAGAAGGATCTCCGGCAGATCCAGTTATTGGCATCGGTGACGACCAAGGAAGCCTACACGGAAGCCTTCAAGTCGCTGAACAACCAGGCCGGCCAGGTCTACGTGTTCGAAAAGGAAATCCCGACGGAGATCCGCATCGACCCCGCAACTGGACTGGATCCTGAATTCGATCGTGAGGGTCTGCGGGCACTGAAGATGAAGATCGCTGCTGGCCGCTGATCTAAGTAATTACTTACTTAGGATTTGAGAATGACGGCTATTCGCGTTGAACTTCAGCTGGCAGACGGCTCCTTTACCTCGGGCATGCTCCGGGCAGGGCAGTCGCTCGCGCAGCTCCAGGCGCAGCTCGTTCGCACCAACCCTCAGCTTGCAAACGTGGCAGCGAATGGCGGAAACGTCATTCGCTCCATGACTGGCATGGACAGCTCTGCCAAGGGCTTCCTGTCCACCCTTCGCGACGTGTCGATCGTCACCGGCCTGGTGTCGATGGGATTGTCGAAGATGTCCGGCGCGGCGAACGGCTGGGTCGGTGAGATCGTCCGCATCAATGCGGAAATGGAAAAGCTGAACTTCCAGATGCGGTCGATGGCGACTTCCGCCGACCCGATGAAGGAAGCAGCCGACAACGTGAAGTATCTGCGCGAGCAGGCAACTCAGATGCCGTTCTCGCTGCGAACCATCACCTCTGGCTTCGTCAAGCTCAAGGCGACCGGCACGGACCCGATGAACGGCTCGCTGAAGGCGATCGCCGACGGCATCGCGTCGTTTGGCGGTTCTGACGAAGCCTTCAACCGCACCATTCTCGGTATTACCCAGGCGGCCGGTAAGGGCGTCCTGCAGATGGAAGAACTGCGTCAGCAGATCGGCGAATCCATGCCGAATGCGATGCAGCTGCTTGCCCGCTCGATGGGCCTGTCAGTCGGTCAGCTCGCCAAGGAGATCTCGACCGGCACGGTAGCCTCGCGCCCGGCGCTGGAGAAGCTCTACGACGAGCTTAACCGCGTCTACGGTGGCACCTCGCAGCGCATGATGCGCACCTTCTCGGGCCAGCTCACCCAGCTTCATACCAACCTGCAGAACCTTGCCACCAATGAAGGCGGCAGTGGCTTCTTCGATCAGGTGAAGGGTCAGCTCCAGGATATCAACCGGTTCCTGGCAAGCGACATGGCAAACCAGTTCGCGACCAAGCTCGGCAACGCCTTGTCTTCGGTCGTTCAGGGTCTGCGCACGGCAATTACCACGATCTGGGAGTTCCGCGACGAAATCACCCGCGTTGGCGCCATCGTCGCCGGTGGCCTCGGCATGCTCGCACTTGCCCGCGGCATCCAGTCCCTGACTGCTGCGGTGACGGCTGCCGGCTTTGCCTGGAAGATCTTCCGGACGAACATGGCCGAGGCTGTCTCCAACATTACGCTTGGCGTGACCGGCTTCCGGAACATGACCACGGCTTCGACCGGCCTTTCGTTCGTCCTGATGGGTATGCGTGGCGCGTTCGGAGCAATCCTGACCGGCTTCACGGCCTTTGCTCCGCTGATCGTCGGCGTTGGTGTCGCGGCTTATACGGCCGGTGAATATTTCGGCCTGTTCAAGGATCGCGTTGGTGACGCCTACGAGGAGCTGAAGAAGTTCGGCGCCGAGTCCGAAGCCATTGCCCGTAAGACGGTCGAAGCCAAGCGCAACCAGCTGCAGGAGCGCATCGCGTCCATGCAGAACGCCCGCGCGCTGGGTGGTCAGGGCTGGGACGAACAGATCGCCGCGGCTCAAAAGGAGCTTGAGCAGTTCAACGTTGAAAGCCCGAAGTTCATCCAGGACGCCGCAAAGGCCGAAAACACCAAGAAGCTCGATGCTTACAAGCAGAGCATCCAGGACGCTGTTGCGATCCAGCAGCAGGGCTATGAGAAGCTCCAGAAGGAGCGCGACCAGGCGTTTGACGAGGATCTTGCCAAGACCGGCGAGAACGAAGAGTCGAAGGCCCAGATCACCAAGAAGTATCAGGATAAGCTGCGGGAGAACCAGAAGAACCTCTCCAAGGAGATCATCAAGGGATACGACGAGCGCCTCGACGCGCTGAACAAGTCGCTGGCGACTGCGGCTGGCTCCGAGAAGGATCTGATCCAGCAGCAGATCGCCTACGTCAACAGCCTGCGCAACCCGGAATACCAGCGCTTCCTCACCCTGGACGACAAGACCTTCAGCGTCGATCACACCTCGACCGGTGCGAACGAGACGAAGGCTGTCGAACGCGGCAAGAAGGCGCTCGAGGAGCTTCAGGCCGATATCGCCAAGATCCAGGCGAACATGAACGGCGCATCCGGTGCTGCTGCTGAAATGGCCGAGAAGATCGCGGCCAACGACTTTGGTTCGATCAAGGAGGGCGGCGAGGATATCGCGAGGCTCCACGATCAGCTGATGGCTGCTGCCGAGGCGAAGGAAACCCTCGACAAGGCCATGAAGGGCAACCAGAAGGCCGATCGCGATCTGGATAATATCCAGGAGGATATTCGCGAGCGCGAAATGAAGCTCCTGGAGCGCCAGCAGGGCAGGGAGCTCAACGACGCCCAGAAGATGCGCCTGCGTCTCGACAACGGCGGCTACTTCGCCCTCGGTCCCTACGACAACATCAAGAAGGCACTCGGCGAAGTCGTCGGCGCCATGAACGCCCAGGGTGCGGCTGCCAACCAGGTTGGCACCGTCATGCGCGAGAACACGTTCAGCAATGAGACCGTCAAGCACGTCGACACCGTCACCGATGCCATCGGCCGGCTCTCCGGCGCTATTCGGGGTGTTGGCACGTCACTGAACGGTCTGAACTTCGCCGACCTGGGCAAGGGCCTCTCCGGCACCCTTCCGATGGGTGGCAATGCCCCGAAGATCACGCAGTTCTCTGGCTCGATGCTCGACCTGATCGCCAAGGGAGAGTCGGGCGGCGACTATAACGCCACGCTGGACAACGGCGCATGGACGGGCGGTTCGCAGAACCTCGTTGGCATGACGCTGAACCAGGTCCGCGACCTGCAGCGCCAGATGCTCTCTAATCCCGCCAACCGGGCAAAGTATGACGGCAAGGGCTCTTCGGCGCTCGGCAAGTATCAGATCGTCGGTCAGACGCTGCAGGGTCTCATGGAAGAGATGGGCCTCTCCGGCGACGAGATGTTCGATGAGAAGATGCAGGACCAGATGGCGATGCGTCTGCTCAATCGTCGTCTCGGCTCTGGCGAGGGCATCGGAGGTCTCCGCAAGGAATGGACCTCGCTCAAGAACGTCTCCGACGACGTGATCCAGAACGCGCTGAATAGCGCTTCGAACGGCCCGACGCGCGAGAAGGCCGCTGGCTACGCTATGACCAGCGCGCCGGCGATGTCGGCCAGCCTCGGCCCGCTGCCGACCTACCAGCCGACCGTGATCGACGCCCAGATCGAAAAGACGGCCGACCTTCGCAAGGAGCTCGATGAGGCCGACAAGAAGTATCAGGAGCTCGGCAAGAAGACCAACGACGCGGATCTCGCCGACTGGATCAAGCAGACCTCGACCGAAACCAAGGATCTCGGCAAGAACGCTGAAGATACCGGCAAGCGCTATGACGCTCTGGTCAAGGCAATCTCGGGCGGCAAGTTCGGCGACAGCGACGAAGACAAGAACCCCGAGGCAGCGCGCTACAAGGACGCGATTGCCGCGGCGAAGGAATACGACGCCGTTGCCAAGGATGTCGACGAGAAGAAGAAGCTTCGCACCCAGACGGATCGCGAGACCGAAAAGCTTGAGCAGGATCGCCTCGAGCTCAACCGGCGCCTGGCTGAAGCTCAGAAGAAGGTCTCCAATCCGGACTACATCAAGGACTCGTCCGCCCTTGAGGATTTGACCACCCGTCTCGACGCCTACATCGCCAAGACCAAGGAGCTCTACGGCGAAGACAGCGATGCGTATCGCCAGGCGCTACAGACCAAGACCAACATGCTGCGCTCGCAGTCCCAGCTCGACAGCGCCGTCACCCAGACGAAGCTCGAGAAGGAACGTCGCGACACCGAAAGCACGCTGCTCACCACGACGCAGATGCGTCGGCAGGAGATGCAGCGCAAGATCGCCCTCATCGACCAGGCCACGCAGGAAGCGATTGCTGCCGGCGAGGATGAGGTCGAGGCGACCAGGCGTGGCGAAGCTCAGAAGGCGGCTATCCGTGCGCAGTATGTGCAGGAAATGTCGCCCATGCAGAAGCAGTTCAAGGAATGGGGCGACCTGCAGTCCAACCTCGCCCAGGGATCTGCGCGCTGGATGGACTCGCTTGCGGGCGGCATCGCTGATCTCATCACTGGCACCGGTGATCTGCGCCAGACCCTTCAGGGCATCCTGAAGGACATCGTGAGCACGGGCGTCAAGTATATGATGTCCGGCATGTTCTCCGGTAAGGGCGGTGGCGCTGCTTCCGGTGGCAAGAAGGGTGCAGCCGCAGCTGGTGGCAGCAAGAAGGGCCTGGTCCCGACCGCGCACACGGGCGGCATCATCGGCTCGAGCGCGCTTTCGCCGAAGATGGCCCACGCTGCCATGTTCGCGGGCGCTCCCAAGTTCCACACGGGCGGCATCGTCGATAGCCTGCTGCCTTCCGAGGTTCCGATCATCGCCAAGAAGGGCGAGGGCGTCTTCACGCCTGAGCAGATGGACGCGATGGGCGGCTTCTCCCAGAGCCAGTCGATCGTCATCTCGTCGCCGATCACCGTCAACGGATCGGCCGGCTCGCCGGAACAGAACCAGGATCTCGCAAAGAAGATGGCCCGTGAATACGAGCAGTCGATGCGCGGCGTGGTCGCCGAGGAAATCCGGAAGCAGACGCGTCCGGGCAATTACATGAACCAGAGGAGCCGCTGATGGCGCTGCCGACCTTTGAACCGCCCGTCGGTCCCTCGCCGGGCACGTCTCACAAGCCGACCGTCAACCTTTGGGAGTCGGAATTCGGCGACGGATATAGCCAGACGATGCCGAAGGGCATCAACCACATCAGGAAGACCACTTCCCTGAAGTGGGAGACGCTGACCTATGACGAGATGCGCGAGATTGTCGATTTCTTCGAGGAACGGCAGGGCTCGAAGGCATTCTGGTTCAAGCCGTTTGGTGAGCCCCTTCGCGTCAAGTGGACCTGCAAGGAGTGGGACTACGTCACGAACGGTGGCATTTGGTCCGTCTCGGCGAACTTCGTCCAGAGCTTCACGACCGAATTGTAAGTGTTTCCTTATTTAGGCTTGCAAGTAAGTAAGCACTTACTTACAATTGGACCTCAATCAAGAGGCCCGAATGTCCGTTCAGTCTGAAGCTCAGTCGCTTTCGCCGTCTGCCATCATCTCGCTGTTCACCATCGACGCTTCGCCGATGGGCGGCCCGCTGATGTATTTCGTGCAGGGCTCGGAGAACGACGGCCCGGTCGTCTACAACGGCATTGAATACCAGCCGGTCGACGTTCAGTTCGAAGGGCTGGAAACGTCCGGCGCCGGCGCGCTGCCGCAGCCGAAGATTCGCATCTCCAACGTCGACGGCATGGCCCAGGCCCTGGTCTCGACCTATGGCGAGCTGCTCGGCTGCACGCTCTACCGTGTTCGCACCTACAAGCGCTTCCTCGACTACCAGCCCGACGCCGACCCCGAAGCTTTCTATGGCCCCGATATCTTCCGCTTTGAGCGCAAGACCTCGGAAAACGGCGTCTTCATCGAGTGGGATCTGTCTGCGTCGATCGACCAGGAAGGCAAGATGCTGCCTGGCCGCACGGTCATCCGCAACACCTGCCTGTGGCGCTACCGCTACTTCAACACCCTGACCGGCACCTTCGACTATTCCAAGGCGCAGTGCCCTTACACGGGCAACCGATATTTCGACATCAACGATGCGCCGGTCAGCGACCCGTCCAAGGACGTGCCGTCGCGCCGTCTCAACTGCTGCCGCACCCGCTTTGGCCGCGGCAATCCGCTGCCCTTCGGCGGCTTCCCTGGCGTCCAGAGGATCTCCTAAATGATGAAGTTTGCACTCGCTTTCGAGGATGCGAAGGCTCACGCGCGTCGGGTTTATCCCGAGGAAAGCTGCGGCCTGATCGTCGGTGGCAAGTATATCGCCTGCGAGAACGTCGCGGCTGACCCGACCAATCATGTCGATGATCCGAACTGCTCCTGCCGCAGGTGCTCTTTCGAGATCTCGCCGGCCGTCTACGTCAGCCACGGCGACAACATCGAAATGGTCGTGCATTCGCACCCGGATGGCCCCTTCTATCCGTCGAAGGCCGACATGGAATGCCAGGTCCAGACCGGCAAGCCCTGGGCGATCATCACCCTCGACGAGGAACGCGTTGCTGAAAAGCCGGTGATCTGGGGTGGCGACATCCCCGAACTGCTCGGCCGTCAGTTCATGCACGGCGTCACCGACTGCTATGCGGTCATCAAGGACGCCTACGCGCTCGGCAAGGACGCGCTCGAAAAGCAGGGCATTCCCGGCTGGCCTTACGATCCGATCATTCTGCCTGAGTTCCCGCGCAGCGATGCGTGGTGGGAAGGCGGCGAGGATCTCTACATCGATAATTTCGCCAAGGCCGGCTTCGTGGAGACCACGGACACGCCGCAGCCCGGCGATGTCTTCCTGATGAAGATCCGCTCCTCGAAGGAGAACCACGGCGGGCTCCTCGTCGGTAACGACCTCATCGTCCATCACCTGCCGTCGCGCATGTCGCGCCGCGAACCTGCCGGTCTCTGGGGTCGGCAGGCGACGCGCTGGCTTCGCTACAAGGGGAACGCCGATGCGTAAGGTCATCCTGCACGGTTCCCTCGGCGACAAGTATGGCAAGGAATTCAGTCTCGACGTGCGCACGGCCGGCGAGGCTGTCCGCGCGCTCGCGGCCAACTTCCCGATGTTCATGAAGGATCTGCGCGAAGGCGCCTGGCATGTCGTGCGGGGCAAGAAGGTCGATAGCGGTCTTTCGCTCGATGAAACCCAGATCAGCGGTTTTCGCCTGGGCAAGGGCGATCTCCACATCGCGCCCTTCATCGCTGGCTCCAAGCGGGGCGGGCTGCTGAAGGTCGTTCTCGGCGTCGTGCTGATCGGCGCAGCATTCGCATTCACGGGCGGGGCGCTGGCGACCGCTGTCGGCGCCGGCTCTGCGATGGGCTCTCTTGGCATCACCGGCACCCAGGTTGCGCTCTTTGGCGCGGCAGTGGCGCTTGCGGGCGTCTCCTCGCTGCTCTCGCCCGAAGAGAAGGCCAAGGAAGAGGACGGCTCTCAGTCGTTCACGATGGCCGGGCCTGCCAACACCTCCGACCAGGGCGCTCCGGTCCCGCTTGTCTACGGCGAGGTCATCACGGGCGGCGTCCTGATTTCGGGCGGCATCGACATCGAGCAGATCGCTGTCACCGGCGACGGTGGTGGATCTGTCGGCAGCGGAGGCAAGAAGTGATCAAGATCCTCTCCCACGGCGACACCGCGCTCGCGACCCAGGAAATCGTCAACGCCCAGCCGGCGCGTATTCGCGGCTTCAAGGGCAGCAGCAAGGGCGGCAAGGTCACGAACGACGGCAACACGCTGCGTTCGCGTGCAAACTTCCGGCTTGTCGAGGCTGTCTCGGAAGGTCCGATCTGGGGCCTCGTCGATGGCGAAAAGTCGATCTACTTCGACCAGACGCCGCTCCTCAACGATGACGGCACCTATAATTTCAAGAACGTCTCAGTCTCTTCGCATAAGGGCCTGCCTGACGAAGGCTATTTCAACGGCCACAATGCAGTCGAGACGCCGGTAAACGTCGAGGTCCAGGTCAAGAATTCGCTTGGCCCGACGGTGCGCACCATTGTCGACGAGAACGTCGACGCCGTGCGCGTCATCATGCGCATTCCGTCGCTCGTCCACCAGGACAGCAAGGGCGGCCTGAAGAAGACCTCGGTTTCCTACGCGATCGATGTGCGCGCCAACAATGGTAGCTGGAACCAGGTCGTCCTGCAGAATTTGGACAACGAGAAGACGCTCTCGCCGTTCCAGATCGACCACCGTGTTCCCCTGCCGCTGAATGGCGCTCCCTGGGACATCCGCGTCCGTCGTCTGACGGCCGACTCCGGTGACGACAAGCTTCAGAACGATACCTATTGGGAGAGCTACGTCGAGCTTGTCGAGGGCAAGTTCCTCTACCCGAACACGGCAGCTTTCGCGATCTCCGGCTCTGCTGAGCAGATGGGGTCGAATATCCCGCCGCGGTCCTATCACCTCCGCGGCCTGCTGGTGAACGTTCCGTCGAACTACAACCCGCTGACGCGGTCCTATACCGGTATTTGGAACGGCACCTTCAAGATCGCCTGGACCAACAACCCGGCATGGGTGTTCTACGACCTGCTGATCAACGACCGTTACGGCCTCGGTGAATTCATCAAGCCCGACATCGTTGACAAGTGGTCGCTCTACACTATCGCGCAGTATTGCGACCAGCCCGTTAAGTCCGGCTTCAAGAACGGCGACACGGGCGCGGATATCTACGAGCCCCGCTACACCTTCAACGGCGTCATCAACACCAAGGATGAAGCCTTCTTCGTGCTGCAGTCGATCACGAAGGCATGGCGCGGCATGGGCTATTGGGCGCTCGGCCAGGTCTTCGCGACCGCTGACATGCCGCAGGATCCTGTGCGCCTGGTCACGCCGGCAAACGTGCTCGGCGGAGAGTTCGAATATGGCGGGACGGCGCTCAAGGCGCGGCACTCCGTCGTCATGGTCAAGTGGAACAATCCGGACGACTTCTACCGCCCGGACACCGAAGTCGTCATCGATAGCGAGCTGCTCCACAAGTATGACTGGCGCGACAAGACGCTCCAGCTCACCGGCTGCACCTCGCGCGGCCTCGCGCATCGTTACGGCAAGTGGGTAATCGACACCGAGCAGCACGAGACCGACACGCTCACCTATCAGGCGAGCTGGGATCATGCCGAGCTTCGGCCTGGCGAAATCATCGCGGTCTCGGATCCTCGCAAGGCGCTGATCCGCGCGGGCGGCCGCATTGTCGACCACAGCGGCCTGACGGTCACGCTCGACGCGGACTTCGAATACACCGAAGGCGAAACCTATCAGCTCATGCTGACGCTGCCGTCGGGTCAGGTCGAGACCAAGCCGATCCTGGCGTTCCTTGATGCTCGCACTGTTCGCCTCTCCACTGGCTTCTCTGCTGAAGCTCAGCCCGATGCGATGTGGACGATCAAGGGCACCGACATCACGCCGCGGCTCTATCGTGTTATCTCCGTCGATGAGACGGACACCAACGTCTTCAAGATCACGGCACTGTTCCACGATCCGCTGAAGTATGCGCGCATCGAGAAGGACATTGTATTCGAGCCGCTGCCTTACGATCGGCCGGACAAGAAGGCTGTTCCGCCTTCGAACCTCATCGTGCGCGAGACCGGCTATGTCACGGGCGGCCAGACCTTCCATTCGCTGACGGTCTCCTGGAGCCCGCCTCCGAATACCCTGGTGCGCGGCTTCGTCGTAGCTGTCGATGCGCCGGACGGCGAGAGCTTCGTCATTGGCTCGACCAACGAAACCTTCATGGAGCTGCTTACCACGAGGGGCGGCACCTACAAGTTCTACGTCCAGACGATCACCTACACCGGCCTGGTGTCGGATCCTGCGACCATCGAGTTCGAGGCGGTCGGCCCGGAAGGCTATCCGATCCCGACCGTCACCGACCTGGAACTGGTTGACGATCCCACGACCTCGAACTTCACTGGCACGGACCTCCGGGTCCGGTGGAAGAACAACTTCGCGCTGTCGGCTAACGGCGCTCTCGAGCACGTCGCCTCGCCGCACTACAGCCACAACACGGTCAACGTCTACCACAACGGCACGGGCGCGCTACTGCGCTCCGAGCGCATCACGTCTGAGACCTATACCTACGATCTCGGTTCGAACCGCGCCGACTGCAAGAAGCTGGGCTATTCGACCCCGACCCGCTCTGTCCGCATTGAGGTCAGCGTAACCGACGTTTTCGCCCGCACCTCGAATGAGGTCGATCGGGTCTTCACGAACCCGGTCCCGCAGGCGATCGCGCCGAGCTACACCGTTGCCGCATCCACGATCTTCCTCGGCTTCAACCAGCCGGCCGATCCCGACTACGCCGGCTATGTGCTTCTGCGCTCGAAGGTCTCGGGCATCGATATAACCGACGAGCCCTATTACGACGGCCAGGCCAACCCGCTGACCATTCCGGGCGAGCCGAACACGACCTATTACTTCCGCATTGCCGCATACGACGCCTTCGGCAAGACGGGCCTCAACTGGTCGACGGAATTCGAAATCGCCACGCACACCGACAGCGTCGACTTTGAGCCGCCTGCGGTTCCGACCGGCCTCGCCGCGACTTCGGTCATTCGTGCCGACGGCATGGTGGATGTTACCTACACCTGGGACGCCAACACCGAAGGCGACCTGATGGGCTACATTGTCCAGATCAAGGAAGGTGCGGGCAACTACATCGGCTTCTCTGCGCCGTCGCCGGCGCTGAAGGTCACCGTGCTGCCGACGACCTTGCTGACCGCCCAGGTGCTCGCTTACGACACCAACGGCAACAGGTCGAACCTCAGTGATCCTCCGCTCATCTATACGGCAAGCCGCGATGAGCTGCCGCCTGCCGTTCCGTCGAACTGGACCGCGAAGGGTGGTTTCGGCCTCGTCGTGCTTTCAGGCGATCCGAATACCGAACTGGATTTCTCCCACTACGAGATCTACCAGAGCACGGTCGACACCGCACCTGACGCTGCAACGCCTGCGACGCTGGTCGCAAGCTCCAATCAGTTCTTCATCACCGACCTCGACGACGAGCTGACGCTCTATTTCTGGCTGCGTTCGGTCGATGGTAGCGGCAACAAGTCGGACTGGTCCGATCGCCTGGTCGCGACCACGGTCTCTTCGAACGTTCTGCTGACCACCGAGGCTCTCGAGGGCCTGGTCGACCGGACGAGCTTTGCGACCTCGATTGAGCCGCCTGGCATCGGTAGCACTCTGCCGGACCTGCCCTTTACCAACGAGACGCCGAAGCAGTTCTTCCTGACTACCGAAGGGAAGATGTATATCCAGAAGGTCGACGGATCCGGCTGGGTGCTGACCACCTCGACCACCATCCTCGACGGCAAGATCGTCACCGGCCAGATCGCGGCAGGCGCGATCGGCGCGGATCAGATCGCGGCCGGCGCCATCACCACGAAGAACCTGTCGATCCGCGATTTCACGATCCTTGCGGAAAATGCAGACATGCAGCTCGGCAACACTGTCGGCTGGGCGAGCGGTAAGGAACGCATCATCCAGGACGCAGCCAATGCCTATCCGGGCCAGACCTGGGTGGCAGCGCTGACGGGCACGACCACCCTCATCGTGACCAACGCCCTCGAGGTGTCGTGCGTCGCCGGGGAACGCTTCTATCTGTCCGCGCATGTTAAGACCGTCGGTAACGCTGGCGCCGGCCGCAAGGGCGTGCGTGCTCAGTTCGTCGACAAGGACGGCAATCTGCTGACGCCTGGCACGGCTGACACGACCGGCAATCCGACGGCCTGGACTGCCGTTGTAGGCTTTGCGACTGCGCCTGCAGACACGGCCAAGGTTCGGCTCGAGGTCATCAACTACAACAACGTGGGCGGCACCTGCTATGTCGCCAACCCGCGCCTGATGCGTGCAGCCGCGGTTCTGATCGAGCCGAACGGCATCACGGCCGACAAGCTGACGACTGGCGAACTGATCACGCTCTCGGCGCAGATCAAGGATGCCATCATCACCAGCGCCAAGGTCTTCGACCTCGACGCGGCCAAGATCCGGGCTGGCACCATCATGGCCGGGACCATCACGGTCAACGGTTCGCAGCTCGGCATCATCAAGAACAATGCCGAACTCGGCGCGACCGATCCGGCGACCCGCATCAACTCGGGCACGACGACTATCAACGGCGGAAAGGTCACGATCTCCAACACCGGCGTCCTGAGCGATTGGGCGATGGGTGGCGACTCGACCGAGATCAACGGTGGCGCCGTAGCGGCAAACACCCTGACGGCCAATAAGCTGACGATCGGCCAGCGCGGCATCAACCTCGAGAATATCCAGTTCTCCTACGACAAGGCAACTGGCATCGTCTCGTGGACGGCTGGCGTGCTGCGCTACACCCGCACCAATGCGACGACGCTCGCGCCTGAAGTCGGCTTCGTCAACATCTCTGCGGGCACCGCTACGTGGACCACGGGCCGCCTCTATGTCTATTGGGACAAGGGCGCAACGGATCCGGCCAATGGCGCGGCCGTCACGCTGCTTGCCAGCAACGTCGTGGCAACGGCCAACGGCGACAACAAGCTCGTGCTGGCGACCTATAGCGGTGGCACGATGTTCGTTGCCAACTACGGCCAGACGATCATCGACGGTGGAACCATTCGCGCACAGTCGATCGACGCGGCGCAGATTAAGGCGAACGCCATCACGGCCGGCCTGATCGCTGCGGATGCGATCGAGACGCGGCACCTGAAGTCGCAGATCATCACCGCAAAGCAGATGGTCATGTATGACGCCCAGAATTGGGTGTCGAATGGCGAGTTCGAAGAGCTCGACACTGAGGCTACCTGGACGTTCGGCGGTGGCAACATTTCGCCGCAGTTCAGCGGTCTCAACACGACCAGCATGTTCTACCTGTCGACGGAGGGCTCGCAGACCGGCCGCTACGTTCTGGCGCTCGATCGCAAGAGCTCCTCGTATGGCACGAACCTGAACGTCAACATGAAGAACAAGTTTCAGGTGACCTCGGGATCGACTTTGACGGTCAGCGTTGCCTTTGGATCGTTGAACGCGGCAAGCACCGCAGGCTTCTACATCACGCTCTATTGGTATGACTCCGACGGCGTGCAGACGACCAGCACGTTCCTCTGGAACAACAGCTCGATCCCGGCGACGATTACCGAGCAGACGAAGAAGATCGTCGTGCCGGCTGGGGCCACCTATTGCCATTTGCGCATCACCCACGGCGCGGGCTCGACCGAGCCGGTCATCTACGTCGACCGCGTTGCGGTTCGTAAGGCTAATGCTGCCAGCCTGATCGTGGACGGTGGCATCAAGGCCAACCACATCGATGTTCAGGACTTGAGCGCCTTGAACATCAAGGTGCACAATATCGATATCGACGAAGGCACGATTGGTGGCGAGAAGCTCACCAACGGGGCGATCTCGGATGTCTACATGGATAGTTCCGGATCATCCATCTACCTCAACGGCTCAACGAATCTCCTCGTTCGCAATATCGCGGTTAAAGCGAGCGAGCGCCTCCTGTTCACGGGCTTCTGGAACATCAGGAGTTTCATCAACTTTGACACGGAAATCTGCTGGTATGGTTATGCCCAGATCGTGGTTAATGGCACCGTGATCGCCCAGACCATGATCGTTGGTCCTGCCATTGACGGCTATACGTGCGCCAATCAGTCGATGTCCGGCGCCTGCATTATCGGGTCTGACCAGACTGTCACCTGTATTTTCCGTTTCGTCATTGGCTCAGGGGGCACGCCTCGCTCTGGCAGTTATAACAGTGGCGCGCTCGCGCAAAATCCGATGAGTAACGACGGCGTGTCGTGGTCGATTATAAGGGCTAAGAAGTGATTTGGTTTGTTCTCTATAGCGCGGACGGCGCGATCGCCCAGCATGGCAATGCTCTCAATGAGGAGGAAGCAGCGGAACAGGCTGCACTCCTGGGCCTGTCCCTTCTTGTGGTGGAGGAGCAGTTGAAGGACGTTAGGAACTGGTATGTTCTCGACGGTGTGCTCACGCCTAAGCAGGAAATCAACGCCGAGGGTGAATACACGATCGCCGCTGACGGGGCGGCCGAGGTCTCCTTTCCCGTGCCCGAGGGAACTCCAATCATTTTTCAGAAGTCATGGCACCTGTCGGATGGCGCCTTCGAGTTCGCCACGGACACGCCGGGGAATTATGAGGTCACGATCGAGACGGGCGCCACGACTTTGAGCAAGAGGGTAATTATCCATGCGGTTTGATTTGAAGATGGGACTCCCGGCCATCAAGGCGGACCTGAAGGCCAAGATCGACCTGCAGGCGGGGCAGCTTCGCAATCTCTACATTACGACCATTCCGGGACAGGACATGGTCTACATGGAGAAGCGCCTGGAAGCAGAGATGGTCGTGGCTGATCCTCAGCTCGGGGAAGGGCTCAGCGCCTCCGAGATTCCCCACATCGTCAAGGAAGCTGACACGTCTGGGGTTAGCCGCTACGAAAAGGCGGTGGAGATCCTCACTCTGGCGAATCTCTGGAAGCAGATTTCCCCGATGATCGAAGATCGCCGGCTGTCGGTGAAGAGCGCGATCGATGCCGCTACGACTGTAGCCGAGGCACGGGATCTCGCCGACGTGGACTGGAGCGATCTGGTGCTAACGCCCTAGGTTTTGGTTGCCCTTTTCTCCCACTTGTAGTAAGTAAGTCCTTACTTATCTCATCGTTGGAGACGTGTCATGGCAGCCATGCCTTCCATTAAGCTCAACAAGGAGACACTCGGTCTTGTGATCGCGTGTTTCTCGGTCGCAGGCAGCATTTTCGCCGCCTACAACTGGCTGCTGGCTGGCCGTGCAGAAAATGCACCGATCGTCCGTCAGCTCGTGCTGAAGGACGAGGTTCAGGACAAGCGCCTCGATCGCACCGACGAAGATCGCGCCATCACCAAGGAACTCACCCAGAAGACCGGCGAACTCAAGGAAGCCGTCGTCAAGCTGACGACCGTGCTGGAGAACACCCCGGCCCGTAAGGCCGAATACTATTTCGAGAATACCTCTCCGCGGCCGGGCATGCCTTCGCCCACCATTGAGGTGCGGCGATGATCCACCCCGACTGGAAGAACATCTTGGGTCACTCCTATGTGGCCTGGTGCGGCTACGCGCTCTTCCTCCTCAACGCGCTTGATGCCTCCTACTGGTTCTTCCTCGGATACGCACCCATCGCGCCGTGGGCTATGGGCCTTGTGTCTGCGCTGATCGGCCTCGCGATCCCCTACCTGCGCGTCAAGCTTCAGAAGAGCATTTCAGGAGACACCCATGCCGGTGAATAAGACCTTCGCGAGCAAGCGCGGCAAGGCCGCTGTCGCTGCCGCGATCATGGCTGCTGCATTGACTGGTTGGCAGAGTGTCAAGGACACCAACCCGGCCAAGCACGTTTATCCGCCCGCAGTTATTCTGGCGACCGACGCGCTGATCAAGCCGTGGGAAGGCAATGTGCTGAGCGCGCATTGGGATCCTTTCGCCAAGATCTACGACATCTGTTACGGCAAGACCCGTTTCAACGGCAAGCCTGTCACCAAGGACATGAAGTTCACCAAGGAGGAGTGCGCCGACTTCCTCGAGGCGGATGTCTACAACGACTATTACCTGCCGCTCACCAAGAAGATTCCGGGCTTCACGTCCTTCCCGATCGGCAACCAGGCCGCGATGATCTCCGGCGCCTATAACTTCGGCGTTGGCGCAATGGTCAATTCCACGGCGACCAGCTTAGCGCTGAAGGGCCAGTGGGAAGCCGCATGTGACGCCCAGACCGCCTTCAACAAGGCAGGTGGCGTGCGTGTGCCTGGCCTCGTGAAGCGCCGCGAGATGGGCGACGATTACCGCAAGGGCGAAGCCGAGATCTGCAAGTCCGGCCAGGTAACGAAGTGATCAAGGCGCTCATCGCACCCTACCTCGGCTACGTCTACACGGGCCTGGCTGTGCTGGTCGCTACTGCCGGCGCCTATGCCTACAACGCCATCTACGATCGCGGCTGGAACGCCAATGAAGCTGTCTGGCTCAAGAAGCAGGCCGACCAGGTCGAAGCCAATGACCGGGCCATTGCGAACGCCACCAAGGAATTGCGGGAGGATATCGCCGCACTGGTTCTTCAAAATGGAAAGCTCGAAAATGATGTCGCTCGCCTCAATGAAGAAGCCCTTAAGGATCCTGACGCTCATTCTGGTGGCATCAAGCGCAGCAGCGTGCAGCGCATTAACTCCGTCCGCTAAAGTTCCGATCAATCTTCCACCTCTGCCGGCCGACGTTCTCTGGATCTGTAAGCTCGACAAAGAGGGCAAGCAGGTGTGCAAGCTGACGTGTCCGGAAGGTGTGCTCGTGCCTGACCGCGACATCGACCAGGCTGAGGCGGAAACCTATTGGATTCAGGACCGCGCCGGCCTTCGAACCTGCCGGAACGCTTTCAATGCGACCGTAAAGTTCTATGAGAACCTTCGAACGGAACTCTCCGCGCCGGAGAAGTGATCCATCTCTCGTCTCTTATATGCATCTGACTAAGTGCATATAATTATACTTGACAGTGAATGGACGGGAATACGCTTCCGGACGGCGAGAACGTGTTCCGGTTTCCAGGTCAAGCCCTAAATAAATGTAAGTAAGCGCTTACTTATTATGATGCTTTCAGCTACATTGGGCTCGTAGTCGATACCTCCCCAATGGAGCTCTCCTGAAATGTCTAAGCCTCGCAAGTCCGTCGCACGTCAGACCCGCCGCGACGACCGCGCACGTATGCGCAACGACTCCAAGCTGATCGCTTCTGCCGATCGGTCGATCCCTGCGCAGCCCACTCCCGCACGCAGGGAGCCTGTCAAGCCGCTGACCCACGGTCAGAAGCGCTATGACGCCGGGTTCAAGTCCTCAGATATCATCTTCGGCATTGGACCGGCAGGCACGGGCAAGACCTGGTTTGCCATCCAGCGCGCCGCGGAAGCCCTTAAGGCTGGCCTGATCAAGAAGATCTACGTCACCCGGCCGGCGATCGAGGTAGGCGAGGGGATGGGCTTTCTGCCGGGCGAGCTGGACGAGAAGTTCGCACCCTATCTGATCCCGCTGAAGGAAGCCTTTGTCGAGGCCCTCGGCGCCGGCTTCTATGAATACTGCCTCAAGGCAGGCATCATCGAGCCGATCCCGCTCGCATTCATCCGCGGCCGCACGCTGAAGGATGCGTGGGTGATCTTTGACGAGGCGCAGAACGCGACCAAGGCCGAGTTCAAGGCGTTCCTGACCCGTATCGGCGAGAACGCCAAGTTCGTCATCAATGGCGACACGACCCAGATCGACGAGAAGATCGGCTCGAAGTCCGGCCTGATGGACGCCGTCAAGCGTATCGGCAATCACTCTCAGGTGTCGGTCGTGACGTTCACGCGCGGCGAGGTCGTTCGCTCCGGCCTCTGCCAGGACATGGTCGAGGCATACGAAGACGCTTAACGACCCTGACGCGAGCGCGGACAACCCCGCGCTCGCTTTGTCTGCTCTTCCGCATGACGCTCGCTATAAGTCATCACAGAACAACGAAAGTCCTGTTATGCCGCATCTGATTACCGCCTATTCAACCGATCTCGAAGCCGAGCGCGTCACCACGCTTGAGAACGATTACATCATCTCCAACTACATTTCGCATGAGTTTCAGGAGTTTGATCGGATGGGCTGGTCGCGGAAGTGGTTCGACTATCGTCATATGACGCTGCTGCAGGCGACCCATAAATACATGGAAGTCTATGGCGATATCTACCGTCGCATCTTTGCCCGCGAGTTCGATCGCGAGCGGGCCGAGCACATTCGCCCGCTGAATTTCGACGCGATCCTCGGCGCGCTTCGCCCCGACGGTCAGACGGACAATAGGAAGGTCACGAAGGCCAAGAAGCAGCTCGTCGGCTGCTGGCGCGGCCGTCAGGTGGCAGACATGCTGGGCTGCCCCTACGAGGTCTACATCGATCTCGCCTTCACCTACCGCATGCGGCGCTGGAAGCAGAACAACATGCCGCAGCCGCTTCACCTCTACCACGAGTATGACGTGGAGAAGATTGCCGATCGCTGGGAGGAGCTACAGGCCGGCCGGCTCTATCTCGCCGAGCATTCCGCCTACCTCGTCCAGAACTACCGCGATCTGCCGCAGCAGAACGATTATCACGAGTGGCTCTTCAAGCAGGCCAAGCTCCGCTCCAACCCGGCCGAGTTCGTCGCTCGATTCATCGACGATCACCTTCTCCCGATCGACAAGGTGAAGACCCGCACCGATCTCCCCGAATGGGAAATGATCGAGCGCTATCTACAGTAATCCCCACGCGCTTCTCGCTATAACATACGCATGACGTTTTTCGCTTGCTTGAATACGTAAGCACTTACTTATGAATTGGAGTCAATACGTGACTGAGACGGCACAGTTTGAGTTCGATCAGTCTTTCCAGACGAAGGTCGCGGCGCTGGTGATGCGCGACACGAACTTCGCCATGAATACGAAGGATCTGATCAAGCCCGAATATTTCACCGAGGACGCAGCCGGCGCCCTCGTTCGCATCGTGCATGAGCATGTGAAGACCTATCGCTCCGTGCCCGACATGAAGATCCTACCGACGATCCTGAAGGATGAGATCGCAGCCAAGCGCATTCGCTCGGACATGGTGGATCCGATCAAGAAGATGGTGCGTGATGTGCTCACCACCGATCTGTCGAACCCGCAGTTCGTCCAGGACAAGGTGACGGACTTCGCCAAGCACCAGGCCGTCGAAGGCGCCATCATGCAGATCCTCCCGCTGCTCGAAAAGGGCAAGGATTGGGGCAAGATCGGCCAGCTGATGAAGGATGCCGTCTCGGTCGGCTCGACCACCGACGGTGGCGACTACGACTTCTTCAACGAGATTGGCAACCGCACCAAGATGCGCCACGACCTGAAGGCCGGCAAGGTCATCAGGAACGGCATCACCACCGGCTATCCGGCGATCGACGCCTATCTCTATCACCTCGGATGGGGCCGCAAGGAACTGAGCTGCATGATGGGTGCAGCCAAGGCTGGCAAGTCGATGTCACTTGGCGACTTCGGCAAGAACGCGGCGATGGCCGGCTACAACGTCCTCTACGACAGCCTCGAAGTCTCGAAGGAAATCATCGCCGAGCGTATCGACGCGGCAATGTCCGATACCTTGATGCGCGAGCTGCACAAGGATCCTGACGCTGTCGAGGCTGCGATCAGGGCGATTGCTGCCAAGTCCGGTCACTTCAAGATCCGTGACCACGCATCAGGCACTCTGAAGCCCTCCGCGCTGCATCGCCTCATCGAGAACTATCGCGCCGACGGCATCATCTTCGACCTGGTCATTGTCGACTACGCCGACATCATGGCCGCGGAATATCGTTCCGACAATCTGATCGAGAACCTGCGCACCATCTACATCGACCTGCGCGCGCTCGCCCACGAGCTGAACTGCGCATTCCTGACGGCCACGCAGACCAACCGCGACGGCGCAAAGGCTGCAACGGCCAAGGCGACTGACGTTGGCGACGACTGGAACAAGGCTCGAACCGTCGACATCATGATCGGCATCAACGCGACCGACGCTGAGAAGGCTGCCGGCGAGGCGCGTCTCACCTGGCTGCTCTCGCGCAACACCGAAGACGGCTTCAGCCTGCGCATCAAGCAGGACCGGGCGAAGATGCAGTTCCTCAAGAAGGTGATCGGGAAGGAGTAAGATGTCTAAGCTGTCCTTTGCACAGATCCAGGACGAGCTCGACATTGAGTTCTTCCTCGATCGCGAAAGCATCTCCTTTCGCGAGACGCGCGGCACGTCCGGCGTCCAGCTGAATATCAAGACCTGCCCGAACCCGGCCTGCCGCGACGAGCGCTGGCGCACCTATTTCGGGATCGACAACGGGCAGGGTAACTGCTTCGTCTGCGGTCAGTCCTTCAACAAGGTCCACTTCGTCAACAACTACTTCGATTTTGGCGACAACTGGCGCGCCACCTTCCAGATGTGCGAGGAGATCCTGCGCGACCAGGGCTATCGTCCGAAGCGCAAGGCAATGGTGCGTGTCGAGCACGGCGACGTGACGCTTCCGGTTTCCGATCCGCTACCTATGCCGGACGGTTCGAACCTGGCCTATCTCGAGCAGCGCGGCTTCGGCGCCGACATCTGCAAGTATTTCGAGCTGCGTTGGTGCCAGTTCGGCTGGTGGAAGTTCAAGGATCCGGACGGCAACACGCAGACGCAAAACTTTGGCGATCGCGTCATCATTCCGGTCTTCGACCTCGACGGCACGCTCAAGACGTTCCAGGGTCGCGATCTGACCGGCGAGTCGGCGAAGAAGTATCTCTTTCCGATGGAGCTGCCCGGAACCGGCCGCTACCTTCTGAACGGTCATAATGCCGTGGCGACCGACCATGTGTGTATGGGCGAGGGCGCTTTCGACGTTGCTGCGATCAAGCTTGCCTTCGATGAGGATCCGGAGCTGCGCCATATCGTGCCGATCGGCTCCTTCGGCAAGCATCTGTCCTATGGTGCGCCTGACGGTGACGATCAGCTCGGTCGCTTCCTGAAGCTGAAGGGAAGGGGCATCACGACTGTCACGATCATGTGGGACGGCGAAGTCAACGCGCTGCTCGCCGCCCTCGACGCTGCGAAGGTTCTCTCCGGTATCGGGATGAAGGTCCGCATCGCCTTGCTGCCTTTCGAAAAGGATCCGAACGAAGTCACTGGCGACGTGGTGCGCAAGGCATTCTATGCGGCTCAGTTCTGGACGCCGGCGCTCGATATCAGGTGGCGCCTTCGCAATCCATATGCAGAGGAAGCCAAGAAGAAAGCTGCTGCTGCAAAGGAATAAGTAGCTTCTTACTTACTTCCTACCGCGTTCCGACGACGCGCTCGCTATAACTGAAAACACAAATGTCAAAGCAAACGACAAGCGTCAAAGGCCGTTTGTCGACGAGGAAAACTATGTCCGTTTATCCGATCAAGGTCCACTCGATCTCGCTCGATCATCGAGGTGGGACCAAGTCCTATCACCTGATGATGATCCAGGCCGCGAACGGCAACTCGGTCGTCGTCTATCGCTGGGGCAAGACCGGCGTGTTCGGCGAAACCAAGATCGAGACCTATGACAGTCCGGTCAAGGCGCAGAAGGGCTGGGACAAGAAGGAACGCGAGAAGACCAACAACGGCTACTCGCAGACCGGCCCCGTCGTCGAGAAGACTGCCAACGACGCGAGCGAGCTTATGGCCGCGATCGGTCGCAATATGTTTGCGAAGCTCGGCGCTTCGAACGTCAAGCACCTCGATCCTTCCTTCGATACCAGCGGCATGCGCGAAGCCGACGATCCTCAGTATGACGAGGAAACCGGCCGGAAGCTCGATACCGCCCGGAAGATGGACCTCGCCGCACTGCTCGAGGAGCAGAAGCGCAAGGAAGAGGCCGAAATCGCCGCAAACTACGAAGTCAACGAACTCTACGGGAGGTTCTAATGTCGCGCCATTACCTGACGCTGGACAACGATAACCAGTTCCAGTTCGCTTGCCCGATCTTCAACGTCACCACCAAGATGAGCCTGTGCATGAAGCTGCGCGAGCTGGTCTGGATGGGCAAGCGCCCGGACGTTCGCAAGGGCTGCCAGGCGTGCATGTCGGCCGGCAAGTGCCCGGCTGCCGCAATCGTCTCGAAGATCTCCTATGGGCGCGATGTGCCCGATGAATACGGCTCCAAGACGCCGATCGTCGGCAAGCTTCGTCGCGACATTCTGGAGCGCGTCCACCGCCCGATGGTGCTCGAGAAGACGCTCAACGATTTCAGCGTCCCGCCTGCCGAGCGCGACCTCATCGCCGGCGCTTCCGAGCGTATCGGCAAGATGATCGGCGCAGCACCGCTGCCGTCCACCGACGGCCCGCCGAGCCGCTCTGCCTTCGATACCGAGACGGCCGCTCCCAAGCAGCCGCGCAAGGCAAGGCCGAAGGCCGACAATTCCAACAAGGTCAACGAGGCAGCCAGGACCGGCGACCTCGCGGCCGCAATCAATGCAGCATAAGGAGAGGTATTCATGGACGCATATGGAGTTGCGCGTCTGATCGAGGACATCGCGTCCACGTCGTCGCGCACGGAGAAAGAGCGCCTTACGAAGACGCTTGCCGAGTCCGATATCGGCAAGTTCATTCTGACTTGGGCCTACAACCCGTTCATCACCTTCGGCATCACGCCGGCCATTTCCGATAATGCCGGCAAGCTCGCCTTCGAGTTCAAGCCTAGCCTCGTCGAGCCGCTTCTGCAGCAGCTTTCGAGCCGCGAGCTCACCGGCATGGCAGCCGAGCGCGAAATCGGCGAGGTGATGGCAGCGCTTAACGAAGACGGGCAGCGCCTGCTCTTCCTGATCCTGTCCAAGGATCTGAAGTGCGGCATTGCCGTGAACACCATCAACCAGGCTATGCCCGGCCTGATCCCGGTCTTCTCCGTCCAGCGCGCCGTCGCCTACGAGGCGAAACGCATGACGAAGGTCATGAAGGCCGAGTTCAAGCTCGACGGAAACCGCAACTCCTTCCTGTCGAAGGATGGAAATGGCGGGTTCTTCACGCGCACGGGCAATCGCGTCGCGCCGCTCGACTTCCTGGTGCCGCACGTCATGAAGGCTGCAGCCTACGCCGCCCAGAAGGGCAGCGATGCGTTGAAGAAGGTTCTGATCGGCGATCGCATCGGCAGTATGTCGAGCCTCAACTTCATGCTCGACGGCGAAGCCATGATGACGCTGTTTGAGGAGACCGGCGCATTCCGGCGCAAGGACGAAGACGCTCTCGGCGCCGAGCTCCATCTCTACGACATGATGCCCTTGGAGCATTTCGACGCGCCTGGCGCCGTCGGAGAGCCGCTCAAGGTCCGTCGTCAGTGGGTCGCGGAGTTCGTCAAGCTCGCCAAGGAGGCTCTTACCGGCACTGCAGGCGCCGAAGCCGTTCAGCTCGTGCCGCAGTTCTTCGTCAACAACGACTCCGAGGTTCAGGCGCTGTTTGAGCGCGCCCGCTCGATGACGCTCGCCAAGTATCTCGCCCGCGGCAATGCCGAGCGCGAGAAGGAGCTGCTCGCCAAGACGATCGACAAGGCGACCGGCCAGCCGAAGGTTCTCGAAGGTATCGTGGTCAAGGACGACGATGCCCTCTACGAGAAGAAGAAGTCCGCGGCCTGGCAGAAGCTCAAGGCGGAAGAGACGCTCGATCTGCCGATCGTCGGTGTCTACAACGGCCAGGAGCATTCCAAGTATGAAAACATCCTGGGCGGCGTCATCGTCGACCATAAGGGTGTCGAGGTGCGCGTCGGAGGAGGGATCTCCGATGAGGATCGTGCCTATCTCTGGACTCTCTGGGAGAAGGACGCGGCAATCATCGGTGTTGCTCCGAAGGTAGGCTTCAAGGGCGCGACCTTTGAATACGACACGCTCAAGCGGCTCGGGGCGACCAATCTCCTCACCCGGCTTCTCGAAACCGAGTTCATGGAAGTGACGCCCGACGGATCGCTCCGTCACCCGCGGGCAATTCGCTTCCGTGACGACAAGGACGGCGAAGTCGAATCCAGGGAAGCGGCGTGATGCGTCTCGTCCTCTCTCTGTTGGCACTCACCGCGTATGTCGCGGTGGGTCGCTTCTTCTTCCAGACAACCAAGGCACAGATCCTTCTAGGCGGCGTGGGCTTCATTGCCGCCCTTGTGATCTATCTGCTGATGAGGAACGACGATGAAGCTGTGGATCCCTAATATCGTCCAGGATCGGGAGGCTACTTCGTTTCTGCACTCGAAGGTGCTTCAAAAAGCTCTTTAAAAGAGTTCGCGGGCGATTCCGGTATCGTGGTCTCGTCTGGGATTAGCTCCAGTTTGCTCGGCGGAGTGAAAAACAACTCGCTGTGGTCCCCTTTGGGCCAGATTGCCTGGAATATCTGGGAAATCGTCGCATCCGGTGCGAAGGAGTATGCTTTCGTGGGAGCTGCTTCCTTCGCCCCAACCCCTTGCGTTGGAGGAAAGCTGGCTATGACCACAAACCGTTCGGCCTTGCTGCTCATTCTGTCCATTCGAATCTCCATTGAAGAGGCGACTATAGCATGTCTGCGCCGGCACTATTGTTATGGTTGAGATATCAACAGGTCCGATTGACCTACAGTTACCGATGCGGGAGTTTCATCTTCAAGATTTCCTTCGTGAGGTCGAGCTGGCCTGCTTTGATCAATCGAATCATCGCTCTGAAATAGCCGCCCGCGTTCTTGATCGGATCAGATCCTGGCGCGGGCCGCGTTTGCATCTGGACCACGTAAACCAGCGTGGCTGAAGCCCCGAGCGCCCCGATTTCACGGGTTGCCTCCTCCCAGCCCGACGCTGAGACCCCAAAAGCGCCCCTCATGCGCGACACGCCCATAATTAGGTCGCGGTCGCTGCGCACATCGCCTATAAACTCCATCGCATCAGGGCAGGCTCTCGCCAAATCGCCGGCATTTAGGCTCATGCCCGGCCGTTCCGGCTCCCTCACATCATCAATGCCGTTGTTACAAGACTGGTCAGGGGCATATTTGTTGTTGTCTTTGTGACGGCAAGAATTGCCGGCAGAGGCGGCATAATATTTACCTTCTGCTTCCTCCCTGATCGAGCGCCATGCATCCCGGGCGTCGTCGGCCGATCCCGCTCCGGACCTGCGTGGTGTGATCCTAGCGAGCTCAAGCGCGCGGGCCGTCAGTTCGCTAATGTCGATGCTCGGGAAAGTCTCTGCAAGCGTTCTGAGAGCCTCCTGCGCTGATCTTCGATGAATGGTGAGCTCGTCAAAGGCAGCAGCTCGCTCTCGCTCCACGTCTTTGATCGCCTGGAGCTGATCGCGAAGCTCCGGCAGGCGCGCGAGGAGGGGCGAGAGGTCAAAGCCATACGCCTTGACGATCTGACCCCGCAGAGATCGCTGCGCGAACCGTTTGCCGTTCGGACTATCCTTGGCGCCAATCACACCGTCGGCGAGCAGACGGGCAAGCGCATAGCGAACGGATCGCTCTGGAATACCGGTGCGCTCGACCAGGAATTCGTTCGACGGCCAGACGAGCATCCGATTTTCGATCAGCTCTCCACCGTAGACGCCGACGAGCTGGTCGAGGACGAACCTGCAGCTTGACGGTAGTTTCAGCACGCGGGCAGCCACCCGCGCTGCCTCGTAGAGGACTTGTTTGTCCGCTGTGTCTGGCTCTGCGGCCGACGGTGGTGTCGGCTTTAGAGCGCGCCAGCCGGACGACTGTGCGCTTCTCATGGTTATCCCTTTCACAGGGCAACGCTTCGCCGTTCGCCTCAAATAGGCGTTGACAAATCAGCGGTGATTCGGGATAACCAAAGTGCTTGATAGCTCTGGTGTCCCGACGGTCACTATCTAATTTCGAAGGCTCTGGGATTGCAGTCCTGGAGCCTTCAGCGTTTTAAGCCCTTAATTTCGTTCCTGAATTAACTTGTTGAGGGCAGCCGCAACGGCTTCAGACCGATTGCGGAACTCACCCGACTTGACCAGTTCGTCCAAACGTGTCGTCAGACGGTTCTCAATCCAAAGAAGAACCTGCTTCTCGCCTCGCGCTTCACGCTTGACGCGATATCTCTCTGACGCCGTAATCTCGCTTTGGATGCCCATGATCAAAAATCCGACTCATTCAAACCATTACATCGCTAGTGATCGCCCGATTCTGCTGATTTGTGAAGTCCCCAATATCCACAACAGCCAGAGGTAGGCCCTAGCGGCGATTTTCTTGCATAAGGTGCGTTATGGAACTCCCGCCTTTGGGCGTAATAGCCGAAGCTTACTTAAACGCCCAACTGCAACTGGCAACCCATGCGGCAACGCCGGCGTCGACTTTTGCGTGATCCAATGAGTTAATCGCGGGCGTATAAATGGCAATCAGCTTGGAGAGTTTCTGCGTGTCCGCGAGGCCACCATCAGGGTGACTTGCGTCAACTGTAGTAATTGGAACCATCGCTGCTTGCGCCGCTTTCTGGTGAGCGTCTGCGACGGCCTTATGAGTTTCGAGCTGAGTTTGCATCATCTCACCAATGGCTTTGCATTGCTCGCGAGTTATCTGACCATCCGCCGCCTGAGAGGTTCCGGCCGCAAGGGTCGCGGCCAGCAGGATCAACCTTGGAATGTAATGTCTATTTGTAGGAGAGTGCATTATTTTGCCCTATGTTGAACTACACGTGAAAGCCTGTAGCCGGTCTCTATGACTGTCAAGCGAGCGGAACTTCATGCTCCTCCCAATCGATGGGGCAACCACATATTAAGTGGTGCGTTTGGAGTCCAGAAAAATAAGTAACTGTTGACTTATTTTTTTTCATGTGGTCTGAGAGCAGGTGCAGTAACCCCATGCGCTTCTCGCTATAAGTGAAAGCGTCAGAGCGAGAATGCAACTAACTAGAGCCGCACCATCCAGGGGATATAAAATGGCTAAGGAAAAAGGAACACCCACAAGGTTTTCCAACTATATATTTAAGAAGCTGATGGAATCGACGAAGTCTCAGAAAGAGATCGCCGAGGAAGCCGGTTACTCCAATCCGAACATGATCACCATGCTTAAGCTTGGTCATGTCAAGCTGGCGCTCGATCGCGTGCCGGCAATGGCGAAAGCCTTGAACGTCGATCCGCTCGACCTGTTCAAGATCGCTCTGACACAATTCTATGACGAACAAGCCGTCAGGTTTCTTACAGAGATCATCGAAGGCGGCGTCTCGCCTTCCGAGAAGAAGATCCTCCAGATCATCCGGGACGCCAGCGGTAACGACACACCGCAGCTCACACCGGAGCGGGCAAAGCAGCTCGCCGAGATCTTCCACTAACTCGCTCCTGACCTGACGCGGTTCCAAAGGCGGCCTGCTATAAACGTGGCAGGCCCTCTTTTTATTTGCCGACATAAGTAATCACTGACTTAACCTACGAGGAAACGAGAAACATGTCTAACGAGTCCCCCTTCCTGCGCAATCTGTCGATGAATGACGAGCAGGCTTACCAGTTGGCGATGGAGCTTGAAGGTAAACAGGAGGACGCTATGAACGGTTGCACGATCTACAGCGGCAAGCATCCCGTGCATGGCAATATCCACATCGTCATTCCGGCGATGGGCGAGGCAAAGGCACTTCTGCCCTTCGATCTGAAGCCTGTAGTTCTCCGTTCTTTTTAAGTTTAGAAATAAGTAATAGATTACTTATTCGAAGGAGTTAGCGAAGCATGAACCGCGATATCATGGAGCTGCGCGAAGTCGTTCAGAAGCTCGTCCCTCTGCTCGCTGGCAAGGGGCTCGTTGTGACGCAGCGCGGCTCCCAGGCTTACGTGCGGACTAACACCACGACGAAGCAGCCGGAAGAGGTCAACATCCCGAACATCCCGGACAACGCGTCCCAGGAGTTCGTCTGGGCGATCCAGGGCTTCATTGACCACGAAGTGGGCCACATCCTGCACACCGATTGGCACTGGTATGGTGGCAAGGGTGGCGTATCGGAAGCTGATCTGCGCAATCCGGCAAAGCGCGCATTCATGAACACCCACAATATCGTGGAGGACGTGATGATCGAGCGGGAGATGTCGAAAACCTTTCCTGGCTCCGCGCGCAACATCTCCAACACCCGCAAGTGGTTCCTGGCGAAGATCACCGACGAGGCGCTCAAGGGCGTCAAGGATCCTCGCGAGCAGTTCAACTACCTGATCGTCCCGGCCATGCGCGCCCTCGGTGACCACGAGGAAATGCAGGAGTGGATGGATAAGGGCGACTGGTGGAAGAACAAGTATGTCGCCGAACTCATCAAGACGATGAAGCCGGCAACCCTCGACCTCCTCAAGACCTGCACGACGACTAAGGAGACGCTGGTCATCGCCGAAGAGGTCCACGCGATCATCATGGGCAAGGTTGCACCCCCTGCCCCTCCGAAGCCGCCTGAAAAGAAAAAGGAAGACAAGAAGGACAAGGGCAAGTCGAAGGACAAGCCCGAGAAGGAGGCTGGCGAAGGCGACGGTGATGGCGAGCGCGATCACAAGGAGCCGGAGAAGGAAGAGGACAAGAAGCCCTCCGACGACGGCAAGGGGAAGAAGGAAGATGAAGACGACAAGGGCGAAGGCGTCGGCGACGAAGAAGACGAGGCTGTCGAGCCGGAAGCGGATGAGCCCGACGCTGGCGACGACGAGGACGATCCTGCTGCCGATGAGGCTGATGGCGAAGACGCTGACGATGATGACGATGAACCTGCAGCCGGCGCATCAGACGATGACGGTGAGGATGAGTCCGAGGATTCCGGATCGGCTGCGGGCGACGAAGATGACGTTGAAGACGATGAACCGGCGAGTTCTGGTTCTGGTGGAGCCGGTGGGGCCGACGAAGACGAGGACGGCGAAGGCTCGGCAGGATTCGATGAAGATGCACCGGGCGGCCCGCAGATCATTACGGCGGGCGCCGACGGTGGTGCAGTAGGCGACCCCGACGACGAGACCGAGGAAGAGACCCAGGGCGGAGGAGGCGGTGTCGGCAACGGCATGTCCAAGTCCCTCTTCGACTTTGAGGACGGTGACTTCGACGAGGTCGACATGTCGGCGCAGATCGCCATCAAGATCTCAGAGGAAGCCGTCCTTGCGATGGATCCGAAGCAGTATCTTGTCTACACCCGCGACCTCGATCGTATCGAGCCTGTCGTGCCGCCCGAGGACATGAAGAAGACTTGGGTGCCGTCCCTTGAGGACGACACCCGGCAGATGACCTCGAAGATGCGCAAGGACATCGAGCGCATGATGGCATCGCAGTCGCACGTCATCCGCACGCCTGGTCATCGAAACGGCAAGCTGCATGCGCCGTCGCTGTTTCGCGTGCCGCAGGGCGATCCGCGCGTCTTCACGCAGAAGCAGGAGCATGTGTCGAAGGATACGGCTGTCGAGCTTGTGATCGACAATTCCGGCTCGATGAGTGGAGCGAAGATGAAGCTCGCCATGACGGCCGGCTATGCGCTCTGCACCACGCTCGACGCGGTCAAGATCGCGCACGAGGTCATCGGCTTTACGACCGGTGGCTGGCATCACCTGCCCCACACGATCCGGCAGGCGATCACCGACGATCTGCACAAGTCCTCGATCTCCTGGGACCGCGTTGGACCGCTGGTGCTGCCGATCTACAAGACCTTCGAGGAGCGCATCACCGCGACCGTCAAGGCGCGCTTTGCGTATATGCGCGAGGCGCAGGTCGGCATCTCCGGCAACGTCGACGGCGAGTCCCTCGAATACTGCGCCGAGCGTCTGCTTAAGCGCCCTGAAAAGCGCAAGGTGATGATGGTTCTGTCCGACGGTCAGCCGGCCGGCTCCCACAAGGCAGGGCCTCATCTGTCCCATGTCGTCAAGCAGCTTGGCAAGATGGGTATCGAATGCATCGGCATCGGTATCCAGGATGACAGCGTGAAGCGCTACTATCCGAAGTTTACGGTCCTGCACAACGCCGCGGATCTCCCCGGTCAGGTGATGGGCGAAATCAAGCGTATCCTGCTGTCCTGAAAAAAGTAAGCGGGAGCTTAATATTCCCGCTTGCACACCAACGCGAAACTAAGTAATGACTTACTTATAGCGCAACGCGAAAGCGCTTACTCACAAGAGGGTTAAACATGAGCCAGTTAGCAAACGCTGGTGCAGCTGCCACTGCACCGGACGATAAGATCTTGTGCCAGATCGACAACGTGCGCGTCCACTCGATCCAGAGCCACATCAAGAAGACCCATCCCGATTGGACGATCGAACGCTACCAGGCCGAGTTCCCTGGCGAGCCGCTCTTTTCCCAGACCGCGCTTGATGTCATCGAGCGCCAGAAGAAGGAAAAGGAGCTGGCCGCAGCGGCTGCGCCCCAGGTCAATATGGCTGTCTCCGCAGGTATCGGGCCTGCCAAGATGAGCTTCAAGAACGCCATGTTCCACGAGCTGTTCGAACTCGGCAACGCGGCCGCTGCCATGTCGTCGAAGGGCCAGCCGATCCCGGTCAAGGTGCTCGACGGTCACGACGCGCAGTCGCTCGACTACCTGCCCGAGCTCGACAAGAGCTACGTCTTCAATATCGACCTGCTCAAGAAGGTCATCATCGGCATGGAACTGAACATGCCGACCTACCTCTGGGGCTTCCACGGCACCGGCAAGACCACGATCCTGCAGCAGGCAGCCGCCCGCACGCGCCGGCCGTTCATCCGCGTCCAGCACACGATCAACATGCAGGAGTCGGACGTTCTCGGCCAGTGGACCGTTCGCGCCAAGGAAGTCGAAGTCGAGGAGCTCGACAATGCCGGCAAGAAGGTCGTCGTCAAGAAGCAGCAGTCCGTCACCGAATACCAGCTCGGACCCCTGCCCCTCGCCATGATCAACGGCTGGGTCTACTGCGCCGACGAATACGACTTCGCCATGCCGTCGGTCACTGCCGTCTACCAGCCGGTTCTCGAAGGCCAGGCGCTGCTGATCAAGGACGCTCCTCCGCACTTCCGCAAGATCGTCCCGCATCCGAACTTCCGCTTCGTTGCGACCGGCAACACCAACGGCGTCGGCGACGAAACCGGCCTCTATCAAGGCACGCTCGTTCAGAACGCCGCAAACTATTCCCGCTTCGCGATCACCGAAGAGGTCGAATACATGGATGCGAAGATCGAGACCGCGATCCTGCAGTCCAAGACCGGCATCGACAGCGCATCCGCTGGCAAGATCGTCAAGATGGCGAACGAAGTCCGCAAGATGTTCCGCGACGGCAAGATCACCATGACGGTCTCGCCGCGTGAGCTGATCCGCTGCGCCTCGCTCGGTATTGCCTACGGTGGCAACTGGTCGCTCGGCATGGAGCTTGCCTTCGCCAACCGTCTGTCGCGTGTCGATAAGAAGGTTGTCCAGGAATACATGCAGCGCGTCTTCGGTGGAGCCGCTGCATAATGGCAATCGTTCGCGATCCGAAGCTCGACAAGGCCCAGGTCAGGGCCTTCGCATCCAAGGTTCTCAGGCGCGTTCACGGGCTTGGGGCCAAGACGCAGACCATCGACGACATTGAAAGCGAGTTGTGGGTTGCCTGGTGCATCGCCTGCGACCGTTACAGTGCCGAAGGTGGTGCTGCGTTCTCGACCTACCTCTATTCCGGCATGCGCCGGCATATCAACCGGTGGATCGAGAAGAACTTCGAACGCTTCCACGAAGAGACCATCGCCGCATCCCTGGACGCCGAAGTCGAGCTCGACGGTCAGGAAGGTCGCGGTAGCCAGGTCGGGCAGCTCGTCGCCGATCCGAACATGAACCAGGACCAGGCGTATCAGCGCGAGAACTGCTTCGCCTATGCGCTGAGCCGTGTATCGCCGCGCGCCGGCCAGTTCTTGAAGTTCCTGAAGGACCATCCGCCCGAGCTGATCGAGCGCATGAAGGATCTCGAAGCCAAGGCCGCATATGCCAAGGAGCAAGGCGTCAACTACGCCATGCCCCACCGTCTCACCTCATCGATGATCCTCGACTTCATGGGCGCCAGCCGCGTCGAGCGAAAGCAGATCATGGATGAAGTTACCCAGATCGGGCAGCTGATTTCGCAGTAGGACCAAAATGACCACTATTCCTGAATTCTCACCCGGCTGTTTCGGCTCGGCCGTCGCCTTCAAGAAGGACGACACGGTATGCCGTGGTTGCAAGTTCGCTGAGTTCTGCGAGCCGGCGCATCTTGAGGCCCAGGCGGCGCTGCGTGAGCGATACGGGATCAAGACGACCCAGCAGGTGCTGTCCGATCAGAAGCAGGCGCGTGAGGCTGAGAAGGCAGCGCGCCAGGCTTCCAAGGACGCATCTGTGCTCGTGCTACCCAAGAAGACCCAGGATCTTATCGATCGTCTCGATCGCGGCAATTACGACGTGAAAGGCAAGTTCTCGCGCGGTGAGAACCCCTTCGGCCAGTCCATGCGCTTCATGCAGATCGTCGGGCATCTACTCCTCAATCTCAAAGACGTGCGTCTCAATCGCCAGCTCCTCGCGGCCGCCTTCGTCAAGAAGCTCGAATGGCAGCAGGGCACGGCCGATGCGCACGCCCGCATGGCAATCCAGGCGCTGGAGCATATCGGCGCCATCGCCAACAACGACGGTGTAATCTCGCTTAGAGGATAACAGCAATGCATTCGGTTCTCGCAGCGCGGACTGACTTCTCAGTCGGCGAAAGCATCCTCACGACCAAGCTTCTGATCAAGAACGCCGTCGATGTCGGTGCAAAGGCCGTCGCCATGACCGACACCATGTCGATCACCGGCATGATCGATTTCACCAATAAGGCGAAGGCTGAAAAGCTGAAGCCGATCATCGGCGTGCGCCTGCGCCTGGTCGACAATCCGACCTGGCGTCCGGGCAAGGACGAAAAGAAGAAGGACATGCCGCGCGCCTACTTCCTGACGGCCTATGCGCGAACCGAGGCCGGCATGAAATCGATCTTCCGGATGCTGACGCTCGCAAACTCCGACGACCGCTTCTACTACGAGGCCAAGCTCGGCTTTTCGGATCTCTACGACGAGCTGAAGGCACTCTCGGGCAAGGATCTCGCCATCGTGCTCGGTGACGCCCATAGCGTTCTGGAGCATCCGCACGCCGACGGCATCGTGAGAACGATCAAGGACGAAGTGGAGCTTGTCTACGCTCCGCTGATCCCGATCGACACGCCCTATTTCGGCCGCCTCAACGAGCTGGCGCTGGAAAAGATCGTGGACGTTGGCGTCCTGCCGATCGTCGTGCGTCCGGCCTTCTACGGCCAGGGCGAAGCTGACACGCAGGAGATCATGACGGCAATCTCCGAGAATCATAAGGTGACGGATGGCTGGTTCAGGTCGCGGCATAATCGCGACATGCATGTCATGGGTGCGCCCGAGCTCGTCGGCGAAATGAAGAAGGCTGTCGCTCACCTGGTCAAGCGCGGCAATGAGCCGACGTTCGTTGCGGCGCAGTTTAAGAGGGGCCTCATCGCTACCGCTGAGCTGGTCGATGCCGTCGAATATGAATGGAAGAAGGCTGAGGTCTCGCTGCCCATCATGGCGCCGAACGAGTTCGCAGCCGTCGTCGAAGAGTGCAAGAAGGGCTGGAAGACGCGCTTCGACAAGCCGATCTTCGGGCATCAGCCCGACGCGAAGGAGCTGGTCGAGGTCTATAAGCCCCGCCTCGCCTATGAGCTTGAGACGCTGAAGCGCCTGAACTTCTCTGGCTATTTCCTGCTGGTGCAGGACGTGGTTCAGTTCGCGAAAACCAGCGGCATCATGGTTGGCCCTGGTCGTGGTTCCGTGGGCGGATCCCTCGTCGCGTATCTGATGGGCATTACCGAGTGCGATCCGATCCGCTTCGGCCTGCTCTTCGAGCGCTTCATCAACCCGGAACGTATCGACTTGCCCGACGCCGACCTCGACTTCATGTCCGAGCGCCGGCACGAGGTATTCGAATATCTGACCAAGAAGTATGGCGCGGCGCGTGTCGCCGGTGTCAACAACTATGGCACGCTCGGCTCTCCGTCGGCGATCCGCGATGTCGGCCGCGTCACCAATATTCCTGAAAAGGACTATTCCGTCTCGAAGTATGTGCCGAAGCTGCACGGTCAGAACGTGTCATTGCCCGAAGGTCGCAAGCAGGTCGCGGAGATCGACGCCTTCGCGCTGAACTATCCGACCCACTGGTCGATCATGGAGCGCCTCGAAGGCACCATCCGCAACTTCGGCCAGCACGCAGGCGGCGTCATTGTCGGTGGGGTCGATATTGTCGATCGCGCCGTCGTCGAGCGCCGCAAGGATGGCAACGTCGTCTGCTGGGACAAGCGCATTGTCGAAGACCAGGGCCTGGTCAAGATGGACGTTCTCGGGCTCAACACGCTCGATCTGATGACGCTTGCGCTCGACTACATCCGCGAGAACTCCGGCAAGCGCCTCGACCTGAACCGCATTCCCCTCGATGACGAGAAGGTGCTGGCAAACTTCGCCAAGGCGCACACGACCGCGATCTTCCAGTTTGAGTCAGGCGGTATGCGCCGGCTTCTGAAGGAGCTCGGCCGCGATGGCTCGATCACCTTCGACGATATCACCGCGGCGACCGCGCTCTATCGTCCTGGTCCGATGGAGTCGGGCATGATGGACTCGTTCTACAAGCGCAAGCAGGGCGACGAGGAGATCGAATATGACCATCCGCTGATGGAGCCGGTGCTCGAGGAAACCTTCGGCGTCATCGTCTACCAGGAGCAGGTCATGAAGATCTCCCAGGTGATTGCCGGCTATTCGGGCGCTGCCGCTGACAAGCTTCGCAAGATCATGGGTAAGAAGCTGCCCGAGGAGATGAAGAAGGAGCGCAAGAAGTTCTGCGACGGCTGTGTCGCCACGATCGGCTGCACCGAGGAATGGGCAGGCGCGCTGTTCGACAAGATCGAAGGCTTCGCCGGCTACGGCTTCAACAAGTCGCACTCGGTCGAATACACGCTGATCTCCTACCAGGCGATGTATCTGAAGACCTACCACGCTGCCGAGTTCTACGCGGCCGCGCTGACGGTGCAGAAGGAAGAAAAGCTCACCGGTATTATCCGTGACGCAAGGATGCTCGGTATCGAGGTCTCGATGCCCGATATCAACATCTCGACCGACCGCTTCGAAATGGCGACCTCGGTGCGCCTGGTCATGCCGCTGCAGAGGATCAAGGGTCTGTCGGAGAAGGCAACCAATGCCATCCTCGAAGCCCGCAAGGCAGGTGGACCCTTTAAGGACAAGAACGACTTCCTGTCCCGCGTGGAAAAGCGCGTCTGCAATAAGCGCGTCCAGGAGGCTCTGGAGCTCGTCGGCGCGTTTGCGCGCATCGAGCCCGGATCTGTGCCGGCCAACGACCCGAGCCGCATCAAGGACCAGATCGAGCTGCTGCCGGGCCTCATCGCCAGCCACGTCCCGATCGACCACGAGCTCAACAAGGACAACGACACGAAGATTGCGCTTGGCGAGGTCGTTGACGACTACCGTCGCGCACACGGCCCGACCTCGGGCTCTGTCGACGGCTATCCGGTCAAGCCGTTCTTCGGCAGGAACGCCGACTTCATGATTATCTCGGACGCGCCTGGCAACGAGGAAGACACGGGCGGCATCATGGGCTTCTCGATGTCGAATAACGCGGTTGTGGAAGCGATCGAAGCGGCAAGCCTCGACAGGTCGCACGCCTACTGGACCGCGCTCATCAAGCGTCCGAAGCGTGGCAAGCAGGTGGGTCCGGACGAGATCGCCATGTATTGGCCCTATCTCGAACGGGAGATCGACCTGCTCAAGCCGCCTATCATTGTGCTGCTCGGATCGCAGACCGTTCGCCACTTCATCCCGGACTTCAAGGGCAAGGCGTCCGACGCGGCCGGCAAGGTGATCTATTCGAAGAAGTATGACGCCAACATCGTGATCGGCTTCTCGCCTGGTGAAATCTACCACGACCCGGATAAGCAGCAGAACATGAACGAGGTGTTCGGCGCCGTTGCGGATTGCCTGTCATGAAGCTGCTCGACTGGTTGAAGAAGGGGCTGGCGCGCAAGGGCAAGGATCTTCGGCGCCAGGATGAGACCCGCAGCGGGGAGGTTAGCGCCGCTGAAACGTTCAAGCGGGTCCGGGAGACGGTGAATCCCATCCCCGTGAGCTACGGCAAGATGTGGACCGCTGAGGGGCCGAGCAAGTATCAGCAGATCGTCACCTGGCGCGGCATTCCGCTGACCGACACGCAGTATGGCTACCGGGCATCTCCCGACCTGTGGCAAGCGCGCGCAGGCATCCCGAGCGTTATCGATGGAATGAAGGTGTTCGACAAGCACACGATCACGGATTGGAACGACATGACCGAAGATGAACGTCTGGAGCTGGTCGACGAGTGGAAGAAGGTAGCATCGCTCGGCCGAATGGGCATCGTCATGCCGGGCGACCCCTCGCCCGAGGAAATGCACATGGAGCGCATGAAGCATAGGGCTGAAACTGACCAGCTCGCGGCAGATATGGAAGCTCATAAGCGCAAGCTTTTAAAGGAGCTCGAGGAGGCCGCGAATCTGGAGCAGCAGCACTACCAGGCTAATCCGACGTTTGGAGCGTTCTGATGGGTGAGGAAGACGCCTACGGGCTTCCGGTTCATACCGATCCAATCGATTACTTTGACCGCCCTCACCTACCTCCTCGAATGATCTTCAAGGATGGCAAGTGGCAGCAGGCGAACAAGCTCTCCTTCATGAATGAGGAGGAGCCGAATCCCTACGCTGAAAATCCTGCTTTCGGCGCTTTCTGATCGACGCAGCCCGAGCGTCAGAGCGCTATAATTTCAGTATCTCAAACAGAGGAATGACACATGACTACCCCGACGACGGCAGACGCCGCGACTGTGTCGACGACCTACCAGGTCCGCGACTTCGTTGATGCCGCGCAGCTCAAGCGCGACCTCGCCTATTCCCCGAATAACCTGACCGATGCCATGATGCAGCAGGCGTCCATGTTCTCCCACTACGGGATCCTGGCAGCCGACGCCGCGCGCCAGGTGGACGTGGTCAAGATGCTCCTCGAAAACACCGAGGCGGCCGTCCAGCAGATCATCCGCGACGAGCTCGCGAGCGCCGGCGAGAAGGTGACGGAAAGCATGGTCGCTGCCAAGGTTGCGCGCCATACCCGCACGATCTCCATGAAGAAGGCGCTCAACGAAGCCAAGCGCGTCGAGTCCATCTGCAAGACCGCGGTCGAAGCCTTCCGGCATCGTCGTGACATGCTGGTTCAGCAGGGCCTGATCTCCCGCGAGGAGATGAAGGGCGAGCTGACCATCCGCGAACGCAACGCCCGCGAAGATGCTCTGGAGTCGACCAGGGCGCTCGCGCTCGACCGGGCGGCTCGTCGTAATGCCGCGAACTCTGCCGCAGAAACTTCTGCAAATTAAGTGCAATCCCTCGTCATTTGCGTTATAAAGTAAGTAAGCACTTACTTAGTGTGACGCCTCTTCAAAGGAAGATCCTCATGGAAGCAATCATCGCATACCTGCGCAAGATCGTTGGTCTCGAACTGACCATCGACCGTGTTGTCTCTCGTCAGTCCAAGGTCGTTCGCGACCTCGAGACTCTCGAAAAGGTCCACAAGGTTAAGGCCGACAAGGCAGACAAGAAGGCAACGGCCGCATGGAAGCGCGCCGAAGCTGCACGCCTGGAAGCCGCTGACGCAGCCGAACTCTCGAACAACTGGAAGAATTCCGGACTGATCCGGCCGACCCGCAAGGCCGCCTGATCCGACGGGAATGCATGCGATCCCATCATGTGATCGCTATAAGTAGATAGCTAATTAGCTAGATAGCTAAACGGCAAGTCTTAAGCACAAAGCACAAAGCACGAAGGACTAAAGCATATGGCTCTTAACCCCGAACTGAAGAAGATGGTCTCCGCTGCCAAGAACAAGTATTCTGGCGGAAGTGGCAAGACCGTAAAGCCCAAGGACGGTCGCAACACCTACCGTATCCTGGCCCCGACCTCCGCCCAGGCTCCCTGGGTTCCGGCTTCCGGCCAGTATTGGGCCGATCTCGGCGTTCACTGGATCAAGGCAGACAAGAACGGCAAGCCGCTCGTCGTCGTTGGCGACTGCGACACCGTTTACCAGCAGCCTTCTCCGCTGAACACGGCAATCGAAATGGCGATTGCCTCGGCAATGGACGAAGACTCCAAGGAACTCTACAACGAGTGGAAGGCCAAGAAGTCGGTCCTCCTTTGCGCTGTCGATTTCTCGGGCAACCTCGATGAAGTTGTTCCGCTCGAACTGACCGGCACGACCTTCGGCAAGGTCGCGGACCTCATCAACGTCTACGACGACGCTGGTAAGGACATCACCGACCCGCTCACCGGCGTTAACATCATCATCACGAAGACCGGCAAGGGTCTGAATACCAAGTATGACGTGATGGTCGACCCGGCACCGTCCAAGCCGCTCAGCGCAGACATTCTGACCCGCACCCCGGATCTGCACGCCTTCATCGCGCAGAACTTCTTCCGTGGTGAAGAGCAGAAGGCGCTGAACTGCATCGCGCAGATCGCCGGCATCGCTGTTCCGGCGCTGACTGGTCCGTCTGGCCCGGCTGGCGTTCGCACGCCGACTGCAGCACTCGCCTCCTCGGCTGCCTCCGTTGCCGGCGCGACGGTCGACAACTCTGCGGCTATCGCTGCTGAAGCCGCCCGCAAGGCAGCTGCAGAACAGGCTGCCGCAGCACAGGCCGCAGCTGCTGCCGCACAGGCTGCTCCGGTCGAAGATCCGCTCGCTGCAAAGCGCGCTGAGATCCTGCGTCGCCAGCAGGAAGCAGAGGCTGAGCTTGCCGCTCTGTCCGCTGAACCGGCACCGGCTGCCGCAGCCGCAACGCCGGCCGCTGGCATCTCTTCGCTGCCTGTTTCCGAACAGGACGCGATCCTCGCTGAACTCGACAACCTCGTGTGAAGCTCCCCGCCAGGCAGTTTCCCCTCCCCTGCCTGGTCGCCTCATCGTCGCGGATGAGGCTTAGCGACGACGCCGATTCCCGCCCCGGCGTCGTCGCCTTTCCTTTTGAGAGGCTTTTATGTCCAAGAATTACATGCTGATCGACGGCAACTCGCTCGGTCACTATTACAACAACGCCAAGCCGCTTCACATTGGCGAGTTCCAGGTTCAAGCCATTCACGGCTTCCTGAAGGGCCTGCGTGCGCAGATCGCCATGTTCCAGAATTATCAGCCGGTCGTCCTCTGGGATGGCGCGTCGTGGCGCAAGCTCATGTTCGCTGCCTACAAGGACAACCGCGAGAAGCGCGAAACCAAGAACGAGATCAAGGTCCAGGACCAGAAGGACGCCTACAAGAAGCAGCAACCATATATTCGCAAGGCGCTGCGCTTCCTCGGCGTGCCCCAGGTCATGGCGCTCAACATGGAAGCCGATGATCTCGGCGCGATCCTAACCGACCGCTACACGAAGTCCGGCGCGAACATCATTCTCCTCACCGGAGATAAGGACTGGCTCCAGCTCGTCAGCCCCGGCGTCGTCTGGAAGGACTTTGTCAACGATCGGCTCGTGACGCATCGGAGCTTCAAGGAGTTCACCGGCGTCGACACCATCCGGCAGTTTGTCGAGGTCAAGGCGCTGGCCGGTGATATGGGCGACAACGTCGCAGGTGTCGGTGGCATCGGCCAGAAGGGCGCGGTCGACTTCATCAACCAGTATGGCTCGGTCTCGGCATTCACCAACGCCTGCATCCTCGAAAAGAGCATCGATCTCGCAAAGCTGCCCAAGAAGTATCGGGCGCTTGTCGATGACGAGGACAAGGCTATCACCTTTTCCCGCAACATCGATCTCATGGATCTTCGGACAACGGTGCGTCCCGCGCCCCAGGCGCTCGAGGTCGATAAGGGCGATCCCAGCAGGGAGAAGTTCCAGCAGTTCTGCGAGCTCCTCCTCTTTAAGTCGATCCTGAAGGAATTCGACAGCTGGATCTCCGTCTTCCCGGCTTTCCGTGAGCTGCCGCAGGCGCTTGCAGCCTAATCAACACGAAGGAGTAAATATGAGCAGTCCTGCAGATATCATGAAGGCTCTGACTGGCGTCATTGGGGCAAACGACCCCGAAGCGACCGTCACCGCCTATTTGGACAGCGGCTTTCCGCCGCTCAACAACGCATCGAGCTCCGATTGGGATGAATGCTTCCCGGTTGGTCGCGTGATCGAAATCGCCGGCCCGCCGTCGTCTGGCAAGACCGCGATCGCGACGAAGGCGATGGCAGCGGCGCAGGCTTTGGGTGGCGTTGCAGCGTTCCTCGATTACGAGCGGTCCTTCTCGCTGAAGCTGGCGCCGAACCTCGGCCTCGATACCACGCCCGGCCGGTTCGTCTACAAGAAGCCGGAAACCTTTGAGGACGGCGTTGCGATGTTCCACCTGATGGTGGAAACCATTCGCGAAAAGAAGCTCATCAAGGCTGATGCGCCGATCTGCGTCGTCTTCGACAGCCTCGCGGCCATGACGCCTCAGTCGACGCTCTACGACTCCAAGGGCAAGCGCCGCGCGCCGGGCGACCGCAACATGAACGACAACACGGCGCTGGCCCGCGCGACCTCGAACCACTTCGCCGGCATCGCCCAGATCGCCGAGAAGTATAACGTCTGCGTCATCTTCCTGAACCAGATGCGCACGAAGATCGGTGTCATGTTCGGCGATCCGCGCAAGACGACCGGTGGCGATACGCCTGAATTCTACTTCTCGCAGCGCCTCTGGCTCACCTCGAGCAAGATCGTGGATGAGAAGACGAAGGAAGTCATGGGCATGGAAGTGTCCGGCATCTTCATGAAGAACAAGGTTTCGCGGCCGTTTGTGAAGTCCAAGTGGCGCTTCATGTTCCAGGCCGACGGCACCGGACGTTTCGACCGCGAGCGTTCGTTGGTCGAGTTCCTCAATGAGCGTAAGCTCCTGCCGAATATCGACCCGACGACCGGCAAGGAAACGGCTGCCGGCTATTACTATTGGGAAGGCAAGCGGCTGACGCGTGAACAGCTCGCTCGCGCGGTCGAGGCGGAAGGCGATGCGGGCTTTACCAAGCTGAAGGCTCTGCTGCCGGCCAAGTATGTTGCGCCGGTCGTTGCCACCGCCGAGCTCGATGAAGTCGCCGCGACGGTCGGCGGCCTGGATGAGACCAGCGCCGAAGCGGCGTAAATGAGATGTTAGAAGGCGGCGCGGTAATTATTCGCCGCCTTCAACTTTCAGGAGTAATTGTATGAGAATGAAGCCCTACTATCATAACATCGGAGCTGGCATGTTTGTCGGCACCGAGGGTCGTGCTGAAACGCAACGTCAGCTGGCTCAAGACGAGCATTATCTGGTATTTCTGCCGATCCCGGAGAAGGTGCCTGAGACTCCCGAGGAGAAAGCCAAGCACGCCGATGCTGAAAGGGCTGCCTTGAGAACCCTCGTGACGGCGCACATCGGCCCGCAAGAGAGCCAGGTCTCATTTGGCCGTAATGATTTTTCGCTCGTCTCCCACTTTATCCCTGGGGAGTTTAGCGACCAGAATACGTCCGATTTCAGAGATATTACTTATTGGGTCGAACGGGTAGGCGCGGATCTTGGCACGATTCGGCTCGACTCCGTCTTATTGCGTCTGATCAAGGGTAAGCAAGGCTACGTGCCCGAGTTGGCCCGCTTTGTCGCAAAAGAAGGTGAGAAGGTTCGGGTCGGATATCTTGAAGGCCAGGCCCTGGAAACCGCGGTCAAGCAGCCGTGGGCCGCAGCTCGAGAGATCTATTCCCTCTTCTAATCTCTGCGTTCCCGTGCCCAGCTTGCTATAAGTATCGTGTAATCAATAGCAAGCTGGGCACTCAATGAAAGTTATTTCCATCTGGCAGCCCTTCGCCTCATTGGCGGTGAAGGGCTTTAAAACTTTTGAAACACGCACCTGGCCTGCGCCGGCTTCGATCATTGGTCAAACGATTGGTATTGCGTCCACCAAGGGGCTGAAGCCTGTGCAGCGCGCCTATTTCGACGACGAACGCTTCAGGCAGTTCTACGCCGGAACCGGAATGCCGCCTCTCGATGAATTGCCGTGCGGCTATCTGCTCGGCACCGTGACGATCGATGAAAGCGTCCTCATGACCGAGGAATTCATGGACGAAGTCTCGGACGAGGAAAAGGCATACGGTCATTGGGAGCTCGGCAACTACGCCTGGCGCCTGGAACCGCGCATTTCGCTTGAACATCCGATCCCGATTAGAGGCGCACAGGGGCTCTATGAATGGAATGGAGTTCTTCCCGATGGCAGCGAGACGCAAGTTTCCGAAACCCCCTCAGCGCAAGTGGCCCAAGAAGGGCATCTTATGGACGTTCAAGCGCGGTCGAGCGGTAATCGGCCACGGCTGCGCGTTGTCTAGTGGCGATCTGGTCTACGTCGCGCGTCGTTGGCGCGGCGAGATCTGGTGCGGCGGGGAGGCTTCCATCTCCGCTGCGGCCGCGGCCGGCAAGGATGGCTGGGCGCTCGATCATGACCACGTCCTCGAGCTCCGGCTTAAGAAGGTGAAATACGTGGTCTTTCAAGAGCGGGAGCGCGACGGTGCCCGCTACATCACCACCCTCGAAGCCTTCACCGACCCGTCGACCCATCAGATGATGAACTACAAGGCTCGAGGTGGTGAGCTCCAGCACTACGTCAACATGAAGCACTTCCGGATCGAGCCGGGCAAGGTGAAGTTCTGAAAGTCCCGCGCAGAACCTGACGCATCCCAATGCGCGCTTCGCTATAAGCTAAGCAATAAGTAATTGATTACTTAAACGAGGTTACAATGAAGTTCGCCGTTCTCGCAGACATTCACGCCTATGGGTCGACCGTTTATTCCGGCACCGAAAGCGACGGCGTCAACACGCGCCTCAAGATCATCCTCGACGAAATGAAGCGCGCTGCCGCCCAGCTTGTGGCCGAGGGTGGCAAGCTGATGTTCATCGCCGGCGATATCTTCCACACGCGCGGCGCCATCGACCCGGAAGTGCTGAATCCGCTGCGCGAAGCCGTCGAGCGCATCTTGAGCCTCGGCATCGATATCTACGCGATCCCCGGCAACCACGACCTCAAGTCGCCGGACAGCCGTGCCCTGTCATCACAGATCGAGAACCTCGCCCAGATCTCGCTCGCGGGCGGCGAATTCAAGGTCTTCAACCGTGCGACTTCCCGCGAAATCGATGGGCAGTGGTTCGGTTTCGTGCCCTGGCGTAACACGATCGATGACCTGAAGAAGGATCTGACGGCGCTGCAGGGACCGAAGGCTGCTGAAATGCACGTCTTCATCCACGCCGGCATCGACGGCGTTCTCTCCGGCATGCCGGCGCACGGCCTGACGGATGGTGACTTGGCTGCCTACGGCTTCAAGCGCATCTATGCTGGCCACTACCACAACCATGTGATCTTTCCGGGCGAGAAGGTCGTGTCGATCGGCGCGACCTCGCATCATAATTGGGGCGACGTTGGCACGCGCGCCGGCTTCCTTATAGTCGACACCGACGCCGATACTGTCACCTTCCACGACAGCCATGCGCCGAAGTTCGCAGACCTGACCGGCCTCGATGAGCTGGAAATGGAACTCGAATGCAGGGGCAACTACGTTCGCTTCCGTGGCCCGACCATGACCCAGCTCGAAATCAACGAACTGCGCGACCAGTTCCGCAAGTGGGGCGCGCTCGGCGTCTCGATCGAGGTTCCGAAGTCGACGATTGCCACCAGGTCGGCCAGTCCCGTGAAAGGCGTCACGGTCGATCAGTCCGTCGCCAATTTTATCGACGCCAAGAAGGACATTCCGCCGGCGATCGACCGGGCAAAGCTCAAGAAGCGCGCCCAGGAACGCCTGGACGAGTCCCGTTCAGTCTTCGAAGAAGCCTGACGCACTCCATTCGCTGATGTCGTAAAACGATATCAAGTCATTGAAAATTAATCAGGAATACGAACATGCAGCTTTATACGGTGCATTTCACGACCAAGCATGTCGTGAGCCAGTTTGACGACAAGGGCCGCAAGACCGGCGAATACACGACCGATATCGCCCAGACCATCAACGCGCTGCCGCTTTCGACCTGCCAGAGCTACAAGAAGTTCGATAACTGGCGCGTCGAGCCCTATTACGCCGATATCTCCAAGCGGCCGATGGAAAGCAAGAAGCAGAGCTTCAACTTCCGCGGCACGGCACCGACCAGCGGCAAGAAGGCGCCGGCGTCCTCGTCTGTTAAGAACGCCGCAAAGACCGGCGACCTGGCTGCCGCTATCAGCGCTGGGGCGAAGTGATGAAGTTTCCTGAACTCGAAATACATAACTTCCTGGCGATCACCGACGCCAAGATCAATCTGTCCGATCGCGGCCTGGTCCTGCTGCAGGGCAGTAACCACGCCGACAGCTCGGCCGACTCCAACGGCGTCGGCAAGTCCTCGATCCCGGAAGCGCTCGAATGGTGCTGGTTCGGCGAGACGGCACGCGGCCTGGCCGGCGATGGCGTCATCAACAACGTGGCGAAGAAGGATTGCTTCGTGAAGTCCGTCGCCGTCGACGGGCATATCACTTATACGGCGACCCGCTATCGCAAGCACAGGACGGGCAAGAACACGTTCACCCTGAAGTCGTTCGACGGCTTCAAGGAAACGGATCTGACGAAGGGCACCGAGAAGCTCACCGAGGAAGTCGCCCGCGGCATCATCGGCTGCTCGCTCGAGGTCTTCGCCGCATCGATCTACGCGGCGCAGGAAAAGATGCCCGACCTGCCGGCGATGACCGATAAGAACCTGAAGGTCATCATCGAGGAGGCATCCGGCGCATCCCTTCTGGAGAACGTCTATCGGCACGCCGCGAAGGCACTGAACGATGCCGAGAAGGAATTGGTGACGCGCAAGGCAACGGCTTCAGCTTCCCAGAGCCAGCTCGATTTCATCCGCAGCCAGCTGGTCAACGCTACGGCTCAGCTTTCGAGCTGGGACACGAATAGGGGCGTTCGCGAAGCCGACATCAGGGCATCCGTCACGCCGCTGCTTCCCGTCATCAAGAAGCTGAAGGAAGACGTGGACGCGATCGACAAGGCAGCGATCGAGGCTAAGATCGCCGACTGCGACAGCAAGATCGGACTGGTCGCGGAAGAGCAGAAGGGCCTGACTGCGCTCGACAAGACGCTTGCCGACGCCAAGGTCTATCTCGGCATGTATCAGAACGAGGTCGCAATGCACTCTAACGCGCTCACCCGCGCGAGTGCGGCGCTGGCCGGCGTCGAACATCAGGTCGGCTGCCCCTGCACGTCCTGCGGCCGTCCGTTGACCGATAAGGAGCTCGCAGCGGCCAAGGCAAGTAAGCAGGCAGACGTTGACGGCCACAAGAAGGCAGTGGCCGAAGCTGAGGAGAAGGTCCGCCTGCAGGAAAGCGCTGTAGACGACGCCCAGCGCGCTCGGAACGAATTTGCTGCTACGATGACTGACATCACTGCGGTCGCAACCCAGCGCGCTGTATATGACAAGCATCTTGCGTCCTATTACGACCTGGTGCGTCAGCAGACGAGTATTGTGAACCAGGCGAAGAACCTGCGCGATCAGCTGATCGCGGTTCAGGCTGAAGCCAACCCGCATCAGAAGACCATTGACACGCTGACCAAGCAGGCCGAGACCGTCGAGAAGGCGCTCACCGAGGCTCTGGCGAAGGTCACTGAGCAGGAAGAGGAAGTCGCGCTTGAGGCCGAGGTCGTGAAGATCTACGGGCCGGCTGGCGTCCGCGCCACGATCCTCGACGACGTGACGCCGTTCCTCAATTCGCAGACCGCGAAGTATCTGACGATCCTGTCCGACGGCAACATCGAGGCGACCTGGACCACGCTCACTCCGGATGCCAAGGGCAATCTGAAGGAGAAGTTCACCATCGACGTGAACAACACGCTCGGCGGGGATAACTTCAAGGCGATCTCCGGTGGTGAGAAGCGCAAGGTCAGGATCGCGACGGCGCTGGCGCTGCAGGATCTCGTGGCGACCCGCGCGACGAAGCCGATCGAGCTTTGGATCGGCGATGAAATCGATGACGCATTGGACAAGTCCGGCCTCGAGCGCCTGATGCAGATCCTCGAGGAGAAGGCACGAGAACGCGGCTCGGTCTTCGTCATCAGCCACAACGAGCTGCGCGACCATATCAAGCAGGTCATGCTGATCGAGAAGCTCGCCAACAAGACCACGAAGATCACGGAGATGGCAGCATGACGGAGAAGATGGAGCCGGTTCACCCCGGCGATCTTGAGGATTTGCTCAAGTCGGCGTTCGCGGCCGGCCTGGGCATGAGCCAGTCCCAGCTCGACGGCGCCGACTCTTTCCGCTGGAAGGAATATCGCAAGCGGCCGGTCCCTATCAGCGTTCACCAGCGGGTCGAACATGCGCTGGCTCGTTCGGTCGTCACCGACGAAATGGTCGAGCGCGCGGCAAAGGCGCTCGAAAAGAAGATCAAGCAGGACACCTATGGGTGGTCTGAGGAGGATTTCGAGACCTGGTGGAACAGGGATAGCCGGTTTTTCAAACAGGTTCATGTTTGGGGTTGGTTCAAGGGCACCGAGAAAGAGAAGTGCCTTTATGAGGCTCGGATCATTTTGGAGGCGGCCCTGTCATGAGCGGCTGCCTCTATCAGCTTCAGACGAACGCCCTGCCTGGTCAGATCATGGTCATCGCCGGCCCGTTCGACACCTACGGTCGGGTAATCAAGCTCCAGGACAGCGGCTATCACTTGATCCGCGGTCTTGGTCATCAGAAGCCTTCGGAAAGGATTACCTCATGAACCGTCGCGAACATCTGCTGACGATCCTCGGCGAGGAAGGTGTTGAAGTCTCGCAGCGCTGCTCGAAGGCGTTGCGCTTTGGCTTGGAGGAGATTCAGCCCGGCCAGGAGCTGACCAACGCGCAGAGGATCCGCGGCGAATATCTCGATATGTTCGCGGTAATGGAAATGCTGATCGAGGAAGGTTTGATCGCGCCTATTGACGGTCATGACCTTCAAGCGATCCGGGCCAAGAAGGCGAAGGTCGAGAAGTTCCTCGCCTATTCTCGCGATTGTGGGACGCTTACCTGAGCCACCACAATATCTTGTGCGTTCCCTCGAAATCTGCGCTATAAAGTAAGTAAGCACTTATTTAGAAATAGGAGTATGACATGGCCCGGAATTTGACCCCCGAAGCCAAGCGCATCATGGAAGAGGTCGCAGCCGAGATCGTCGAGAAGCTCAAGGGCGAGTTCTACGAAGTCGACGGCGTGCCGATGGCAACCGTGAAATACGAAGCCGGCAACTTCAAGAAGAAGACGCTGATGGCTGGGTGGCTGTTCCAGCTCGAATACGCCTATGTCGGCGCAATGGGCAAGATTGTGTTCGGCCTCTCGCCGGAGGATGCCCAGGAATACAAGTTCGCTGAAATGAACCCGAAGGAAGTCGACAGCGCCTTCCCGCTCATCGGTGGAGCCGTTGCAAAGCTGTTCGGTCATGAAGGTGAAAACCTTCAGATCGTCCTCGATCAGGAGATCACCAAGCGCGCGGATGTGCTGGCGAAGGCCGAGGAGATGGAGAAGAAGCAGACGGAAATGGCTCTGCAAAACAACGAACTGTTTGGAGCCTTTTGAATGGGTAAGATCCTCATTGCCGGCCTCGACGGATCCCTTCGCAACTTTGGCGTAGCGACCGCGTGGCTGGACCTCGAAACCCTGAAGCTGGACATTCACCAGCTCACGATCATCAAGACGGAACTCTCGAAGGATAAGAAGGTCCGTTCCTCGTCCGACTACCTGCGCCGGTCGCTGGAGATCAAGAACGGCGTGCATCCGGCGCTGAAGGGTGTCACGACCGCCTTCTACGAAGTGCCGTCGGGCGGCCAGGACTACAAGTCTGTCATGGGCTTTGGCATCGTCATCGGCACCTATGCCGGCCTGCCGGTTCCGGGCTGCGAGGTCTCGCCCTACGAGACGAAGCTTGCGGCCGTCGGCACCAAGACTGCGTCGAAGGAGGAGATGATCGCCTGGGCCTTCGAGAAGTATCCGGACGCGCCCTGGCGCCTCTACGAAAAGGGTGGCAAGAGCTGGAAGAAGGGCGACCCCCATTCTGACAACGAGCACGTCGCCGACGCCGTTGCGATCATGGAAGCCGGCATCAAGACGCCCTCTTTCCTTCAGACCTTGGCAATCCTGCGGTCGCTCCCTGTGGCACAGGCGGCATAACCTTTTTATTTGTCAAGGCTAGTAAGTAATCACTTACTTATCTATAGTGCGAACCCATCCTCGTGATGGGTTCATCCAACCTCCGAACCAACGAGAATATCCATGCTTTTCGAACGCCAGGTCGAACGCTTACCCGACCTCTACCCTTGGGCACAGGACTTCATCGAAGCCATGCAGGATGGCTTCTGGACTGCCAAGAAGTTCACCTTCGACAGCGATGTTACCGACTACGAACTCCACCTGACCGAACAGGAACGCCAGATCATCAAGCGTTGCCTCGCCGCGATCGCCCAGATCGAGGTCAAGGTGAAGGAATATTGGGGCCTGCTCGGCCGTAAGCTCCAGCATCCGTCCATGTCCGACTTGGGCATTACGATGGCCTATATCGAGGTCATCCACAACAACGCCTATGAGAAGCTCCTCAAGAAGCTCGGGCTCATCAACGTCTTCAAGGAAAACATGCACGTTCCGGCCATTGCTGGCCGCGTCGGTTATCTGAACAAGCACACCGAGCTGTCCTTCAAGGGCGACGACCGCAAGCAGTTTATCTATTCGCTGATCCTCTTCACGCTGTTCGTGGAGAACGTCAGCCTCTTCAGCCAGTTCTACATCGTCCTTTGGTTCAATCGCTTCGAGAACCGCTTCAAGGACGCGGCCCAGCAGGTGAAATACACCCGCAACGAGGAGATGCTCCACGCCCAGGCCGGCATGAAGATCATCAACACGCTGCGCCAGGAATATCCGGAGCTCTTCGACGCGGAGCTGGAAGCCAAGATCAAGGAAGAGTGCCAGGTCGCGCTCGATGCGGAATCCGCCCTGATCGACTGGATGCTCGGCGACTACGACCAGCCGAAGCTCAATGCCTCGATCCTCAAGACCTATGTCGCCCAGCGCCTGAACGAGTCCCTCGCCGGCATTGGCTACACGCCGATGTTCGAGGTCTCCGAAGCTGAGAAGGCCGAGACCTTCTGGATGACCGAAGGGCTGCTCGCGCCCGCCAAGGTCGATTTCTTCCACTCCGAACCCACCGCCTACCAGCAGGCCGATCAGCCTGACGACGACAATTTCTAAGCAAGAAGGAAACGTGAATGCGCCCTGATTGGGAACACTTCAACGACATTGCGTTGAAGACCCTCTCCCGCGGATATCTGCGCGAGGGGATCGCAAAGGAAGACCTCAAGGATGAGGCCATCAAGCGCGCCAACGCGCTTGTTGATGCTGCCGAGAAGGAACTCGGCATGAAGCTGCCGATGGTTCGCTACGGCATGAAGCGCGGCTGGGTATCACCCGCCTCGCCGATCTGGTCGAACTTCGGCACGGATCGCGGCCTGCCCATCAGTTGTAACGGCTCGTTCATGGCCGACGACATGGACTCCATCCTGTTCAAGAACGCCGAAATCGGCGCGATGACCAAGGAAGGCGCCGGCACGTCGCTCTACATGGGCGCACTCCGTCCGTTCGGCTCGCCGATCGCGGGCGGTGGAACGTCCGAAGGTCCGGTTCACTTCGCCCGTCTGCCGCAGGAGCAGGTCCAGGTTATTTCGCAGTCGAATGTCCGGCGTGGCAACTGCGCGGTCTATCTCGATATCGAGCACCAGGACATCGATCGCTGGATGCAGATGCGCTCCACGACCGAAGGCGTGCATCACCCGATCCAGCATCTGTCGTTCGGCGTCGTCATTGGCGACGACTGGATGAACGAAATGCTGGCGGAGCCGAAGGGCGGCCCCAAGCGCAAGCTGATGGCGAAGATCCGCAACAAGCGGCGCGAGACCGGCTTCCCCTACATCGTTTTCCGCGACAATGCGAACAACGCCCGGCCGGAGATCCTGAAGCGGCTTGGTCTGCTGATCTACGCCTCGAACCTCTGCACCGAGATCATGCTGCCTTCCGGGCCGGATGAAAGCTTCGTCTGCGATCTGTCGTCGGTCAACGTCCTCTATTACGACGAATGGAAGGGCACCGAGTTCGTCCGGGAAATGATCTATTTCCTCGATGCGGTCATGTCCGAATACATTCGCAAGACCAAGGGCAAGCGGCTCATGGCCGATGCTCATCGCTTTGCCGTGCGCTGGCGCGCCCTCGGCCTCGGAACGCTCGGCTGGCACTCCTACCTGCAGTCGCGTGAGATCCCGATCGAGACGCAGGAGGCCCGCGACCTCAACATCGAGATCCACAAGTATCTCCATGACGAGTCCCACGCCGCATCCCGCTGGCTGGCGATGCAGTATGGCGAACCTGAAGGTCTCAAGGGCACCGGCTACCGCAACCTGACGGTCAATGCGATCGCGCCGACCACCTCGTCCTCGATCATCTGCGGCCAGGTCTCGCAGTCCATCGAGCCGTGGGAGGCCGTCGTCTTCGAGAACGACAACGCCAAGGGCGTGTTCACGAACTACAATCCGCAGTTCGTCGCACTTCTCGATCGCCTCGGCATGAACCGCACCGATGTCTGGGAGTCCATCCTGGCATCAGGCGGCCGCGTCGAGCATCTGGACTTCCTGACCCAGCGTCAGAAGGACACCTTCAAGCCGTGGGTCGACATCGACCAGATGGAGCTGGTGCGCCAGAACAACGACCGCACGCCGTTCATCGACCAGGGCATCTCCTTCAACGTCCAGCTTCCTCCCGAAGCGACCATGAAGGACGACATCGACATCATCGTTGAGTCCTGGAGGGGCGGCGCGAAGTCTCTCTACTACCGCAAGGGTTTGAACAAGGCACAGGAGCTGGCCCGTGCCAATGCTTCGTGCGTAGCGTGCGAGGCATAAGAATGGGCTACCACATCATGACGAAGCCGGGTTGCAACTATTGCACCCGCGCCAAGGCTCTCCTGAAGAGCCAGAACATCTCCTACACGGTGCAGGATCACGACACCCAGGAGAAGATCGATAAGTTCAAGGACGCCGGCTACAAGTCCTTCCCGATGATCTTCCACGACGGGGTGCTGGTGGGCGGCTACGACGCCTTGGTTGACTACCTCGAATACTAAAAAGCGGCGCTTCGGCGCCGCTCTCATTTCATGCGTTAACACAGGCGCAGTAGTAATTACCGGTCTTCGGGTTGTATACCTTTTTACAGAACAGTCCGAAGTCTGAGCACAGTCCCTTGCACGTATTAGGACTGTCGTCGTAGCAACGGCTTGCTACCGGTCCATCCGCATTTAAGATTTCTAACTCAGCTAGGTAATCCTCAGCCGAGTTAGGGCTGATTCTAGTCTTCCCGTCCTTTTGAGCTAATGAAAATCCGTAGGGAAAGAAGACATCTCCAAAAGACAGATTCGATAGAGCCTTTAGCGCAGGATGCGTTTTACTTTTTAAATCCTCGTCGTCAAAGACATGCACTCCATTTATTTCTTTCATGTCCCTCCTCCATATTAGAAACACCGGAAATATCTTCCCAAGATAACTAAGAGTCAATGGCTGGTATGAATGCATGCGCTCCCTCAATGATTGCGCTATAAAGTAAGTAAGCACTTACTTCAACTAAGGAAAACGGAATGTCCGGCAAGGAACGCATGTTCGCCAAGATCGTCTTGGCGTCGAAGACCTGGGATTCAACGGCGCTGCCGCTGATCACCATGCATCTGCACTACCCCGATATCATCCACGGCGAAGTGATGACCCACCGGGTATTCAGCCGCAACGCCCGCTCGATGCGCGCCGTCCCGGTCGCCACGATGGTCAAGGAAGTGCGCGAGGATCCTTTCGTGCCCTGGCATTGGGGCAAGAACCAGAAGGGAATGCAGGCTTCTGAGGAATGCAACGAGCTGGTCAAGATCGGTTCCTTTTGGGAAGGAGGCCCGCATAATGATCGCGAGGTCAATATCCTGAAGACCCGCGAAGAAGCATGGCGCCTCGCTGCGAATGCGGCTGCGGATTTCGCCGAGAACTATGCCCACGCCGGCTATCACAAGCAGATCGCCAATCGTATCATCGCGCCCTACACCTGGAAGCACACGCTCATCACGTCGAAGAGCTGGGCGAACTTCTTCCATCTGCGCGATCACGAAGACGCCGAGCCGCACTTCCACGATCTCGCGGCGCTCGTGCGCCAGGCGCTCCGGAACGCAAGCTATCAGTGGCTGAAGCCCGGCGAATGGCACCTGCCCTACGTGACCAAGTCCGAAATGGCGAACAACCCGCTCGAGGTGCAGCGTCAGCTGTCTGTCGCCCGCTCGGCCCGCATTTCCTATGCGCCGTTCGATGGTGACTTCTCGATCGCCCGCGAGATCGAGCGCTACAACCTTCTCGTAGGTTCGCAGCCGCTTCATGCCTCGCCGACCGAGCACCAGGCAACGCCTGACATGTTCAAGAAGGTGAACGGCAAGCTCGTCTTCGACAATCCGGAGCTTGGCGGAAACTTCGGCCCCGGCTGGATCCAGTTCCGCAAGACCCTGCCCTTCGAATACATCGAAGACACGATGGAGCTCGGAGCGTTCGCGGCATGAGCTACGACCTCGATGAGCGCCGCAACGGCTGGCACTTCCGGTTTCCGGCAGGTGATGAAGGCGCGCTCTGGTTTGGCCCCTTCCGCAGCCAGGAAGCGGCAAATGCGGCTGCCCTGAAGGCTGTCGAGGAATTTATCGCCCAGAACGTCAAGCAGGCGCTGGGCCTCAAGTAAGGAGAAAACAATGGGTGCAACGATGATTAACCAGCAGCAGCTCCGCGTCCAGCTGCTCGACCCGAAGGCGCAGGTGCCGACGTATGGTTCCGAAGAGGCTGCCGGCGCCGACCTCTATGCGGCTTTCGATGAGGAAAAGCGCTACGTCCTTCCGGGCGAGCGCGTTCTCGTTCCGACCGGTATCGCAATCGAGCTCCAGCCTGGCACCGAGGCTCAGGTTCGCCCGCGCAGCGGTTTGGCAGCCAAGCACGGCATCACCGTTCTCAACACGCCCGGAACGATCGACAGCGACTATCGCGGCGAAATCAAGGTGATCCTGTTCAACACTTCGCTGCAGGCGTTTGAAATCAAGTCCGGCGACCGTATCGCCCAGCTTGTCATTGCGCCGGTGATCCGTGGCGTCTTCGAAGTCGCCGAGTCCCTCGATGATACGAGCCGCGGCGAAGGCGGTTTCGGCAGCACGGGCAAGTAACATGCTGTTCGGACTCACCGGCTCGGCCGGCACGGGAAAGACCACGCTCGCTAAGCGGGTCGCGGAGGATCTGGGCATCGAATACATGCCCGCATCCGTCAGCGAAACGGCCAAGAAGCACGGCTTCAACAGCGTCGGCGTCTTGAACCTGCAGGACAGGATCAAGCTGCAGGAGAAGCTGCTCGAGGATCATGTGGAGATGGTCTGCAGGGCTGATCGACCGCTGATTGTCGATCGCACGCCGATCGACTTCGTCGGTTACATGATGGGCGAGCTCGACATGCACTCGCACATGCGCCTGACGCCCGAGGAGATCGCCTGGGTCGAGGATTACAAGCGCCTCTGCCTGGAGACCACGGTCAAGCTCTACGACTACGTCTTCATCCTCTCGCAGCTCGATTCCTACGAGATCAAGGAGACGCGGCCGGCTGACAACCGCGCCTACCAGACCCACACCCAGCTGATCATGCAGGGCTGCACGTCGGAGATCCACGGCCGGCTGAACTACATGGTCATCCGCAACCAGGATCTGCACACCCGCGAAGAGATCCTGCACAACACCCTCGTCCAGCGCATGGACGACATTTCGAAGGAGCGTGCCAGCTCGGCTCACATTCACTGAACTTCCCGCTCACAACCTGCTGCACTCCGAAAAGCGCAGCGCTATAAGTGAAAATGTAAGTAAGCACATACTTCACAAGAGCGAGAGACGACGATGCACGGTAAAGGTTTCGCACTAACCGCCTTCGTCGTCTCATACCTCTTCGTCGTGTGGTGCTTGACCCCGAATTTCTGAACTGAAGCTCTCAAGGAGAAAGTGCATGACCACCGAAAACCAGGCTACCGGCGAAGTCACGAAGATCGACCCGACGCTCGCTTCGATCCAGCAGGAGCGCGATGACGCTGCCGCTCACCTGGCCCGCGTCAAGGCCGACGCCGAAGAACGCGCCCGCGTTCGCGAGAAGCGCGCCCTGCTCGGCGAAGTCCTCAACATGAAGGCTGACATCGAGAAGCGGTTCGACGCTGTCAAGCGTCAGAAGAAGCTCCTCAAGGGTCTCAAGCTCGACCTTTCGGCGCTCAACGACGACGGGGATCTGACGGCCGAGGATCTGAAGAACCTCCTGAAGCGCGGCCACGAAGCCTTCCACGTCGAAAACCTCGACAAGCCCGCCGTAGAAGATCTCGCCGCGGCTTTGCCGAACCTGATCTTCTCGATCGTGAAGAACCGCAACGACCTTCTGCCGCTCCGTCGCGCTTCGTAATCTGCCAATAGCGGCGACCACCGTCGGGGTCGCTGCTTAGGAGAGCCGGCGTGCAGCTGACCACTGAGGCTGCCTAGACCGCGTCGGCTCTCCACCCTTCCGGCGTTATGGCCCCGGTAGCTTAGGCCAAAGCAGCACCCCCAGAAGGTGCTTACCGAGGTTGGACTCCTCGACGGGGCCACACCAGTTTTCGCGTTGTCCGCTGGCGTCGCGAGCCAGCGCGTCTCTGGAAGGAGTTTCGTTCCTTTCGCCTTCCAGAGACATCTTTCGAGGCGGTCAGACTGAAGACCTTCCCGCCTCACTTGAGCGCCTGCATCTGTATGGTGTCAGTCAGGATAATAGGCCCACCGTATGGGAGCCCGCTACGAGTTTCGGCGTTGAGTGCGTAGGAGCCCTGGCCGAGTGTGACAGCTCGGATATCACTGGCCGTCAGCCAGAGGGGTATATGCGCTCAACGCCACCGAAGCACCCTTTGGGCGCGACTGTAAGGATGGCGGGTAGCAGACAAGTCCGTGCCGAGCTTTCGCAGAGCCAAAGGCGCAAACGTCAGCGTAGGCGTGACGAGCGGAGAGAGAGCCGCACAAGCTCTGGCTTCCGAGCCACCATCTTTCAGCACCGGTCATAAGGTGGATCAATGGTGTTCAGGGATTTACGGAAGCAGTCGGGTAGCGCGAGCTACAGGCCAACCGGCTAGGGGTTCGAGTCCCCTGTGAGCGCCAGTTTCGAATGCCATCTTCCTGACGGGCATGTCGGTGGATGGAGCAGCCAACAGCGAACCCGGTTGGCGCCAGCAATGGCTCGGAGGGAGTATGCCCATAGGCTCCCTCCGGAAGGTTCATTGCATGAGGTCTGGTAGCGAAGCGGTTGAACGCGCAGGACTGCAAATCCTGTTCCGAAAGGGCGTCGCAGGTTCGAATCCTGCCCAGACCTCCAATCTTATTCCCGCGCACAACCTACCGCACTCCGCGATTAGCTGCGCTATAAACGATAAGTAAGCAATTACTTAGTGAGGCACGAAAGATGCAGGTTTCAACGATCGCAGAACTCGACACGCACGCCGTTATCGGCGGTGGCGAGGCGAAATCTTTCGGCATGGACGACTCTGCCGAGCTCTATGCCCTTCTGTCCGACAAGATCTACCGCGACAAGAAGCGCGCCGCGATGCGCGAGACCATCTGTAACGCTTGGGACGCGCACATCTCCGTCGGAAAGACCGATCTCCCGGTCGAGATCACTGTCACCGATACCGAGATCAAGATCCGCGACTTCGGCCCAGGGATCCCTGACGCCTTGATGCATTCGATCTATTGCATCTACGGCAAGTCAACGAAGGTGAAGGACGACAAGGCGACCGGTGGCTTTGGCCTCGGTTCGAAGTCGCCTTTCGCCGTCACGGACCACTTCAACGTGGTCAGCATGTATGAAGGCATCAAGTCGGTCTACGCCATCTCTCGCGGTGGCGTCGCAACCGACGGCAAGCCCGACATGCGCTTGATGATGTCGGTCCCGACCACCGAAAGCGGCCTCCTTGTGTCGATCCCGGTGAAGAGCCGCAGCGACCGTTACGAGTTCGAGGGTCATATCCGCGCCGTCGTCAAGCAGGGCGGTATGCTCGTAAACATGAACGGCACGCCGCTTGACCGTTTCAACTGGACCGAGGCGCGCAAGACCGAATACGCCATCATCCCGCAGGGTGATCTGACCGAGGGCCGCGTCTACGTTCTCTACGGCACCGTCATGTATCCGCTGACGACGACCGACGCGAAGATCCGGAACCTGGCTCAGAAGGCGGTCGATCTCTGCGGCACGATGTCGATCCTGGTGCTGCTGCCGCCTCCGAATTCCATTGGCGTAACGCCCTCGCGCGAGGCGCTGTCGTTCTCGCCCGTCACGGACGAAACGCTGATCCGGCTTCTGAATAAGGTGATCGCCCAGATTCGCGCCGCGCTCCCGGCAGCCAGCCGGCGCGTTCTTCGAAGCTGGGTGGAAAGGCAGGGCCGCAAGGCCCTCGACACTCACTACAACTCCACGAGGATGTCGCCTGGCCTCCTTCCGACTGCCGACCTTATTGCCGAACATGCGATGAGGACGGACAGCTACGCCCATTCGAAGGGCGGCGTCGAGAGGCGAGCAGTCGCCAAGATCGCACAGAAGCTATGGCGCGACGATCGCCGCTATTATCGTCGCGCGGTAAAGACCTACGGCACCGGCGCCGAGCTGGAGTTCCAGCGCACGGCAATGCCTGCGCTGCGGATCGCTTCGAAGATGGGTCTGCTCAAGGATCTGATGGTGTTCGATATCTATCGGCACAAGTTCGGCATTCCCGGCCCGAAGACGCTACCGATTACAGAGATTCCGAGGACGGGCTACGTTTTCCCGGTCCTTTGTGTCGCCCGCAATATGCGCGACCTGCGCCCTCAGCTGAGCAATAGCTCCACGAGCTTCCGTTACAACATTTCCGGCGAGCACTTCTACACCGCTGGCCTGGTCATGCGGCAGTGGACCGACAAGAACCTCAAGGCGTTGCGCGAGCTCTGCGACCACTACAACATCGAGCTTCACCTCTTCGATTATGAGGATGCGAAGAAGAACCGCAAGCCGCCCGTCAAGCGCGAGGGCGCGGAGACGTATTTCGTCCTCGAGGATTTCGGGGCCGAGCGCCGCAACAAGATCAAGACCCCTATCGTTCCGACCTGCATCGCGCCTGACTTTTACCTGATGACCTGGCAGCGAGATGCAAAGCTTCGTCTGCCGTTCGCTGCTGCACACCTGCTTCAGCAGATCACCGAGCTCTATCCCAATACTGCCCTTATCACGACGAAGGCGCAGGAAGAAAAGCTTCAGAAGGCAGGCGCACGCAGTCTCGGAAAGGTCGTTGCCGAGCGTGTCGCCAAGTTGGGCAATAGTCGCGAAGTCCTCTACGGCGAAGCTATCCGTCATGGCCGCATGATCGATGAGGGAGACGGCTACTATCACAACTCCATTCCGGAAGCGCTCGTGAAGCTATCCAAGATGGATATGCGCTTCGCCAAGCTGCTGTTCCCGGACAAGGCGACGCCCGGCAAGGCGCACGCTGAAGCCTCGCTGCTTTGGGATTTCCTGCTCGGCCTCGAATATCAGCCGGAAGACACCCGCGAGGTCGTCAAGACCGCGATGGCCGGCGTGCGCCAGGCGATCAAGGAGACCTTCCCGCCGATCACCAAGAACCGGGTCGAGCAGCTCTACTCCTACTTGGGGCCGATCCGTGGCGCCAGCATCATCAGCGACTTGCACTACAGCCCGAGGTCCGATCTCGCGCTCGACATGATCGAAACGATCAAGTTCCTGCAGCGCCGGCACGAAGCCAAGAAGAACAAGATCAAGGCGGCAAAGGTCGCCATCACCCCGGCAGCCAATGCCAACATCGCCCTTAAGGAGGCAGCATGAGCAAGGTAAAGATCCTTGGCGCCATCGCATCGAATTCCGGCGTCACTCTCTATCTCAGTAATGGAGAGGAGATGAACCTCAAGAAGGACACGCAGCGCACGAAGGACATTCTCGACCAGACGGTTGAGGCTCTCGCACGCGGCGAACACCTCGAAATCGATCTTTCGAGCCTGTCCATCGAAAAGACGATCGAGGAGAAGACCAACGGCGTCGTCAAGTTCGTCCGCGGCCGCTTCTCGCAGCTGAAGTCCATGTTCGGTGCCACGCCCACCGAGCCGAAGACGGTCACTGTCGTTCTCGGCAGCGTTCAGCGGGCACCGGATCCCGTCCAGGCTGCACCTGCAGCGCAGGTTCCTCCTCCGTTGCCGTTCAAGCCGGTGGAAGAACCCGAGCCGGTCGCGCATGAGTCGGAAGAACTGCACGCCGTCGTCAACGATAAGGTCATTCCGGGTGTCGAGGCACTCTCGCCTTACATGGACGCAATCAATGCTGGCGAAGACGCTATCGGCTTTCAGAAGTTCATGGAGCGCATTGCGACCGTTATCGACACCCGCTCGCACTCGGTCAAGGAGCTGCTCAACTTCATGAGCAAGGGCGATCTGCCGATCGCTGACGACGGCTCGATCGTCGCCTACAAGGTTCTAAAGACGACCGGCAACAGCAAGGGCTTTGTCGATTGCCACTCGGGCAAGGTAACGCAGAAGCTCGGCTCCTTCGTGCAGATGGACGAGAAGCTCGTCGATCCGAACCGGCGCAATGAATGCTCTACCGGCCTGCATATCGCGCGCCGCAAGTATCTCAGGAGCTTCAACGGCAATATCATCACGCTGGTCAAGGTTGCGCCTGAAGACGTGATTGCGGTCCCGCCTGGCGAGCCCGACAAGATGCGAGCGAAGGGCTATCATATTGTCGCGGTGCTTCCTTCTGATGTCCATCAGACGCTGCGCGATAACAAGCCGATGACCGGGCACGAAAAGGCGTCGAAGCTGCTCGCGGACGTGATCAAGGGCAATCACACGCCGATCCTCGAGATCGTCAACATCGGCAAGGCGATGGGCGGCGATGTTACCGTCACGCCCGTCGAAGGTGCACAGAAGCTGCCGCGCGCTGCAGTCGGCACGTCCGGTGTTGCTAAGGCACTTGATGACCGTCCGGTCAACCCGAATGAGGTGAAGGCCGACGTGTCGATCCGCGAGCTGCGCAAGAAGGTCGACCAGGTCGAGACGACCAAGAAGCAAAAGGCCATTCAGAAGGCCGCACAGAGCGGTGATCTCGCGGCCGCTATCAGTCAGCCCGCAACCCCGGCTCCCGCGCCTGCGGCCAAGCCTGAGTCGAGGAAGGCTGCTGCGAAGTCAGTGAAGCCCGACGTGATCAAGATGGCGGCTACCTTCGCTTCCAAGGTCAATCCTCCTGAAAAGCCGCTGCCCGCAAAGCACGCCGCTGCACTGAAGCTGCATGGCGAAGGCAAGTCCAACCGTCAGATCGAGGCCGAGCTGCATATCTGCCGCAAGACCCTCAAGAAGCTGTTCGACAAGAACGGTCTGAAGCCGAACGGCTGATCCCATCCGATAACCCTGCGCGCAATGTGATGTCTCCCGTCGCATTGCGCGCTATAACTTAAGTAAGCACTTACTTTAAGAGGAACATATTCAGATGGCCGTCACCATTCCCGATCGCCCGTTCGAAAGCTTCCAGAAGATCGCCCGCGCCAAGCAGGGCTTCGGCTGCGTCATCACTGAAAAGCTCGACGGCAGCAATGCTCAGATCCTCATCGAGGACAACAAGATCGTCGGTGTCGGATCCCGGCAGCGTTGGATCATGCCTGGCAAGGAGACCGATAATTACGGCTTCGCTCGCTGGGTTCAGGACAACGAAGAAGAACTGGTCACGAAGCTCGGCGACGGCCAGCATTTCGGCGAGTGGTATGGATCCGGCATTCAGCGCGCATACGGCCGCACCGGCAACGACAAGCGCTTCGCGCTGTTCAACACCGGTCGCTGGTCTGACGCTGCTGTGCGTCCCGCATGCTGCGAATGCGTGCCCGTGCTGTTCGCCGGTGAGTTCTCACGCCGGAACGTCGACCAGGTGATGCGCGACCTCGCCGAAAAGGGCTCTGCGATGGTTCCGGGCTTCATGCGGCCGGAAGGCATCATCATCTATCTGCCGGGTCCGCGCATCCTGCTGAAGGAGACTTACGAGCACTCCGACGGCAAGTGGAAGTCTGCTCCGGTCAATGACAACGCTGCAGCTTCGGCTGCGGCGTAAGGAGATATCATGACCCTGATCGTCCACAAGCACGAACTGATCCAGCAGCCGTCGCCGGCTCCCGCTGATCGCGGCCCCTACGTTCACAGCGCCAACGGTCGCAAGATCTATCCGTTCGATCCGCGGCCGGAGGAGATCTCGATCAACGTGATCGCCCATCACCTGGCGAACAACAATCGCTGGAACGGCGCAACGCAGCACCGGCGTTTCAAGACGCGCATCTCCTTCTCCGTTGCCGAGCATTCGGTTCTCGTCGCCAAGTATGTCGTCGAGGAGCTGAAGCTGCCGGAATACGAGCTGGAAGCCCTGCTTCATGACGCGCCGGAATACCTGTTCGGCGATATGATCCGTCCGTTCAAGCATCATCCGAGCATTCACCCGATCATCAAGCCGATCGAGGATCGCGCCGAAGAGGTAATTGCCAAGCGGTTCGGTCTGCTCTTCCCGCTGCCGAAGGAAATCAAGATCGCCGACGAGGCTGTCTGCGCCGCGGAACAGCAGCAGATCGTGCCGGAAGATGCCCGCGAGCAGTGGCGCGCAATCGATACCAGCCGCATTGCGCCCTACGAAATCGAGATGATGGATGCCTACAGCGCCAAGGAATATTTCCTGATGGCCTATGAAAGCGCCATTCGTCGCCGGCCTGATTTCCAGGCACTGCCGTCTTCTGTTGAGATATATTCTAAGTAATCAATTACTTAGGAGGCGCCAGTGACGGACGACAGCAAGGAATGGCCCAGCTTCGCCGATGAGCTGGGCCGCAAGACCGCCGAGGTTCTGGCGAAATGGACCGCGGCCTATGACGCCGGACGCATCACGATCAAGGAATACTACCTCGTGATCGTCTCCCTCTACGACTCCACCAGCGGCCTCATGCCGCGCGAAATCAGCGATCTGCTGGCAAATATCGAGAAGGAATTACGGGATGAAGCAGCGCGTCGTAAGGCGGCAAAAGCTGGTGTGTGACGCCTGCTACGCCGCAGAGGAGATCGACCGTCTCACCTATGACATGATCGGCAAGCGCTGCCCGCATTGCGACTCGGTCATGCTGACGGCCGAGGACTTCCGAGAATATCGCCGCGTCGAGCGTCGTATCGGTTGGCTGCACCGCTTGCTTGCCCTGCTGGCGCTGATCCGGGTAATTCCGCCGCAAGGTGGCCCGCTCATTCGCGTTCAGGTCAAGGACGGCGAGACGATCGCCAGGTTGCGCGAGGGTGGCCTGATTTGAGCAAGTTCCCGAAGGACACCTGGATCCTCATCGCCATCAAGAACGCCTATCTGATTGTTGGCGAGGATGGCACGATCTGGCGTGCGAACAAGGCTGACAAGAAGGGTATCGTTGACCGGTCGAAGGGCTATTCCGTCGTCGCTCAGCAGATCCACAAGAAGTCCGGCCGCGTGTTCTTCAATATGACCTATGTCGGCTACACCAAGTCCATTCTGGTCAATCGCGTCGTGGCGCTGCGCTATCTCCCGAATCCGGAGAACCTGCCGCAGGTCAACCATATCGACGGCGACAAGGAGAATAACCGCAAGGATAATCTCGAGTGGGCTTCCGGTTCCGACAACGAGAAGCACGCCCATCGCACCGGCCTCAAGACCGGGCGCGGCTCTGCCAATTCCAATGCGAAGCTCACCGCTGACCAGGTGGTGAAGATCCGGGCGGCTGCGAACGACAACACGCCGGAAGAGCTGGCGAAGACCTATGGCGTCTCACGCTCGACCATCATCAATATCCTCGACAAAAGGACTTGGACGCACATATGAGCCAGTTTCCCAATTTCTTGATCGCCTACACTTCCATCTGCGCTGTCTCGATTGCCTTGTATTTCGCCTACAAGGCAATCGAACATTACGGCAGCAACCGCGACTGGTGGGTTTAAGCTATGACCCATCTCCCCATCATCGCCGGCCTCGACCTCGAAACCACCGGCAAGTTCGAGCCCGATCACCGCATCATCGAAGTCTACATCGGCCTCTACCGCGCCAGCACGAAGATCTGGAGCTACCAGCAGCGGATTGACCCGCAGCGATCGATCTCCGCGGACGCCCAGCGTGTTCATGGCATCGCTGCCGGCGATCTCATCGGTATGCCCATCTGGGATTCGGTGGCTCCCACGATCAACCAGATCCTGAAGCGCGCCGATCTCGTCGTCGCCCATAACGGCGATGGCTTCGACAGGCCGTTTCTGGAAATGGAGATGAACCGCATCGGGCTCACGCTCACCGAAAAGCCGTGGATCGACTCGATGGTCGATGGCGTTTGGGCAACCGCTGATGGTAAAAAGCCGCGACTCGGCGAGCTGGCTTTCGCCTGTGGCGTTGATTACGACCCTGCCAAGGCGCACGCCGCGGCCTATGACGTGGATGTTATGATGGAATGCTTCTCCAAGGGCCTCGATTGGGGCTTCTATTCGATCCCTGAAATGGAGGGGGTGAAGCTCGCTGCGTGATATCCTGCCGACTTCCTAAGTGCATTGCGTTAAGTTCAATTCATCGAACAAACGCAGTCACTTAGAGAGGAATGAGCAGATGACTAATCCCGCACTTGCCACGTCGACCGCAGCCATGCCAAACGCCGCTGATCTGGACGCACTCGATGCCGTCCTCGAAAACTTCAACCTGGAAGACACGACGGAAGAGGACATTGTCCTCGAGGCCAATGGTGACGACGTTCCCGCGGATGACGTGATCGTCGAGGAGACGGCGCCGGTTGAACTGGCATCGGATGAGCTCGCAGATCTCGACCTGGCGCTGACCAAGAACGAGGTCTATTCCGAGCAGACCTCGTCCGCGGTCGAAACGACGGAACTGCCGGCACCGACGGAAGCCAAGCGCCCCGGCACGCGCACGCCGCGCGCTGCAGGTGCTGCCGCTGCCGCCCGCACTCCCCGCGACATTTCGAAGGTCGCTGACGAGTTCTTCGTCCTGAACGGCGATCCGACTGTCATGTCGGCCGACGATATGGCTGCCGCCCGCGTGGCAACGATGGCTCTCAAGCCGAACCAGGTGAAGATCGCCGAGAAGTTCGAAAACCTCTTCACGGCTCTCAGCGCCGGCAAGGCGCCGTCGACCTACGTCATGATCGCCTTCAACCTTCTGAACTCGAAGGGCTCGATGACCTCTGCCGATGTCGTCGGCGCCTACAAGGCGTCCGGTCTCGGCGAAGGCACCGCTCGCTCGCAGTCGGGCCAGATCATGCACCTCTTTGCGACTGTCGGGATTGCCACCCGCGCCGGACAGACGCTCACCTTGCGCCCGGACAGCGTCATCGCCGGGCGTCTGCGCAGCCTGCCGACTCCTGCTGCTAGCTAACTCGGCACGCTACGCAGGGCGGGCGACGAGTCCCGATCTCGTCGCCCGCTCATTACCTGACGCATCCCAATCTCAATCGCGCTACAAGCTAAGTAAGACATTACTTAGTGCAGGAGGATGACGTGAACCTCTATTTCATCAACGGCAGCGACAACAACGGCGACAGCATGGATCTCTTCGTGCGCGCCGAGTCGCCGCCTGAAGCATTCGAAATCTGGAAAGCCTGCGAGGTCGCGTTCGGATGGGAGACCGTCTTTGAAGGTAGCCTGTCGTCTGAGCCGGCCGGCGATGCTGGTGTCGAAGATCTCCGCATTTATCTCGTGCCGGGTAACACTGACGCCGGCGTCATCCACTGGCACACGCCGGATGGCGTCAATTGCGTCGCTTTCGCGGAGCCGATCTGAATGCCCAAGAAGCTCTCCGAGAAGCGGCTTGACCGGATGGCGATGCTCGTTTGGGCAATGAATGCCGGCATTCGCACCAATATCGAAACGCGGTGGAATTTCATCCGCGAGGATCCCGTGACCGACAAATACCGCGAGATCGCGAAGGCATTGGCGAAGGAGTGCGGCTATGTGGGTTAATCTCGATGACAGTGATTTCGCACTCGTCATGGAAGCGCTGCGCGGCAATTGCTCCGACAAGCCCGATGAGCCGACCGCCTACGATCCGGTCTACGATCGGCTCCAGGCTTGCCGTGCTGACTTCGATCCAGCCGATCCCTACCGCGCGGCAGCACAAATGCAGGCCGATGACGACCTCGAGGTCGATGATGACGCTGTCGTTGCGCTTGGTGATGATCCTGGCGCCTGGGTTCATGCGTGGATCTGGATTCGCAACGACGAGGCCGGCATCCCGGACGAAGACGAGAACAAATGCCGCGATTGCGGCGAGGAATATGCCGACGGTGGCGACGGTTACAACGGGCGCTGCCCGGACTGCGCCGACAAAGCAGAAGAGGAAGGACGCTCCGATGACTGAGAAGACCGACATTTTCGTATTCGGCTCAAACCTGGCCGGCCGTCATGGCGCCGGCGCAGCGCTCTATGCCCTCCAGAAACACGGCGCTGTCCTGTTTCAGGGTGAAGGCTTGCAGGGTCGTTCTTATGGCATCCCGACCAAGGACCATCAGATCCGGACGCTGCACCTCGACAACATCCGCAAGCACGTCGAGGAGTTCAAGGAGTTCGCCCGGCTGCACGACGACATGACCTTCTACGTCACGCCGATCGGCTGCGGTCTCGCCGGCTACAAGCGCGAGCAGATCCGTCCGATGTTCGAGGACATGCCGTGCAATTGCCGGTTCGCCGAGACCTGGGACGAGGAAGCCGCCTGATGCGGATCGACTTCACCAAGGACCAGTTGGACCTGGTTATCTCCGCTCTCGTCCGGAGTATCGCCCAGGTCGAAGAAGCGCCTGGGACCGATCCTGTGCTCGACCTTGTAGCGCGGCTACGCGCTGAAAAGGAACGCCTCATGCGGGCGCGGGAAGCGGCCTATTAGACGGCAATCACAAGTTCTCCGGCAAGGTGCGCCCTTGCCGCGTTTCGACACGTTCTGGAAAGAAAAGGACATTCTAGTGAGCAATATTTCGGGCAAGACGCTCGTGGCGTGGGGCTTGGAGCCTGGCGCCTGGTTCAAGGAAGCATTGCCGGTCGCCCGTCAGATGCGCGAAGACGGCAAGACGGACAAGCAGATCATCGATCACCTGTTCACGATGCGCGCGACTGTCGCCGTCGATGAAGGTGTGCCGCTGCGCACCAACAACATTCCGTTCGGCCAGTTCATCGAGCCGGAAGGTGACGACGAGAAGGCAAATGTCGCCTCGGTTCTCGCTCACATGGATGCGCTGATGCGCGTTCCGACGATCGAGCGCGGCGCAGTCATGCCGGATGCGTGCCCTTCCGGCTCGGCGCTCGGCACCATCCCTGTCGGTGGTGTGGTCGCGACCAAGAACGCGATCCATCCGGGCTTCCACTCCGCGGATATCTGCTGCTCGATGGCGATCTCCGTCTTCAAGCGCGACACGCCGGTTGATTACGTCCTCGACATTGCGATGAAGGCGTCTCACTTCGGCGTCGGCAAGCGCACGATGTCGGAAGTGCGCCAGTATAAGGATCTGGTGCAGCTGGTGAACGGCTTCGAAGCCAATCCCTTCCTGAAGGGGCTGGAAGACTACGCTCTCCAGCACTTCATGACGCAGGGCGACGGCAACCACTTCTTCTATGTCGGGCAGCTCGAAAGCACCGGCCAGATGGCGATCGTCACGCACCACGGCTCTCGCGGTCTGGGTGGTCAGCTCTACAAGCGCGGCAAGGCAGCGGCCGAGCGTCACACGCGCATCGTCGCAGGGCGGATCCCGCTGCACAATGCCTGGATCGAGGCAGATAGCCAGGTCGGCCAGGACTATTGGCAGGCGCTGCAGGCAATCCGCCTGTGGACGAAGATGAACCACTTTGCGATCCACAACCTGGTCGCCAAGCGCCTCGGCAATCAGATCGTCGGGCAGTTCTGGAACGAGCACAATTTCGTCTTCCAGCGCTCCGACGGCCTGTTCTACCACGCCAAGGGCGCGACGCCTTCCTTCAATGGCTTCTCGAAGGATGACCAGGGCCTGACGCTGATCCCGATGAACATGGCGCAGCCGATCCTGATCGCCGAGCATGCCAATAACGAAGACGCGCTCGGCTTCGCGCCGCACGGCGCCGGCCGCAATCTCTCCCGCACCGGGCATATCAAGCGCCTGATGGAAGAGTTCGGCGACACGCGCGGCCTGGGACCGAATGCGATCAAGGCGATCATGGAGCGTGAGACCAAGGGTCTCGACGTTCGCTTCTACACCGGCGACCCTGACGTTTCCGAGCTGCCGAGCGCCTACAAGAACGCTGACCAGGTCCAGGCTCAGATCGAGAAGTTCGGTCTCGCCAAGATCGCCGATCGCGTTCTGCCGCGTGGTTCGATCATGGCCGGCGAAATGAAGTGGCACAAGCCCAAGAAGTCGAAGGTCGCTTAAACCCTCCCGCATTCCAAAAGCAACTGCGCGATACTTAATTATCGACGCAAAATGAAAGGATTAGCAGATGACTGCTGTTTCCAGTGTGACCTCGCACGCCTATACGGGCTCTTCATCTTTCGGGCCTTTTGCCGACGCTGTGCGGAAGCGCTTCGCCTCTGCCATTGAAGGCGGCCAGCCGCTCTTTACCTCTGACGCTACCGACCTTTGGGATGAATATCTCAACGGCTTCGATGATCCGATCGAGCGCCAGAACCATAACTGCAATTGCTGCCGGAGCTTCATTCGTCATTACGGCGGGCTTCTCGTCATCGATGACAAGGGCATTCAGCGCTCGGCAATCTGGGACGAGGATCTCGCGCCGTCCTTCTTCAAGAAGGCTGCAGCAAACCTGAAGAAGGCGGCCGTGCGGGCAAACGTCAACGGTGTCTTCATTTCGTCCGACGCGCAGTGGGGCACTCCGAAGACCGGACCCTGGACCCATTTCTCGCTGGCGCAGAGCAATGAACGTGTCCACCGCGACCGCGTCAACTCCGCGTTCCAGGTGATGGCGCAGAAGAAGCAGGACTTCGGAACGCTGAAGCATGGCCTCGCCGACTACTCTCGCGACGTTGTCGCCTCTGCGGTGAACCTGCTCGAGTCCGAGGCGCTGTATCGTTCGGAAAAGGTCATCGGGCCGGCGAAGTTCCTGCTCGCGATCCACGACGCCTACAAGGGCCTCTACAAGCACCGCTATGCCAACGTGATCTGGAAGGCAGTCGCAGCCGCCCCGGTCGGCTTCTGCACGCCGCGTTCGTCCATGATCGGCACGCTTCTCGATGACCTGAAGGAAGACATGAGCGTCGAGCTGGTGAAGAGCCGCTTCAAGACGAAGATGGATCCGCTCCAGTATCAGCGCCCGCAGGCCGCACCCTCTGCAGGAAACATCGCCGTCGCCGAGAAGCTGGTCGAAAAGCTCGGCATTCAGAACTCGCTCAAGCGGCGTTTCGCCCGTCTCGATGAGATCACGACCATTTGGACGCCGACGGCAGCTGCCAGCGCGCCGGCGACGGACGGCGTGTTCAGTCATCTGACGCCGAAGAATACGCCGGCGAAGTCCGATGCGCCGGTCGCGCCGATCCAGAATATCACCTGGGAGAAGTTCCTGCGGACGGTTGTTCCGAAGGCGCTGGCGATGGAAGTGCAGATGCGTGCCGGGCACGGCGCATTCGCTGCACTGGTGACGGCGGAGGATCCCGACGCCCCTCCGATCCTGCAGTGGGACCGCGAGGAGAAGCGCAATCCGTTCTCCTGGTATCTCTACGGAGGTGGCTCGACTCCTTCCCATTGGGGCCTGCCGACTTCCGGCTGGGTCAAGGTCAACGCCCTCACCTTGAAGCCGTCCGCCTGGGACCGTGATCCCAACACTCACGACAACCAGGGCAACGGCGCGCTCTTCATCCTCGAAGGTGCTCGCGACCATCGCACGCCTGGCCTGTGCCTCTTCCCGGAGATCCTCAAGTCGAGCCTTCACTCGATCCGCTCGACGATCGAGGCATTCTCCCACCGCGGGCAGATGTCCGGTCAGAATGAAGCGTCCGCTTGCGGGCTGCTCTGCGACCAGAAGGGCTTGGGCTATGTGGTCCGCGTGACGACCGATCTCGGCCGCGCCGACTACCGCATCGATCGTTGGGATTGATATCCCTGCCTGGAAGCGCTCATCACCTGGGCGCTTCCAGCTCTGTCTGCACTATAAAGTAAGTAATCAATTACTTAGAGGACAACATGAGCGAAGGCACGCAGCACATTGTAGGTCACGTCACCAACGCCCGCTTTCTCGACATCGGCTCCGACAAGCAGGTGCTCGCCGGCACGTTGGAAGGCAAGACCTTCTATTCCGAGCCGATCATCGAGCTCGACGGCAACATCATCCGGACTGCCAACGGCAGCTTCCGCTACAGCAGGAACCTTCACTGATGCGCGATTTCCACTACGGCATCTATATCGGCCGCTTCCAGCCGCTCCATATCGGCCACGAGCAGGTCATTCGCCAGGCGCTGGAGCGCTGCGAGACCCTGATCATCATCGTCGGATCGAGCTACATGGCTCGCAATCCGGTCAACCCCTTCACGTTCGAAGAACGCGCCAAGATGATCCAGATGGCGTTCATGCACGAGGTCTTCAGCGGCCGGATCGTCATTCTCCCGCTCTACGACTACGAGCACGACTACGACTGGACCGCGAACCTCAAGAAGGGCGTCACCGAAGCCATTCTCGATCATGCCAACAAGGGCGGCATCCGCCTGCATGGCATTCGCGACTTCAAGATCGCGCTCACCGGCTACGGCAAGGACTCCTCGTCCTACTATCTCGAGATGTTCCCCGAATGGGACAACATTCAGATCGACACGCAGCACGGCACGATCAACGCGTCCGATATCCGCTACGACTATTTCCGTCGGCTGCCGCGGATGCCGCACGATGCGGTGAGCCCGAAGACCCTGCAGTTTCTGAAGGACTTCTCTCTCTCCGAGCCGTTCAAGGATCTCGTCGCCTACAAGGATGCGCTGTCCCGCGACAATATCGATTACGGTCAGGGTCCGTTTCTCGCGGCAGATGTTCTGATCACCTGGCGCGGCAAGATCCTGCTGATCACGCGCGGCAAGGATGTCGGCAAGGGCACGCTCGCCATGCCGGGCGGCTTCGTCGAGAGGGGTGAGCGCTTCCTCGATGCCGCGATCCGCGAGCTGAAGGAAGAAGCCAACATCGACGGCCAGGACATCGCCGACTACCTCGCCGGCCACATGCTGGCTGACAACCCGAAGCGCTCGCTGCGGGGCAGGATCGTCTCGATGGTCTTCCACTTCGACATTCCCGCTGAGGTCGAGGTCACGACGCCGAAGGGTGGCGACGATGCCTCACACGCCGACTGGTATGACTTCGAGAGCCTCGGCACCGAGCGCTTCTACGAAGATCACCACACCCTCATCACCAACATCCTTGCTGGGGAGTAACCATGAGCAAGAACATCATCCTGTCGACCGACAGCTACAAGCACAGCCACTTCATCCAGTATCCGCCCGGCGCCAAGTTCGTCTCCTCCTACATCGAGGCGCGCCGCGGCTCCGATAAGGATCAGATCCTGCAGTTCTTCGGGCTCCAGGCGTTCATCAAGGAATACCTGATGAAGCCGATCACCGATGACACGATCCAGGAGGCCCATTCGATCCTCGAGGGTCACGGTCTGCCCTTCAACGAGAGCGACTGGCTGACGATCGCCGACGAGCATCGCGGTTTCCTGCCGATCGAGATCCAGGCGCTGCCGGAAAGCTCGGTCGTTCCGCGTGGTGTGCCGCTGGTCCAGGTGCGCAACACCGATCCGCGCTTCCCGTGGCTGACGAGCTTCATCGAGACGGCGCTGCTGCGCGCAATCTGGTATCCGTCTTCCGTCGCGACGCTTTCCTTCATCACGAAGGCGGTCATCTATGACGCGCTGCGCCGCACGTCCGAAGATCCGGATGGGCAGGTGCTGTTCAAGCTGCACGACTTCGGCGCCCGCGGCGTTTCGTCCGGCGAGTCCGCTGGTATTGGTGGCGCCGCTCACCTGCTGAACTTCCGCGGCAGCGATACGGTCGAGGCGCTCGCCTTCATCAATCGCTTCTACTACCCGAGCGGTGTGCCCGGCTTCTCGATCCCGGCGTCCGAGCATTCGACCATGACGAGCTGGGGCAAGGACCGTGAGGCCGATGCCTACCGGAACATGCTGAAGGAGTTCGGACACGGGCTCTTCTCGATCGTCTCCGACAGCTACGACCTCTTCAACGCGGTCGACAACATCTTCGGCGACGAGCTGAGGAACGATATCCTCGCCCTCGAAGGCGCGCTGGTCGTTCGCCCGGATTCCGGTGATCCGATCGAGACCCCGATCGCTGTCGTCAAGAAGCTCTGGGATGCCTTCGGTGGCACGACCAACTCGAAGGGCTACAAGGTGCTCAACCCGAAGGTCCGCGTGATCCAGGGCGACGGCATGAACGGCTTGTCGATCGCGCGGCTTGTCACCCGCATGGTCGAGGAAGGCTTCTCGATCGACAACATCGCTTTCGGCATGGGCGGTGGGCTGCTGCAGGGCCACATGCGCGATGACATGCGCTTCGCCATGAAGGCCAATGCTATCGACTTCGGCAGCGGCTGGGTCGATGTCCAGAAGAAGCCGGCGACCGATCCCTTGAAGGCGTCGAAGGCTGGCAGGCAGGCCGTCATCTCCGACGCTTCCGGCAAGCTTATTGCGATCCGCGAGGATGCGCTGCCGCAGGACGGTCGCAACGAGCTGGAAGTCGTCTACAAGGACGGTCGCCAGTTCAACACCCTCTATTGGGAAGACCTGACGGCACACGCCCACATGCAGCTGGTGGACTTCTGCGACACCGTCATGAAGCGCACCGAGGAAGAGGAGGCAGCGGCTGCATAAGCCGCTCACTCCCTCCCGCACTCCGTCGCGTTCAGCGATATAAGTAATTCATTACTTAGCTAGAGAGGAAAGCTAATGCGTCCCGAAGATATCAACACCATCAACCCGGACGGCAAGGCGTTCAACGGCAACAAGGGCGCGCTCATCGTTGCTGTCGTGATCATCGCCGGCGTCCTGATGGGCCTCGCAGTCCATGTCGTGAAGGCGGCCTACAGCTGATGGCAAAGGCAATCGGCGTCTGCGTCATCGCAATCATCATCGCAATGGGCGTCGTCAAGGCGCTCGAACTGCTCCGCAAGCGCGCGGGCAACTCTGAAGGAGAGAAGAAGTAAATGGGTAAGTTGGGATTGATCCTGGGCGGTATCATCGCCTTTTTCGTCGTGTGCCTCTTGGGAGGCTCGTTCTATACGGTCGACGAAGGCGAGCGCGCCGTTGTCGTCAGCCAGGGCAAGATTGCCTCGATCGCCGGACCTGGCTTCCATTGGAAGAAGCCGTTCCTGGATGACGCTCATATCATCAGCGTCCGCACCCAGGCCGTCGAGTTCCCGGAAGAGCCGGTTTACACCGCCGATCGCCAGACGGCGACCGTGACCTTCTCGGTCAACTACGCGGCAGTTCCGGCTGACGCGGAAGTGACCACGCTCTATCGCGAATACCAGACGCTCGAAGGCTTCGAAAGCCGTGCGCTCAAGCGCCAGGTCCGCGAGCAGATCAAGAATGTCTTCGGCACGTTCACCGCTGACACCGCGATCCGCGAACGTGGGCGCTTGAACAACGAGGTCGCAAAGGCGATCGCCAACCTCGGCGCCGGATTGGTCAAGGTCGAAGGTTTGAACATCGAGAACATCAATTTCTCCGATGTTGTCGAAGCCGCGGCAGAGCAGCGTGCCCAGCAGGAAATGCTGGTCAATACGAAGGAGCAGCAGCGCCTGGTCGCCGTCAAGGAAGCAGCGATCGCCGTGACCCAGGCTCAGGCTCAGGCCGACAGCCAGCTCGCCGTCGCAAAGGCTAAGGCTGAAGCTGTTCGCTTGAACGGTGAAGCTGAAGCTGCGGCGATCAAGGCAAAGTCCGATGCTCTTGCTCAGTCACCGAACCTGGTCGAGCTGACGAAGGCCGAGCGCTGGGATGGTAAGTTGCCGACCCAGTTCGTTCCGGGCTCCGCAACGCCGTTCCTCAACATCAAGTAACCGCGGATCCCGCTTAAATATAGAAAAGGCGCCCCATTGGCGCCTTTTCTTGTTAGAACCGTCGAAGCCGGGAACGGGCGTTATGTTTCGAGAATGGTCTTGACCGCATCCAGTTTCCCGCTCACATTTTCCTTCACCTGGATCAGTGTGCCATAGTTCAATGGGTTGATCCCGTGTGAGCCTCCTGAACAATTCTCATGCATCATCGCCACCATCTTATCCAACCCGTCTTTCGCAGTGTCGATCTGTTTCGCAGCGTTTGGCGTCTTGCCTTTGGCTACGGCTACTCTTAGGTCGACGAGTTGCTTGTTGACTTCGTTGCTCCGTTTTACAAAAGCGTCATAGGCTTCCGGTGGCCGTCCGTTGGCGCCACCAGGGCAATTGTTGGTCATCAGCGCCACCATCGCCTGCGCTTGAGTGATTGCCTCTCCTAGGAGTCTGTCGATTGCGGAGTTCGTGTCGGCGAAAGAGACGCCCGCGGCCAGCGGATTGAGCAGAAGACCTGCACACAGCGTCGCTACAGTCGCGGACTGCCGCAAGCGAGCCGGAATTCTTCCGAAAGTGAACATTGTGGAATCTCCTCTCAATTTCGATTGCAAAAGCACTGGCCCGCCAGTGATGACAGGTCGATCAACTTAAAATTGACTTAAACGACTAGGGATTGCAAGCGTTAGAGTTGTTTATCTTTCGGAGTAATTCTTAGGGTAGTGTATGACCCGATGCAGATAGCCTGCCGACTTCCGAATAGACGTCTGCTATAAACGCAGAATCGAGAGCGAAAGCAGCAAGCGCCGAGACCAGCCGGCGCGCCCGTGAGGATGGGCCGCACGGGCGCAGGCGAGTGCCTCGCTCTTGATACGGAGGATTGCTATGTGGTGGCTACCATTTAGCGTCATGCTGCAGATACGAAAGACCCGGACGAGCTGGTCAATAACCGTCCGGGTCAATATCGTAGGATAGCATAAGAGCTGGCAGGAGGTTCGCGCTTCCTGTCAGCACTCCGGTTATATTATAGCATCAACGGCCATTTTCAAGCCGTCGATCGCCTCCCGCATTCCATTTTGCAATTTGTGATTATCACTCTGTCAGCAATACGACGGAGAAAAATATGTATTTTTACAGCGACACGTCGCCTAGAGGTCCATCTGATATCAATGTATGGAAGATGAATGGATCCAAATGCTATCTCACCCACTTCTCGAATTACCTGTTTCTAATGTTCGTTTCGAAGCGGGGCACGCGCGCCGAACGGGCATCAGTTGAAAAAGAGATCCTCGTTTGCGAGAAGAAGCTCGCCTTCTGGCAGCGGCATCCCCGATTTGACGCCGAATATGTTCAGAAGGAAAAGGAGAAGATGATCAAGGCTTGGCGTCAGGAGCCTGGCGCCGCCGCGGCAACTGCCTCGGGCACGATCGCGGCGCCGTAAAAGAGCGCCTCTTTGCCGACCTGGACCAGGTCGCTCTCTTTTTGATTGACGAAGTCGTCCTTGTTAAAAGGTAGACCGTTACCGACCATGTAGACTTCAATTGCGGAGATAATAGCGAGCCGGATTGCGCCGGCGTGCTGGACGAATTCCATATGCGTCATGCCTTTGTTCCTGTTACGTTCAATAGGATATAATTCCTACCCGCGAGGCATAGCGGTGGTCAACCGGATTCTTAATCAAGTTGTAAGGATCGAATTGCCTGCTGCTAACCAAGCAGCGAGCGTGTATATTTAAACGTGTGCAGATGCAACACTCGGGATCAAAAATCGATAGCTAGGTAGCTAATAGGCTTCCCAAAATCTGACTATTGAATTTGCTTAGACTTTACCTATTGGGCATTAGATTCCAATGGTTTCAGACATGCGTTTGCAGTCAGGAGCGCGTCATCAGCTAAGAAAATCAGTGGGTTCCTCCTTTTAGCTAGAACTCGCTTAAAACGAGTGCCCGAAAGTTTACCGAAATCCAACTAACAACGGGTATAAAATGCACCTTGCCTACCTCGCTGTCAGCGTCATCCTTCTAGGAGGCGTAAAGGAACCGGTTCCGCAAATCATCCCGCAGGGTTTTTACGACGAAAAGGGATGCGATCTGTGGAAGAGGAATATGGAAAGCGCCAAAGTGCCTTTCGTTGATCCGGGCTCGTCTCGGCCGGTTCTCTCCCGGCAGTTCGTCTGCCAGCCCGTCGACCTGGACGACCTGCAGAAAATGCTCGATCGCGCCCGCGGATAAACATATGGCCCGTCAAGCGGGCCATCGTCATTTCTGGTCTTTATCGTTTGGTGTCGATCGGAAAGATCTCTGCGCCGAGGAAGTAAGCCTCTCGCAGGAACTGATCCAGGTCGACTTCGCTCTGATCGAGGAATCTTGCAACATCGAATGTAAGTTGTTGGTCTTTAAAATGGGTTTCCACGGCATTCAATACTCGTGCCTTTAACCCAGTCAATTGCCCGTCAAACTCCGCCCTATTCATTGGTTTCTCACTTTCCATTTACGCGGATCGCTCTATCTACGACCTGCCCTATATCAGGACTTAAGTAAGGTCATACTGAATATTTACTCTTTATCAACCCTCAGTTTCGCCAAAATTTGCGTGAAAGGGTTAACGCGGAGCGTGTGCGCTTCCTTTCGGTTCCTGCTATAAATGATAGAGACTAAAGAAACTGACAAACGTTTAAATTGTCCAACCGGAGCGTCACATGACCAATATTTTCACCACTTCTAACCCGATCGATGCCGGCGCTGCGTTGATTGGCAAGGGCGATGTCGGCCTTATTCTGAAGGCCGACGGCAGCTGCCAGGCCCTGACCTTTGGCTATGACCGCGAGCGGCTGCTGCGGTCTGATGACGCACAGACCGACGAGGATCGCGCCATGCTCGAGCAGGGCAAGAAGCTGTTCGCCCTCGCGTTTGCTGCCGGCCACCCGAAGCTGCTCAAGGTATTGATGGATATAGCGTCTGACCCCGATGTAGTCGACTTCGACACCCTGACCGCAACGAAGACCTGCCACTGACGCAAATGGCTACGCCCTTCACCAATCGGCAGCGCCTTGAGTTCGCTGCCGCGGGCTTTCTGATGGAGATGCGCAAGCAATGGGCGCAACTCCATCCCGAGGATCCCTGCCCCATTAAAAATCTCGCCGACTACCCTGGAAACGAGCGGTCGGCGCTCATGTCGGCTGTTCAGAAGGCGATCCAGTATGCCGGGTCAGACACCGATGTTGCCTTTGCAGCCTGGGTTGCAAAGCGGGAAGAAGAGGCGGCGCGCACGACCTGATGTTCTCCCAAGTTTTTGTGCGCTATAACGTAAGTAAGCAATTACTTAGGAGACGCGAAAATGATCCTGCCTATGCTCATGAATATCGCTCTCGGCGCCGGAAAGCTCGAGGTCGAGGCCGATGCTAAGAACTATCGCCTTGTCACGCGCGCCTTCGGCACGACGATCACGCTCGCCAAGCTGGACAAGGAAGCGGTCTATCAGCTGACCCGCACGCCGGACATGCCGGCAACGCGCGACGAGGCGGCCAAGGCATTCGAGAAGCACCAGAAGGATGAGGGCAAGGCGCTGGCCGACGATCCGGTTCCGCTGCCTACCCCGCGCCCTGAGCGCCGCAAGCCGCAGCTCTCGATCATTCAAGGCGGTGCGGCATGAGCGCCCGCCTGGTCAAGAAGGTCATGGCCCTGGCGAAGGATAGGCATCACAAGCCCGTGGTCATCGGCATGCGTTCCGGGCGCACCTATGTCGGCGATCTGGTTAACGCCGACATCAGCAACGGCATCGTCGAGATCACGGTGAAGGACGGCGTCAGCAACAAGAGTTGGACCGCCCTAATCGACATCGACCTCATCGAAGCCGTCGAGCCGCGCTGGGAGATCACCTGATGACCGAGGAAGAAAAGAAAGTCCGTATCCGTGAGCTGAACGATGCGCTGCGCTTCCACGGCATCGTGCGCAACGGCAAGATCATCCTCACCGGTGATCTCGCCTATGAGACCGACGACGCCGAGAAGATGACCAAGATCATCAAGGCGCTGCGTGCCTTCAACGATTTCAATGAGGACAACGACCCGCACGGCGAGCACGATTGCGCCAAGTTCACCGTCGATGGCGAGGAGTTCATCTTCAAGGTCGACTATTACGCCTTGGATGAGGAGACCCTCTCGGAGCATCCGGAGGATCCCAACGTCACCATCAGGGTAATGTCGGTGTTCTACGCACGCGACTATTGACGACCGTCAGGAAGGCGCTCACTTCCGAGCGCACTCCTGCAAGTTCTGCGCTATAAACAATAAGTAAGAGCTTACTTAGAACACGGAGAAAGCAATGCCGCCCGACAACATACTCGATCACTTCGCCAGGTGCGCGAGCTTGGATCAGGAATTCCCCGGCACAATCCTCAAGCGCTGGTTCGAAGGCTCTCACGGCCACTCGACGACGCAGGAGCTGATCATCAAAGCCGATGACGGCAATACCTATCGCGTAACGATGGATCGTGTCTCAGCCGACGCCGTCGAGGAAGTCCTGAAGGACTCTCATCCGTCATGAAACGGCGGGTCAAGGTCGGCGATATCGAGGTCGGGGTCATGGATAACCCTAAGCCCGACCAAAACAATTGGATCGTCTACCGCTACCGGGCTCGAACCGACGAATACCTATCGAAGCAGGAAGCCCACAGCCAGACAAACGCGGAATACCTATTCACGCAGGTCGTCGGCCAGGAAGAGCTTCGACAGAAAAGGGCAGCAGCAGAGGCAGCTGTTGCCGAGAGCGACCCAGCGCTGGCTTTGCGCGGGCACTACCACGACCACCCTTTCTACGCGAGGTTCTGAGATGAGCGTCCAAAAGCGCAAGCGCGAACTCCTGCAGCTGGCGCGCGCGATATGCCCGAAAGCCACTATCGAGCATTCCGGCCATCACCTGCAGATCACTATTTTCGGGCCGAACGGCTCTCGCAAGGTCTTCTGCGCTTCAACGGCCGGCGACCATCGCGACACCAAGAACGTCAAGCGCGACCTTTTGGCCGCAGCCCGAGCGATCGGTTTGATCGCAAACCAGAACGAACCTCCCGCTTCCCAGCGCTGAGAGTTCTAAAATAAGCAACGTCTAATGAAAGAGGAACGGCAATGGGATACTCAATGACCGGCGAGAACAAAATCCAGATGGCGAAGGCTTTTGCCGTCGGCGCACACGGCGCGGTTGAGCAGGTTCGAAAATATACCGGCGAGCCCTACATCGTTCACCCGGCAGCCGTTGCCGCGATCGTCGAGACGGTGCCGACCCATACCTGGCAGATGCTGTGCTGCGCCTGGCTGCACGACACCGTCGAAGATACCGGCGTGAGCCTCGAGATGATCAAGGAATTGTTCGGGCGCGAAGTCGAGCAGGGCGTGTGGCATCTGACGAACGTCGCCAAGGAAGCCGGCAACCGCGCAACCCGCTTCAAGCTCAACCTGGAGCGCCTGGCCGTTGCGCCCAATTGGGTCAAGACGGTGAAATGCGCCGACCTCTACGACAACACCGGCTCGATTGTGAAGCACGACCCGAAGTTCGCCTCGGTTTATCTCAAGGAGAAGGCAGAGACGCTCGAGATCCTGCGCGGTGCTGACCAGATTCTCTGGGATATGACCTACGAGCAGCTCGGCAATGCCGCGCTCAGCCTGGGTGATGCTGCATGAACGGTCCCGTCAACATCTACGAAATCGAGACCCTGCCGGATGGGCATACCACCCTGCAGGTGATCTCCATCCGCGACACGCTGCAGGGCGAACAGTATTTCGTGCGCCTGGCCGATGGCGCCGACGACTACGAGGACACGCCTTTCGAGGACTATCCGCAAGCTTATGCCCACTATCGCAACACCTTGCGCACCCTCGGCATCAACGTGGCTTATTGCGCGCCGCAGGTCGAGTTTAGCTTTGCAGAGGAGAGCAAGAAGGCGAAGACCTGGGTCGATGTCTTCTACGACTTCCACAGCCAACTGTCGTATTGCAAGGCCGGGACCGAGCAGGCGACGGCTGTGCGCGACAAGTTCATGGCCGATCCTGAGTTCAAGGAGTTTGCCGCGGAGATCTTGGCCGAGGCCGGTGAAAAGGTCGACTGGATCCACGCGATCATTCGCACCACCTGCAGGCGGGTGCTGGCGAAGGAGCAGGTCGAGGCGAAACGAATGATCGAGGAGCAGTTAGGGTCACTGTCCACGTTCGGGGCTTTCTAGGGATCTTCGCGGCCGCACTCTGTCCTGCTCACACCCTACCGCACTCCAATGCAGCAACTGTTAAAACTTGAACATTCGCAAGTGAGCAATGCACAGGAGGACAGTCGCAATGGTGAACGTGCCGAATATCGAGCGCGTTATCGCATCGATCAAGGGTGAGCTGCCTGAGACGCGCGATCTGGGTTTCAACATGGCTGCCTATGTCTACCAGGCAGGCCGCAATCTCCCCGACCATTCCGGGCGAAACCTCTCCTGGGTCGCCTGCGTCGGCGGGCATGCCTACATCCTGGATGTCGGCTGCACCTACGAGCAGGCAAAGCATGAAGATCCGAACGAGATCGAGGAAATCGCCCAGCAGTATCTCGGGCTGAGCGACGAGCAGGCGAACGCCCTCTTCTTCGACCTGCCCATCGGATTGACGCTGGAATGGATACCCGTTTCCCACGTCATCGAGGTTCTGGAGCGTCTGGCGCGCACCGGTGAAGTTCTCTGGTTTGAAGGCGAGAGCCACGTCGCCGAAGCTGCATAGGAGGCAGTTTTGAAGGTCTATATCGCAGCCATCACTCACAAGCAGGGCATCAATCTCTATGCCGGCGCGACCAAGGCAGAGCTGCTCTCCCAGCTTGCCGACTATGTCCGCGAGCAAGGCGGCCCGATCGAATGGGCAGGCTCCTTTCAGCCGGCAAGCCAGGACGAAATCGACGCCATGAGCGACGAGAAGGTCGTGGAGCTCTATTTCGAGGGTCATCCGTCGGAGTTCATCGACGAGGATTCGTCCGAGATCTCCGAGTCGGTATGGATCGTTTCGAGCGCCGGTGGCGCTGCGACGAAGGTCGCCTGGGACGATTCCTACCGTCCGCAGGGCACGGCAATTTCCAGCCAGGAGAGGAAGCATTGAGCGATACACCCGAACCGACCAGCATTTGGACCCAGCTGAAGCTGGATCCTGACCTGGTGCCCTTCATCGTGCTCTCGCCGCGGGATATCAACCATCTGGCCGAGCTTGCTGCGTGCGCGGAGGATCCCGTTGCCTGGTTGACCGAAGAGCTGCACAAGCGCGGCCGGCACCGGAAGAATATACAGCAGGCATCCAGGACGCAGCGGATGGCTGAGGATCGTCGCCGGATCGTTGAGTCGACCGAGTGGCCGGGCTATCCAATCCTGCCGCTAAAGTCGCAGCCGTGGGTTACTGAGGCCAACAACGGCATCATGAAGTTCGGCTACATCAACGAGGCGAATCGGCTGATCGTCATGGACAAACCTGCCGGCAAGACCTTGAAGGTTTACGCCTCGCTCGATGAGCTGGTTGACGAATGGAGCGTCGACTGATGGCGCTAAGGGGCTGATTTAGCTAACGATTCAGCCCGACGCAACGTGAACGGTTTTAGCGAAATGTGATGATACCGCTCGCGCTATGTTTCCGCTAGTCTTGATTCGTTGGATTAAGCCGAACCTCCGGTGCATGCACGTTTCTGTGCATTGCCAGCAAGCGGAGGTAAGGCTTAAATTCAAGTGCCACCAGACTAGAAAGGAGCCGCTCTTGGCTATTATCTGGAAATGTTGTGTGGCAGCAGCGCTCGTGACAATCGGCATTCATTATATGTCGGAAGGCGTCGCGGTAATAAGAGAGGCCGTCTCGGGTAAACACCAAGACGGCCCTCACGATACGAAGAAGTAGCTGCTGCAACTTGGGGAAGGATGTGCCTGGTAAGCGCCTTCCCCACTTCTTCGATTAGAACGTTCTCGCATTTCCTACTGCATGTCAAATGGCGGCAGACGTTGTGTTCAGTAACGATTGAACACCAATTCGGCAGCGGCTTCTATCCTGAGTTCTTAGGAGGGCGTTTGAGGATTAGCCTGGAACATCTGGGCGGGCACCTGTCCTCACATTCCGGAGGTGATGCCGGTGATGAACTGGTCATCCATGCAGTCGGAAATCTGTCATGGTCCAAAACTTCCAAGCCAACACCTGTCGAAGCCGAGGAGTGAAAGGACGCAAAACCTCACAAAGCGTGAGTTGCTGACATACCAGAATGTCGCATAGTGGGTGAAATTCAAGCCGGGCTCAATATAAGTGCCCATCTTCCCCCAAAACTCCCTCTCAGGCACTTCCTGCCCACTTACTACTTTTCTACAGATGATTTCGCCATCCTGGTTCAGATACCAAAGTGAACTGCATAAGTATATGCCGCGTTGAAAGCGATCCACGACGAATGCCCTGGACACATAGCGGGATGCCCCATTACCACCGCCGAAACCGCCTACAGGAAAAATGTCATATCTCTGCGACTGAGAAAAACTCGGCGAGCTTGTAAAAATGCCGGCTATGATGAGAATGATTTTGAACAGGTTCATCTTAGCCCCTAAATATCGAAGCGTGTAGCCTGTTTCACCGTGGGAGTCCCAGGCCCGCGCTGCCGCGATAGAGGCGATGGCGCTTTTCATGGCAGTTCTTCCTTGGAAAGATTCAATGACGCCGCGATTATTACCACTAACGCGGGCGTGGAGAAATAAACACAATGGACTAAACCGGGGGTTATCATTGATAACCGGCAGTTATCGGTGGTTAGATGCTCATCTCTACACCGTGCCAGGCAGCGGAAGCGACGAGTCCAGACGCTTCCGTTAACCGTTTATTAACCCTACTTTTCAGCTAGTTAAGATCGGTCTCAGCGCAATACATCCGGGTTGTCGAGGTGCCGATCCAGCAGAATTCGACCGAGCGCCCCTGCGCTTGCGTGATCCAATAAACTTTACCACCTGTCGGTTTAATGCCTCCCTCCTCGGAGGCGAATACCGTCGATTGCCAGTTGATGTGCAGCCCATGAGCGTCAACCTGTTGACAAACGACCTCTGCGCTTTCGCGAGGCATCATGCCTCGGCATTGATAGAAGCTACGGTTGGTCAGGTCGAAAACGTCGGCATAAAAGCGCCCGACTTGCCCCATCATTTGCATTTGGTCGTGCGGAAAGATCCTGATCGAGCTGTCGGCTGATGCCGTCGTGACCAATCCGCTCCAAAGGGCCGTAGCGATTAGATGCATGCGCATTTACACCTCCTATTTCCGCTTGAACGCATGCAGCTTACCGCAAAGGGTGAAATTACAAAGACCTTGGTTTGAAACCGCGGCAGCGAGGCGAAGGGCGAACAATATAAGTAAGGATTTACTTATTATTTGGGCGAAGCTAGAATCGGGGTCTCTTAAACCGGACCTTTCTCATGAAGATCTTCGCCAAGGGCACTATGCTCGGCAACCCGCTCCTGTCGAGCGAGGTTGTTATTCCTGTCTTCACTGCCCCGACGATGCCTCCCTCTTATACCCAGCGATCGGGCGCGGACGAGAAGTGGGGCTTCCTCGACTTCATGGTGACGGACGCCGGCGCTGCGGTTAACTCCCCTGTCGGCCGCGTCCTCGTGACCAACGCGCCCTCGCCCAACGCACTCTACATCATGACCGGCGACACGGCCGGCCTGGCGATCGTGCCCGATACGGGCCTGATCTACGTGACCAATGGCTCGCTCCTGACGCCTAGCATTCGCACGATCACCGTCACCGCGGTCAACCTCGCCGGCAGCGCCAGCACGACGATCCGCATTGCGGTCGTGGGCACGGCCACCAACGTCATCTACATCGACCCGACGGCCGGCAATGACGGCAACACCGGCACCAAGCCCACGCAGGCGATCAAGACCTGGGCGGCCCGCACCTCGAAGGGCTCGGGCACCAAGACCTATGCCATTCGCCGCGGCACCGTGCTCGACGCTGCAATGGTGCTCGCAAACAACGAGACCGTCCGTTGTTATGGCGACCCCGCCCTGCCGGCGCCGAAGGTCATCACGACCACGGCGTTTGGTCTCTCCGGCACCGATCTCGCCGGCGCAACCGTCCAGGACGTGGATATCTCGGGCGGACAGCGCGCCGTCAACATCAGCCGCGGCACCAATTTCAAGGCGCTCCGCTGCGTGTTCCGGACGCCGACCGATGGCACCAACCGTCAGCCCTTCTATACCTCCCAGCTCACGGGCCTGGTGTTCCGGCACAATTGGGTGCCGGCCAATTCCTATGGCGACAACGTCTATTGCCGCGGGTTGAAGAACGCAGAGCTCGCCTACAATCTGCTGGAAACGCCGCTCGGCAGCACGGCCGACAATATGCAGATCACCTCTGAGCGCAACGTCCTCTACCCGTGCGCCGATGTCTGGATCCATCACAACACTATGGTCAACGTGGGCGGCACCTCGTCCAAGGGCAACTGCGTCATCGAGGGATGTGTGCGGGCGCTGGTCGAGAACAACGACTTCAGCGGGCTCTATTTCTGCATGTCCTCGGTCGCAACCTTCAACACCATCCGCAATAACCGGATGAGCAAGGCGACCTACAGCTCCAACTCCTTCACTATGGGCATCGGCTCGGCCTACGACACCGGTGAGCAGTCCTGGTATGACAATCGCCTGTCCAGTCCGGGCAACCGCGCTTTCTCGATCTCCGGCACCGGTGAGGCTTCAGGTGCTCCGCTCTGGTCCCGCTACGACTTGGAGATCAACGACAACATCGGCGAAGGCCATACGACCTTCTTCCATCAGAACCGCCTGATGTCCGGCTATTTCCAGTATAACGTCGGGCAGAACAACGTCTCCAATACGGTCTCTGGCGTCACGACGGTAGCGACGGGCGGCGATTACACGACCCGCACGGTCACGCCGAACTTCCTCAATGCCGGTCAGGGTCCGGTCTGTCTCGAGAAGGCTCGGATCACGGGCCTGGTCCAGGAAGGGCAGACGGTTACGGTCAGCGAGCCCGTATTCGCCGACGCCGTGTCGCTGCAGTATCAGTGGCGCCTGAACGGTAAGTATATCGCCGGCGCCACGGGCCAGAGCTTCTCGATCCCGGCAGGTTACGGCAGTCAGATCTCCGATCGCGTTCCGACCTTTGTCACGACCGGCTTTCCTGGCGGGGCGGCCGGCGAGCTGTCGTGCATCACCCGTGGCGTCGACGTTGCAGGCAACGTGATGATCGCCCCTGCCCTGTTTACCAACGACGAAGCCTATATGCCGATCGCTGCATAAGCCTCCGGGATCCTGCCGCACTCCAAAGTCGAATGAGCTAAAACTTAATCATCAAGAGCGAACGAGAAAGAACGCGAACGATGAAGACGCTCAGTCGGCTTTGAGGGTGGCTACCTCGACCGTAAATAGCCCGGCAATGGACAGAGCCGTTATCCCACATACGGTAGGCAGGCCGCTAAAATAGGAGATGGGCAGAGCACATAGAGCCCTACCTCCCGGCTGCTGATCCCGACTGTCGCCCCGCCGTAACGGTCAGCCTGGGTGAAAATCGCTCCTACCCCTATGCCTCGAATGGTCCGGTCCACCGGCCGCAGTCGTTGTCAGGGGATCTGCTTGAGTGTTCACGATCCGCTCCTAGAACCGTATCCCGCAGCCACGAGAGCTGTGATGACGCTGCGGAGCGCGATCAATGAACTCTCGGCTTAGCTACCTAGCTACATAGCCCGCTCACAACCTGCCGCACGCCAAGTGCGTCAGCGCTAAAACTCGTTCATCAACAATGACGCACACGAAAGGTCGAGCATGTCCAACACTGATCGCGGTCAGGAATTCCTCAAGGAGCTCCGCAAGGATAAGATTGAGGTTATCACCGAAACCGGTGAATATCGCCACTTCAAGCTGAACGGCGTCGAGATGCTCGAGTTCCTCGAGGACGGCTACACTCTCGCCATGTTCAATGACGCCATCTCGTCCACGCTCGGCTACCAGGCGCAGAGCCATCGCAACATCTACCGCCTGACGTTCCTGGCGACCTACGAAAAGAAGCTGTTCGACCGCATGAAGCGGGTTCAGAACCGCGTCGAGACCCATCCGTCCTACAAGGACACGATGGCAGTCGTCACTCTCCTGCGCGCAGCGGCCGAGCTGGTCGAGGAAGAACGGCGGAAGCGTTTTGACGACGGCGTTACGACCTTCGATGACCTGCCCTTCCTCTTTGCCGAGGACGAGCGCGTCACCTGGCTGAACCCCGACGAGATCCAGATCGCCGGCTACTACAAGAGCGCCGAAACCAAGCGCAGCTTCTTCGGCTCCTTCATGCAGTTCAACGTGGAAATGGTCGTTAAGATCAGTGAATCCATCTCGCGCGCCATGATCTCGGCGACCGTTCCGGAATTTGCGGGCACGGTCGAGATCGCCAAGCTGCCGATCACCAAGCTGGTTGCCGGTTCGCGGATCGAACGCGAACTGATCGACCGGGGTCAGTTGTTTGCCTCGGTCGCTGCCGGCCACGCCTACGTCGAATATACCGGCACGATCGTTAAGCCGTCCTTTTGGTCCGACACCGTGGTTCGCGCCGATGGCCGTGTCATGATCGACCCGGCGTCGATGGGTCGTATCGACAGCGAAGGCTATGAAAAGGCCAAGAAGCGCGTCATGCAGCAGAAGGGCTACCGTGACGACGACGAGTCCGAGGTCAAGATCGAGACGGTCGATGAGAAGGATCTGTTTGCCTGCTCGCCTTACGTTCTCGGCTTCTCCTTCCG